TCCATTTCCATTTCCATTTCCATTTCCATTTCCATTTCCATTTCCATTTCCATTTCCATTTCCATTTCCATTTCCATTTCCATTTCCATTTCCATTTCCATTTCCATTTCCATTTCCATTTCCATTTTCATTTCCATTTTCTTTATATATAAACTTTTTTTTGCGTTTTTATTTCATCAAAAGAAAATGAGTATCCATTAAGACCAAAGAAAAAAGTTCAAATAATATATCAATAACATAAACATATATCCAAAATGTTAGAACAAATTCAACAATTCTTTTCCGAAAATACAACTGTAGTTATTATGGCAGTAATTGCCTTAGTATCAATTGTAGCTTTTTTCCTACTACGTCGTAACACTGGTGTTGGTTCAGGACAACATCAAGTGCCTTATCCAACCCCTTCTCATGATATGGAAGGAATGGGAGAAGCTTGTGATATGTCTTCAGGAATGTGCCAACCTCAGGATAATATGCAACAGCAACAACAGAATCAACAACAAATGACTCCAGAACAAGAACAACAAATGATGATGATGCAACAGCAGATGATGCAACAGCAGATGATGGCTCAACAACAAGCAGAACAAGGAGGTGAACAAGGAGGTAATGGTGGAGAGCAAACTACAAATATGTAGATTTCATTTTTACATTTTAATTAAATTTCTATATATATAATAAATAATAAATAATATTATATAGACATGTCTAGAACAAAGAAACATAAAAATATAAAGAATAATCTAGATTTAGATCTTTCAGACTTTTTTAAGTCATCCAAAAGCAAATCAAAAACTAAAAAAAACAAAAAAACATATAATAAAGTGCAATATAAATCGAATCATAAATCAGTATCAAACTATGATACTGTTGTAGATACTAAGCTAGAAGCAGATTTCTATAAAAACTATAACCAAGATAAAACATTAGTTACACAAATAATTGACAGCTTCTATAGTTTAAATAGTCCAATAGCATCATATTTAATACATTATAATGATAAAATAAGTAAATCTCTTAATAGAAATTCTCTAAGTAATTTTAAATTATGTACTCCTTTTGCTTATGATAGTTTTAATAATTCATTTGATTATATAAATAAATCTTATGAAGAACAACAAACTGCAAAACAAAATGCAGGTATAAAAGGTAACGATTTACCACAATTAATAAAATATGCTACTGAAGATTTTACTAGAGGATTAGCCTATTTTCTTAATTTACGTTATCCAAAACTACCTGTGAGAGTAAGTAATACATTTGGAAAATTATGGGAAGTTTTACATAAATTTAAAATTATGGAAGGAAGTAATAAAAGTAATAATAAAAAATCATTTAAAGTATTTCATATTTGTGAAGCCCCTGGGCAAATGATTCTTACCGCCAAATATTTTGCTGAAACAAAGTATCCTAATATTACAAATTATGATTGGCGAGCAAATTCACTCAATCCTTATAATGCGGAAAACAAAGCCAAATACGGTAAAAAACCTTTTGGAGATGATTATGGAATTATTAAAAATAATCCGAAACAATGGTTATGGGGGGCTGATGATACCGGTGATATTACTAATGTTAGGAACATTAAATGGTTTATGAAATATATTAGAGATAAATGGCTTGATAAGAAAACAAATGAAAAGCTGGATTTTATAGTAGGTGATGGTGGATTAAATACAGATTTGCCTCCTGTATTATTACAAAAACTAGATTTAGCACAAGTAATTACAGTATTAGCTTGTAGTAGTATAGGAGGTTCTTGTTGTATAAAGCATTTTACACCATATATAGCGCGTCATAAGGGAACTTATGATGCGGGTGGCTTTTTTATGGGATTTATATACTTATATTATTCTTCTTTTGAAGAAACTACATTATTTAAACCATATACTAGCAATCCAGATAGTGGTGAATTTTATGTTGTTTGTAAAGGTTTCAAAGGTATTGAATCTGAACCATTAGAAAAGCTATTTGATATTCTAGATGGATTTACATTACATAGTGCTATTATTGAAAAAGAAAATATACCAGAAACATTTACAAAGCAAGTTAATACATTTATTGAGCTCATGAGTTCGATGAATACGATGGCTACAGAAAAGGTAAATATGTTAATAGAATGTTATAATAATATGAAATTAAATAATAAAAATAAATATAATAATAAGAAAAATATGAAATCAGATATAACTAATAAACTATTACAATGTGATAAATTTTTAAATTCAGATAATATTGAAACTATTCTTGTACCTAGATACAATCAATGGATTAAACTATATGAATTTGAATGAATAGATTATATTAAATAGTAAATTGTTAATCTTAATATTTCTTAAGTCTATAACTATGGTCAAAAGCTATAATATGTGTATATTTTTCTCCATTTTTTTCAAATTTAATTGAAATATCTTGATTGTAAGGAGGACCAATTGCTTCTTTCGATATTACTTTACCTAGATATTCTATATTATCTCTAATACGTCTTTCATATTCAAAACCAATTTTCCAATCATCATAATAAATATGACCAAATCCATCATCTTTATTAGCCATATTGTATTGTTTTATTTACAATATTTTATTTTATAATGATTTATATTTATATTTATTATCTTTTATTTATAAATTTCAATTTTTTATATAATATCTTTTCAATTTTTTATATACTTTTATTATTTTTATTATTATTAATAATATTTATCTAAAAATTAAAACTTAAAGTGTATCTAGATACACAATATAATAAAATGTTATAAACAAAAATGCTTTCAATATATAAAATTACTTATGATAAATATCTAATTATATCTGGATTACTAATCGTTAATGGATTACTAAGTGCTTTAACAATAATATATAGAGATTATTGGTATGTGTTTATTATAATATTGTGTCTAGCATCACTAATTAATTCAATCAATGTAGTTTTAATAATATTTAATTATTTAAGAAAGAAAATTGTTAAAAATAAAAATGGTAATATGAATGATAATAAAAATGATAACGATAATGATAAGAATGTTGAAAATAGTAAATGTAAATATATTTATGTTTTACCATGTTATAATGAAACCGAAAAAGAACTAAAGAACACTATTGAATCAATATATTCTCAATCTAAAGTGGAACAGCATGAAAAAATATTAACAATAATTTGTGATGGTAAGATTGATAGGAAAATTGATAGGAAAATTGATAGGAAACAGGAAGCAATAGATAATGCACCTACTAAGCGCACTGATGAAATATTAATTGATGTAATATTTAAAGATTATATAACCGAAACTCATATATTAAAAAAAGCATATAAAATTTGGAATAATGAATGGAATGATATTGATATATATACTGGTAAATATAGAGAAATGAAATTTATTATTATTATAAAACCTTTAAATATTGGAAAACGAGATAGTTTAACATTAATTAGACGTATGTGTTATTATTATAATTATAGTATTAATATTACAAATAATGATGCTGTATTTATAGATTATATTAACTGGTTCTCACCTGAATTAATTATAATAATAGAGTCGCTTTTTAACTGTAATACTATAAATTTTCAAGCTTATGATAGTAATGATACTAATAGTATTCGTGATAGTTCTAATAATTATATTGAGACGGAGACGGAGACTGATAATATTGTAAATTCTTCTGAAATACAACCTGTATATTTAATTGACAATGGAACAGGATTTGAGAAATCCAGTGAGCAAAATAACAATACTAAAAACAAGGGAGATCGAGACAGCTTTTTAGAAAAAAGCCGTGCCAAAAACAAGGGAGCTCGAGGGGCTGAAGCCCTCGTAACTGAAGCCCTCGTAACATATATTATAGGAACCGATGCGGATACTATTCTAGATAATGATTGTTCTAGAGCATTAATAGAGAAAATTACAAATGAAGATTCAAATACAGTAGCTGTTGTAGGTATTGTTGATATTGTTAAAAAGTGGAATCCTTTAGTGATCTATCAGTATTTTGAATATTTATACTCTCAGTGTTTAAAGCGCTACGCCCAATCTAACATTACACATAAAGTTAGTTGTCTATCTGGATGTGTGCAACTAATTAAGGTTTGTAAAGAAACATGTGGAAACAAGATTTTAAATAAATTTAATTACTTACCAAATGAAACCGAAAATATTTTACATCATATTAGGAGCTATGCGAGTGAAGATCGAAATCACGTTTGTCTAATGTTTAGTATGTATCCTTATGTAAAAACGGTTCAATCTCTAGAAGCAATATCATATACTAATGTTCCAAATACATTTATGAAATTTATTAGACAACGTAAAAGATGGAGTGCTGGTGCTTCTGTTAATGATATATTATTAGTTGTAAATGAAAAACACAACAAATGGGAACGAATACAGGCATTTGTAAATGTACTGATGTTTTGTTTAGCAATATTTGTATATATTGCAACAATAATATTTTTAATCGCGATAATAAATAGCCCTACATATTTAATGCTGTATCTATCAATAATTATGTTATTACCTATTTTATATTCATTATATATACCAATTGGAATTTATAATGATGGTATGAATAATAAAAATTATTATTTTAATATGATTTATTATTGGATTGGATTTATATTATTCTATACTCTGGGTCCTTGTATAAGTTTAATAGTAAATATATATACATTTTATAATTTAGATGATCTAAATTGGAATGGAAGACGTAAATATAAAAGTTATGGTAATAATATTAGTAATAATATTAGAATTGATACTAGCTACCCTGATACTGAAATTGATACTGAAATTGATACTGAAGCTGATACTGAAGCTGATATTAATACATCAAAAAAAGGCTTTGATTATACTAAAAAAATTAAATTTAGGAAAGGGTTTTTAATATGTAGTTTAAAATATTTGAAAGAAGAAGAGAATGAATCTATTGAAGATGGTGTAATTAAAAATGATTTCGCTAAAGATGATTTATCTAAAGATAATTCAATATATGATAATATGCCTATAATAAATATTCCTCTAAAACCTATTAGTCCACTAAATAGACCAATTAGTTCACATATATTAAATCTAAGCGAAATAGAAAATTATAAACATAATAAAAATAATAATAAAAATAGAAATGTAAGTATATATATTGATAGACAAATTGATAGGAAAAATAAACAAAATTTTTCATTATTACTTGATGAACTAAAATCAAAAACATTAATAAAATTATTAAAGCCAACAATGTCTAGTTCTAGTAAGTTAGAATCACCAACACTGGAACAACCAGATATAGATGTAAATCAAATGTGGGATTCTAGAAGCATTTAGAAGTATATAGTATAAAATCAAAAATTTTTAAATATATTAAAAGTAATAATAGTAATAGTAATAAAAAATTATAATAGATATATGGAATGTATTCAATAGGAATCATAGGAGTAGGTGTTTTAGGTAAAGCCTTATTGGAAACATTTGAAATATTAAATAAAAAGAATAATAATGATACTAATTTAATAATCAAATCATATGATAAATATAATGACAAGTATATTGGCGCACCAAAATGTAATTGTGTAGAAGAAATGATTGATTGTGATATAATATTCTTATGTTTGCCTACTGAATTTTGTAATATAAAAAAAGAATATGACAAGACTGAAATTTATTTAGTATGTGCTAAATTAGAAGAGCTGAATTATAGTGGAATTGTAATACTTAAAAGTACAGTTGAACCTAAAACAACAACACATATGTCTAATTTATATTCAAACTTAAATATAGTTCATAATCCTGAATTTCTAACTGCTAGAACTGCTACAGAAGATTATATTAATCAAAAACATATTGTTTTGGGTTTTGTTAATGAATATAAATATAATAATAATAATTTTGGAGATAAAGAAAACATAATATTGTATCTAGATACATTTTTTAAATTATACTTTCCTTCTGCAAAGATTTCAATATGTTCTAGTGATGAAAGTGAAAGTATGAAATTGTTCTGTAATTCTTTTTATGCTACTAAAATACAGTTTTTTACAGAAATTAAACTACTGTGTGATAGTTTAGGAATCGAATATAATAATATTAGGTCTTTAATGCTAAATAATGAATGGATAAATCCAATGCACACAATCATTCCAGGACCCGATGGAAATATTTCATATGGTGGTAAATGTTTTCCTAAAGATATTGGAGCATTAAGAGAAGTATTTGAAAAAATGGAAGTATCACATAAAGTTATAGATGCTGTTATTACTGAGAATAAGGAGATGAGACAATGAGGTGATGTGATATGAGGTGATTATTTTGTAGGATTTTTAATGAGAGTTTATTATTTTTAATTTTTTTATAAAATTGAATTAATTTGAATATAAAGTAATTAACTATATAAAACATAACAACATATGAAATGGGTACATCATTTACACACTATAGTCCATTTAGCGATGAAGATGGACTCGATTTACAAACACGATTTGCAACTAAAATAAACAGTATTGACGATAATGCTAGAAATCTTTATTGTATATTTATCAGTGATGATAAATGTCATAAATTTAAAATTAATGGGACAAAAGAGCCTATAGAAATGAAAGACTATACACCATTAAAATTATTTAAATATATCTTTGGTAATATATTTAAAAACTATATTGATAGTCCTGAATATAAAAATATGTCCGAAGCAGAATTAGAGCAAATATGTAATGATTTTGCCGAACATTTAAAAACTACATCTAATGTTAAAATTATTGATGCTTTGGATGTGGAAAGGGAGCGATTTATTGTGAAATTTCCAAATAATGCTTTTGCAAAATATACAGACCATTCAAAATTATTATTTTCTAGGATAATAGATGCAGACACGAGGGAAACAATGTATATGTATTTTCCTATTCAAATTGTGGAAGAAGCAGATTCGAAAAGATATGATGTAGTTTTAAAATACAGAGAAAAACGAAACATATCAATAATAGGTTTTAATCCTTTTGATGATAATGGTGTTGCTGATGATTGTATGATTGATGATATGACACAATTTGCCAATGCTATTTTAACCGATTTGAAAAATTCTTGTATATTACATATATCACATATTAGCAAAAATAAAATATGTATTGAGTTTATTGGAGAAAAAGCAGCATTTGAATATATACAAACACCTCAAGAATTTTATAGAATTATATTTGGTGAAATGTTTAAAGATTATATTACAGATGAAAATTATAAAAATATGACTGATGATGAACTAGAAAATATATGTAATGATTTTGCATTATATTTGGAATATTTCAAGACTACTACAATTGACGGTGAAAATTGTAAAGATGATAAAGATGATAAAGATGATGAAGATTGTAAAGATAATAAATATGATGACTGTAATAAAGACATCAATACCGACATCAATAAAGATATAAATGCCGAAACATATGCATTTCATACACTTTTTCCTAATAATGGATTTTCAAAGTGTATACGCGAAAAATATAAAACATATATACCAAAATATATGTGTAAAATAATAGGTATAAAAAAAGATAATTTAATAACAAAAGTAAAGTATCATTATTTACCATTAGCAATTATATCTAATGATAAAACTTATAATGTGCTAATAGAATATAATTAATTATTGTATAATTAGACATGTTTAGATAAAAATGAGTGTAAAAAATAAAGATATTAATTTAACAAATTTAAATATTTAATTTTTTTAATTTTTAAATTTTTTAATTTAATTAATTTACAATTTTAGAAACTTAAAAAAAATATATTATTATATATTAAGATAAACTTTCTACTATTTATTATCTTCCATAAATGTATTTTTATACAAATATGTATTATAACACTATAATTTCTCTATTCTAAGGTATAAAACCGAAAACATAATGAGTGAGGAATTTAGTATATATTTTTTTAGTCAATACCTTGCATATTCTTGTGCAATCTATCATTATTAAATGATATTATAGGTTTTATTATTATAAAATATATATTAAAATAGTATAAAAATAAAGTCTTTAACCGTTATTAATAACCGTCAAATAAAGACAAGCCCTTAAATGGGTCATTTAGAAACATGTTAAGATAAAATAATAAAATCCATATTGCATCAAGTCAATTCACTGGTTTTTTATCTAAACATGCCTAATTATTGTATAATGAAAAAATTGAATTTAAAGCTAAATTTTTATTTTTTATAATATATATTATAGTGGATAATTCAATATTCTATATATAAAAATGGCAGAAGATATAAATATTATTAATTGTATCATATGTTTGGATGATATAGAACCAAGAAAATATATGATATTAAAGTGTTGCGCTAGACCAGATATCGGCGAATGTAAAAAAGTATGTTATCAATGTATTTCGCTATTATATATTGAAAATAAAAAGAAAATAGCTTTGAATACTGAGTATAAAATAAAGTGTCCTCATTGTAATCAAATAGCATCATTAGAATTTATAGATAATATGAAATATATATATATGCAAATATTTACAGATGATGATAGAGGGCAATTAGAAACTTTATATAAAAACATTCACGAATCACATCAAAACACGGAAATAGAAGACCAGAGGATCCAACAAGAAAGAGCTATATTTGAAATAGAAACATATAAAAATTATATAAGACTATGTAAGGAACACTCTAAAAAAGAACGTATTAATAAACAAAGAATAGAAGCTAAAATTAGACATTTTGGCGAACTAATGAAAAAAGATAATAAATATGATGATACTTTTATAGATAATTTAATTATTAAAGATAAAATGACAAATACAGAAATTTTAAAAGTTTGCGAACAAGCACAAAACATTAAGAAACACAATCCTAAAATATTTAATAAAAAATCAAATAAGATGTTATGTGATTATTATGATGACTTTTATTATAATGATGATTACATTGATTATTAAATATATTTGATATGTTTGATATATTTGATATGTTTTATATGATTTATTTTTTAGTATGTTTTATTTATTAGTATGTTTTATTTATTTTATATAAAAAATTGAAATTTAATTAATAAAAATTAAAAATTATAAAAAAACTATTAAACTATAAATTTAGTTTTGTTCTAAAAAATGGCTGAAAGTTCAGATTTAGCAGCACCACTACAAATGTTAGCAATCAAAGGTTCTACCACAGATGCTACTAAAGATGTTACTAGAGATGTTATTACTCGCAAAAAATATATTTGGGAGGAAGAGGAAGATGGTGAGAAGGCAAATAGTCCTATATCGTGCAAAGATTTATTACGCTATATTAAAAAAGCTTTATATCTTGATATGAAAAAAATAGCTGACAAAATAGTTTCTTTAGGAGCAATAATATTTGGAGGCTATCCTCGTGATAGTATTCTAAAAAATTATTATAATGATATGTTTTATAAATTTTGTCAAGAATATCCTAATCCAATTGATATTTTCAAAAAAGAATATAATAATAAAAAATGTCATCCCGAAAGCTATGAAGGTAGAAATACATTACCAAAAGATATAGACTGCTTTGTTTCTAAAAGTGTTTTTAATAAAATAAAAGAAATGTTACAAGCAAATTATTATGTTAAATGGAAAAAAGATAATGTATCTGTAGCTTATTTTAAATCTATTCCTGATATATATAAGGATAAATTAGTACATTCTTCTTGTATAATAAGACCAAATATATGTACTACTATTTCTAGTATATTACATTTACTGTCTAATTTTGAAACAGTAAGTTTAATTAAATCTAGTTATGTTTATGAAATAGATTTTATAGTTTATCAAGATGATAATCCTGTAACATTTATTGATTTTATTACTCCTGGACTAGATTGTGTAGCAAATAGTATATATATGTTAAAAGATATTGATGATGCTCATCATAGTGATATTGTGTTTAAAACCGTTATAAAACAAAAACACTTTAGTTCAGCTTTAATTAATCCGATAAATTATTTAAAGTTGCGAATGGAAGATTTAGAATTTGTAATGAAACAAATATATTGTAAAGAAACAGATATTGCTAATTATAATATTGATACACATAGAATTGATAAACTTGTTAATAAAGGATGGAAACTTTCATTTAAAGAGCTAATATTTAAATATAAAAATCATAGTGATTTAAATACTTATCTTGAAAATTTTATTCCAAACTCTGATGATGAGTGTATAATTTGCCGCGCAAATTTTAAAGAAGGAGATGAAGATATAACTGGAATTGCTGTAAGAAATACTAAATGTGAATGCAAAATTGGATATCATTTAGTATGTTATGCTACATATCATTTACAGATGACTTCTCATCAGGAACATTTTGTAAACTGTGCACAATGTAGGCGCAAAATTTCATTATATACTGAGGAAATGGATATTTTATTTACTAATATTATATATTATAATACTATTCGCAAAAAATATATTTCTACCGGTTCCATACTTTAGTTTAAGAATAATTTTCATAATTATGCTTTGAATAAATAATCGTATATAAATTTTTTATTTTCTATCTTAATATTAGCAAACCAAATTGTAAAATGGTAATACAAAATAGTAATAGTAGTAGTAATAATAATAATATTGGTAATACTATTAATGAAACTAATTTTAATAAAAAACAATTTTGGACTTATGAAAGGTTTTATGAAAAAGGTCATAGAGGAGGAGGTAAAGGGAAAAAAACTACAAAAACTACAAAAACTACAAAATCTAAACACTCTAAATCTACAACAAAGAAAAAGATGTTTCATTTAGTAGATAATAAAGTTGCTACAGATAAGACCCTAGTTAAACGTCTAGAATCAATATACATACCACCAGCATATAATAATATAGTTGTAGCTAAATCAGCCAGTAATAAAATACAGGCTATTGGCACAGATGACAGAGGTCGGCGCCAATATGTATATAATCATAAGTATACACAAAAACGTAATGACCGAAAATATGATTTTATTGTTCCTTTAGGTAAAAAAATTATTCAAATTGAAAGAGATAATGATAAAATGTTAACTGAATTACATAAAAAGGCTTATGATACTTGGTCTTTACCAAATGATTATATTCCTATAATTATTTATATGTTGAGAACTTATCATTTTCGCATAGGAAATGAGAAATATGCTATTGAAAATAATTCATATGGTATTACAACATTAAAAAAAGAACATATTAAATTTGATTCTTCTGGTAAGAAAATTACTATTGAATTTATAGGTAAAAAAGGGGTATTGAATAAGTTTAGTGATGATAATTCAATTATTATTGATTTATTAAAAATATTATGTGAAAACGCAGATGCAGATGGATTTTTATTTAAATATAATCATAACGAACATAAACAATTAATAACTCCAGAACATATTCATTATTTTTTTCAAGATAAATATAAATCAGAAATTACACCTAAAATGTTTAGAACTTGGTATGGTAATTATCATATGTTAGAGCACTTACATGATTTATTTAAAGAAGGAAAATTAAAACAGGAAATGACAAAAGGAGAAATTAATAAGATTATTACAGGGTGTGGAGAACATGTTTCTAGTAAACTAAATAATACTCCTACTGTTAGCAAACAATCATATATAGATAATAAGATTCTAGATCTTGTTAAAAAAAATCCATACACATTGGCTAGTAAAATACCAGGAAGTAGAGAAGGACAACATCGTTTTTTAGCAAACATTATTCATAATTTGAGACATAAGGAAAAATGAGGGGGAAAATCAATTTATTGAATAGCTTTACCAATATATTGCGCAATAGAATTTATTTGAGTATCTTTATATTCCCATTTACTGCCTCCAATTTTTACATTAATTAAATCTCCTTTTTTTAATTCATTATATTCGGAATTACCTACATGATGATGTTTAAATAGATATATTTCTAATGGAGAATTATTAGACAATTCATTAATATAACAAATTACTTGTGATTTATCAATACTACCTACATAACACTGAATAACTTGTCCAATTACTGGATTACACACCTCAGCTGTAAATTTAATTTTATATGTCGTCATTCCATCAAAACTCGCATTATTAATCATACCTAATGATCGCGTTTGTATATTAATACTATCGTGAATTACATAACCAACTTTAAGACACTTACCTTCAACTTTTTTTTTTAATTTTATTAAAATGATATCTTCAATCTTATTATTTAAATCCATTGGTCTTAAATAAATATATTCTTCTAATAAAATAGTTTTATATAATTCATTATTTATATTTTTTACGTTTTTTATTTTATTATTATAATTATCATCAATAGATTCCTGGTTAATTTGTTTTTTATCCATTTTACTATTTTATTGTTTATATTAAAATAATATATATTTTTGTTTAATAAAAACTTATATTTATTATTATGTATTTGTATTATTATTATGTATTTGTATTATTATTATGTATTTATGTTTATATTTATATAAAATCAATTTTATGTTTGTAAATATTAGATATTAGATATTAGATATTTTTTATACTTTAACTACCAGACTCGAATAATATATAATATTCTTCTGGACTATAATACCATTTTTTTCCATCTTTCTTAATTATATCATTTCGTTTCATTAATATTTCAATATCATTACATAAAACTCTAATACTATAATTTGCATGTGGTGATCTTAATACCTTATCATCTAGTTTATTTAAATTTTTTTTAATTTCTGTTGTTTTTTTAGTTTTACATGTTATACCTTTAACTGATTTTTTTTCACCCTTTGATATAATATCTGTAACTTTAAATACTGGTGGTAAATTATGTTTTTCATATTTTAAAAATCCATATAATTTATTATTTGGTGTTTTATTAAGAATAGAAAATCTATGTTCAACAACCTTTTTTAAATTACCCTGATTCTTTTCAAATTTTTTATCGGTAGTAAAATAAAATAATTCTAATTTATTGTCATTTTGAATAATGAAACCATAAATATTATTTTTAGAATCTGAATCTGATTTATAATCTGGAAATATATCATTCATAAAAACAATATATTTTTTAATACTATTCTCTATTTTTTTTTCATTATTACTTAGAGCTTTATTATTTATATATTTTTCTAAGAATGTTTTTATTATAATAAGTTTATAAGAATATATTAATTTATTAATCACCAATTCTATTATTTCATCAAGTTTTACTTTAATATTAAAAATAAATTCTTTATATGTTCCATAATATATTTTTTCAGATATATCAATAATATTATTATCAAGAATATTATTATAATTTAATGTCTCCTCTTGTACCAAACGTTTATAGTCATCATCTAATTTAGTAATATAACTTTTTAAATCAATTTCAGAAATAAGATCATTTGGTACTTTCACATGTTGCTTTTGTATTGATATATTTGGTTCTAAATTTTTTTCTGGAATAACACGTAAATATTCACCCGACACAACTATCTTACCTTTACGACCAAATTTATCAGTAATAATTATATTCATATTAATAATATCTTGAATTGCTCTAGAGAATGCTTCTTCATCTTCCCATTCGGTTTGATTATCGATTTGATTATTGTTGTTGCTATTTTTAGATATTTTAGATATTTTACTTACTTGTAAAATTGGTTTTATATAGGATTTTTCATCAAGAGTTCCACTCATAAATTTCTTTAAATACTCTTTTAAATTATCAATCTTAATATTAAAAGATGATTTCATTAATTGAATAATTAAATTACGAAATTCATCAACATCTTTATCAAAATTAAATCTCATAACTGGAAATTTTGAATTATCCACATTTTTATTACTATTATTACTGTCATTATCACTATCATTATCACTATCACTATCATTATCATTATTTCCAGTACATTTAAAATTACAATCTTTCATATAAAAACAACTGCGAGAATATTCTACATCTGCTAGTGATATTTTAATATTTTTATTATTAGATGTTTTAAGAGGTATTAAATGATTATAATGTTCTTTATCATATAAATTTGCATCTTTATTTAATTCACAATCAAATGCATTTTCTTTTAAAATCTTTTCGACAACACCAGCTTTAATTGCTTTATCTTCACAAATTTTATACATTTTTAAATCGTATGATTCCCTATCAGGTAATGTAGAAGCATATTGATATACAGTTACATTACGTTCTTGAGGTGGTAAATGTAAATGACTTCCTGTTCTAATTACCCGCCCAATTGTTTGTTCCGTTAGATTAATATTATGCCATGGATCTAGAATATGAACCTCACGATAACCAAATAAATTTAATCCTTCACTAGCTTTACTAGTTCCAATAAAAACTTTTACTGATTTTTCATTAATCATATTACGTCCTTTATTTAAATATTCCTGCGCATATAAAGATAATGATTGATTTCCAGTATATATTATGTAATCACCTCTGTATGTATTATCTTTATATGAATTTTCTAAAAGAGGTGTTCCGTGTTGTTTATATCTTTTAAAACCATTCATTTCGAGGGCAAATGCCAATGGAATTATACCAGAACCACTAAAAAAAGAATATATAAATACTGGTCCATTACTAACTAATACTCTTTCAATAACTTTAGCAATTTTAGAACCCCATTTTGCTATTTCAGGAAGTTTAAAACGTTTTCCATAATTTGAATCATTAAATTCATATGTTAATTTGCCGTGTGTTTTCGTAGCTACCTGTTTAAGTCCAATATCACCAACAGATAATTTAATATTTTTATTACATTCATCTAAAGATTGATAAATAAAATTGCTTAATTGTCTTTCAAATAAATAAGCAACTTCTTTAGGTAAATCAATGCGATATGATGACGATTTGTGAGATGACGATTTGTGAGATGACGATTTGTGGGATGACGATTTGTGGGATGACGATTTGTGGGATGACGATTTGTGGGATGACGATTTGTGGGATGACGATTTGTGAGACGATTTGTGATAAGAAGATTTCTTTGATGTTTTACTAATATCTATATCTTCATCATCACTTAAACTAGTATCAAATAAGGGATTAATATGTTCTAATTCATCTAATTTGTTTACATCTATTTCTGGAATAACATCATTCTTTATATGATAGTTAAATAATTCTAGTTGTGATTCTTTCATAGGACAATCAACTAATTCTAAATGTTTAATATGATCTTCTTTATCTAATCGTTTACCAAAAATATCTAATTTTGGATATTGTTTAAGATTTAGCATTTCATTTGGAATATTATATTTAGCAGAAAGTCTAATTGGAAATTCAAAAGGATTTGAGCCACGTAAAAAACTAATATATCCTCTAGTATTTTCTTCTAGTATCTGAAGTCCTCCAGGATTTAAATTTCCATCATTATCAAAAACATCACTTTCTTTCATTACTGGACGTTTATCATTTAACAGAAAATAATTTATAATACTGATAATATTTTGAGGTTTATCATAAATAGGTGTAGCTGTTAGAAATATTAATCGCAAATTTGATGAATATTTCAACACCATATCTAAAACTGGGGGTACTATTTTATCAAATTTATCAACTTTATTATTATAACGTAAATCATGTGCTTCATCAACCACAATTACAGCATTATCAAACATATTTGAAATTATTTTACGTATTTTATCTTCTTTATCTTTTGTATTTTCAATTCCTTTGGTTTTCATATCTATTTCTTTATTAACTTTATTAGCCCAAGTTTGAGAACCACTAAATTCATATATTTTTCTAATGTCTTTATCAACTTTACTTTTTAATTGTTCACAACTATAATCATTTCCCGTTTCACATTTTTCAATTAAACTGCTATGATCTGGATTTTGTAAATAAGTATCACCAGTACATTGATATAATGGTTTTTTATCTTTAATAACATTAACATTAAAAATTTGTCTCTCTAATTCATCTGGACGAATAACATATATTTTTGTATCAGAGTTTTTAGTTATAGTTTTAAGTGATTCTGCTATTGTAATTGCGGTACATGTTTTTCCAACACCCATTTCATGGTATATTAAAAGACTACGATATGGTGTGTATGGAGACATAAAATTACGAAGCAGTTTTTGTGTGGGTTTTAGAATATAAATATTAGCATTTGTCTTTTTTAAATCATCTGACATAGTTTTATTTGTTTCAAATGCTTTATATAGCTCGGCAAGTTTTTTTGTATTTGTAGTTAATTTATATTTTTTAAATATTTTATGTGTTGCTACTTTTTTACTAAAATTGGGCTTTAATATTGATGGATAATATTTAGTATATATGTTATTTGGTTCATTTTTAGCTTTGGTTTTAATATCTGATTTATAATTTGATTTAACATTTGTTTTAACATTTGTTTTAACATTTGTTTTAACATTTGATTTAACATTTGATTTTTTTCTACTTATTATAATTTTTTTTGTTCTAGGAACCATTCTATTTTATATATTTAGTATTAGATTAGATATTTTATATTAGATATATTTATATTATATAGAAATTTATTCATTCATATTATTTGAAAGTTTTATTTATATAAAAATGAAAATAATATAGAAACAATAAAATTAAATAATGAATTATTCAATACAGAAGAAATTACTTAAATTATTAGGTGTTATGATTGAAGGAAATATTATCGGATTTCCTTGCGAACTATTAATTAATGCGTTGGGTTTACAATTTATTGATAAATTTCCTTTTTTATCAGTATGGCAATTAGATATATTTATCTTTAAAGTTGCACCTTCACAAGGACCACATTTTACAGATTTACCATCAAATTTCATATAATTATTTGAAAACTTTGGGTCGATATCACTCAAGTTCATAGTACAAGTAAAATAGTCAAATGGTTCTTTAATTGAATTTGTTGTATTTGATGTATATTGTAAGTTTTTGGATGTAAAAGTTGATTTATAGTAGTTTAAGGTGGTTATGGATAAAATACAGAGGATACATATAATAAATGTTATTGTTAATACTGTTGTTAATACAGATGATTGCTTTTTATTTATCATTTTAAAATTTATTATTATTAGTATTATTATTAGTGTTATTATTATTTTGTAATATTTTTAATTATTTCATTAGCAATTTTTAATTCTTTTTCTCTTTCACTTTCAGATTTTCTATTCCAAGCTTTAACCAATCCATTATAATATGTTTTACTTAGTTTTACATTATTTCTATCTATAAAATGATGTAATAATGAGTTCCATTTAACATTCCACGAAATAGAATTATTAGAATTACTAGATGATTCTTTTTTATAATTACTCATTTTCATAATATAACCATCTCCTGAAATATATGGTTTTCTCATTGTAAGACCACCATCAGCCCATAAAGTCATACTATATACATTACCTATCATCACCCAATCATAACTATCCAATGAAAACTCCATAAACCATTTATATACATCATCTGGATGAATACCCACTAAATTCATAATATTTCCTATTACCATTAAACGCAAAATATGATGAATATATCCATCATTAATAGCCATTTTTATTGCATCATCAACTGGTTTTATTTGCGTTGTTCCATTATACCAATGTTCCGTTAATCTTCTATCATTTCCAAAATGATTACTAGACCTTATTTTTTCTCCCGCATACTTATATATATATCGCTGATATTCGCGCCACCCAATAACTTGTCTAATAAATCCTTCATAATTTTCAATACCAATTTTGGCAGTATTACTTTTTGTTTTATAGTATTTAGAAACCGTTTCAATTACTTGATTTGGTGTAAGTAATCCAATATTAAGCATTGGTGATATACAAGAATGAAATAGAAAATTGCGCGGTTTTGGATTTCCGGCATCAATGCTATCTTCATATTTTCCAAATTGTGAAAATCTAATTTTACAAAAGTTTTGTAGCCAAAGAAGGGCAGTTTGATGAGTAATTGGAAAATGTATTGATTCAGGTGTAAGAATGGTTGGATGGTTAGATGGTTGTTGATTATCATCATATTTGCCCGCGGGATTTTCTAAATCCTGCTTAGATTGATTATCATCATATTTGCCCGCGGGATTTTCTAAATCCTGCTTAAATGGTTCTAGATTATTTTTCCAAGTATTTTGAACGTATGATATAGCTTCATCTAAATATTTTTTAGCACTTGTAGAAGAATCATTTTTAGGAAGAGCTGGAACTTTAGTATCTAGAGGCATCATATTTCTATTTTCAGTGTCATATGTTTTTGAATCTGGAAGAATATTTAATCGTGTGCGTTGCCATTTATAAAAACTTGCGTGATAATAGCTTTCTTTATTAGGTTTAGATTGATGATATGTTTGCAAGTCTTCATCAGTACATAAAAATAAAGGTGTTTGGTGATATATTAATTTATTTTTGAAAAGTTTTTTATATTTTGATTCTAGATATGTATCCACTGGATTAAATAAATGAATTTGTTTATATTGCTTTATAGGATTATAACCTTTTGATAATGTTAATGATTTATAGTCTAGATAAGTAATTTTAATTTTATTGTGGGTGTGGGTATGGGTATGAGTGGAGTTTGTAATGTAATTGATTATGTAATCATTGTAATATTTCATACTTGCTCGATGATATATTAATTTTAATTTGTTGTAATTTAATTGCATTTTATGATCTCCAAAATAAGCTGGTTCTTCAATTATAAATATTTCAGCTGGTAATTCATTAGTTGTTTTTAATATTGTATCTAGAGTATCTTTAATTATTTCTTCATTAAAAAGATGTATTGGTAAAATAATAAAACAGGAATTTGAATTATTTGACATTTTTTTTAATATTTTATTTGATATTTTATATATTTATTATCATTTTAATATATATTTATTATTATTTTTATTCTTTATTTATAATAGATACAATATCAAAATGATTCATACTAAAAAAAAGAAATCTAGTAAATCATTTAGTAAATCATTAAGTAAATCATCTAGAACAAAGAAAAATAATGATGTAAAACAGAATGATATAAAACAGAATGATATAATAGATAAAAAAGAATTAGATATAACATCATTAACTAAAATTTATAAAGATATAACAAAAAAATGGAAACCTAATACATTTGAAACCTTACTAGAATTTATATTTAATTATTATCTATTATTGAGAGGACAAAGACATATGTTTCAACTTTTACCTAATAATAAAGATTATCATATAATTGAATCAAATATTTTGGATAAATTTAAAATATATTTTATTAAAAAAATGTCTAATAATGATTATATACCTAATAGATTAATATTTTATAATCCTAAAAAATTTAATATTAAAAGTCTAGATACTACATTTGGATATAAATTTGCTAAACAATTAGGTAATTTCTATACTTGTGCTACAGATGAAAGTTTTCAAAAGCATTATACTAGAGTTGTAATAAGTATAGCACCATATAATTTATTAACAAAAAAACTATTAGAAGGTAAAAATAGTAATATTGGTAGCGATATAGAATTATATGCACAAATGTGTAAATATAATGATATTAATAAAAAAAATATGAATAATATAATGAAAATATTTGAAAATATACAAACAATATTAAAAGAATTAGATTCTAGATTAAGATTAAAAATTAAGATTAATTATAATGATATTTTGATTAAATCATCTTAATTCTTAAGTTTAATAGTAGAAAATTATATATTAGAAAAATAATAAAGTAAAGTAAAATAATAAAATAAAAATTAAAAACTTATAACTTAAAAAGTAAATAATATAACATAATATATATAATCATATTCATTAATACTTTTACTAATAAAATGGCTTCATATTTAAGTAATCTCTACAAAGCAAATGTATGTAAAATATCTAAAATTTATTTATGTGTAAAACCTCGAGATAAAATGGAATATTTTTCTATGAACTATAATTGTATTAAATTTGATACGTATGAAGAAGCAGATAAATATTACAATACAAAAGTCGATGCGTGTAATGTTGAATCATCAACAATGATGCCAGTTTGCAAATTTGTTCCGGAGTTTTTGCATCCATCTATATTGAATTATAAATTATCAAAACTATTTATTAATGCACATATTTCTAAAAGAGATGAATGATGAGTGATGAGTGATGAATGATGAATGATGAATGATGTATTATCTAAACATCAATTGTTAGATATTTTATAATTGTATTTTCACTAGGATAACCCTTTGGATTACAAGCAAATTTGATGTTATTTATAATAGTTTGATTAGGTGTATGTGTATGTCCGTAAATCCAAGCTTTAACTGGTTCAACAAAATACTTATCGCATTTAGAAGCATAAAAACAATTAAAATCAGATAAAGCGTGTTTTTCATCTATTAATTTAAAGGAAGGTAAATGATGTGTCATCATTACTATTTTTTTATTTTTATACTTATCATCTTTAGATATCTCTGAAAGAGTGTTTTCAATAAAACTACAGCTTTTCAAATGTAATAATTTATAAGTATCATATGTCATATTTTCTATCTGTTTAAAATCATTCATTAAACAGATATCATTCATATTTTTAGATTCAATATTACTCCATAATGTAGTTCCAACAAATATAATATCATTATATACTTCATATGAGTTATTTAAAAATGTAATGTTATCTAATTTATGAAATTTAATCAATGATTTAATCATAGTATTAACATCATCCATTGAATGATTACTATATTTATCAGAATTATAATACTCATGATTTCCAGTAATTAAGAATACTTTTTTAAAGCTTTTATTCATTTCGATAAGGAAATTTTTATATATACCCGAATACGGATATCCAATATCTCCAGCTAGACACAGAACATCTGCTTTTACTATAATTTTTGGTACTTTTGTCATAAATTCCAAATGGATATCAGATACACATTGTATAAGCATTTTCAAATGATATGTGTATATTATTTGTGTATATGATATTTATTTATATATAATATGTATCTAGATGTATAATTTTAAATTAATATATTTATTATATTTTATTATATTTGTTTTTATTATATTTTATTATATTTATTTTTATTATATTTAATATTATTTAATATTTCAATTTTCTATCAAACTATCTTAATAATATTATTTGCTATTTTACCACCATATGAACTTTTTACTATTAAAACTAATATTATAATAGCTACTAGAAGTGTTAATGCGAATATAATAACACTGATAATGAGATATGGATATATTTGTTCTAGAATATAATTGATTAATGGTTTTAATATTTTTTCTTTAATGGGTTGTTTTATATCATCTCCATCATTTATTTCTACAACACAGCGATTAACTAAATCACATATTATTGCGTGCAAATCCATATTATTATTATTTAATAAGTTTTATTATTAATTATTGGTTATTAATTATTTGGTAGTAATTAGTAGTTTATAGTTTACAATTTGTATAATTATATATCTAGCTATTTAATGTAAATATTGTTTATATACAAATTAAACAAATTTTAGAAATTTTAGCGTTTTTAACAAAAATTGAAATATATTTATTGTAAACTATAAACTACTAATTACTACCAAATAATTAGTAAAATATTAAAAATGCGTCGGGGTTTACGTCGGGTTTTACGTCGTAGGGTTTTACGGCGGGTTTCAAGTTTATATAGTTGTTTTGTAGGCTATCAGAATTTTATTATAGGTCCTTCTGAATGGTCTTTGTTTGTATATGATAATAGAACAGAAGATCAAGTTGACAATGACCTGATAGAAGATGAAAGAGATGAACGGTATGAAGCATTTAGTTGTGTAGAAGACGCACAATATGCTTTTCATCTAGAAACTGGGTTGCCTGCACAGCATCTAAATGTTTGTAGTGATAGTGATAGTGATAGTGACCTTTAGATATTTAAAACACCGATTTACAAATAAAGAAATTAAATATTGTTTATATACAAATTAAATAAATTTATAAATTTTAGCTTTTTTTTAACAAAAATTGAAATATATTTATGAACTTGTAAATATTATAATTTTATAACTTGAAAATGGCTTCAGCACATATCATAGATGAAGATGAAGATGTTGCTTCTAAATTAATAGATGCAACACGCATTATCAATGAGGCATCAGAAATGTTGAAGACTTTACCTGAATTATCAGGAGATTCACGTGAATTAAAATTCTTAAGAATGGCAATTTATGGTCTTGTTCAATCTCAGCAGAATTCTCAAGGTCCCAATGCAGCTTTTTCAAAAGAAGTTACATGCGCAATTTGTATGGAACTTATGAACGAGTCGTGTACCCTTGGATGCGGACACTCCTTTTGCAAAAATTGTATAAAAGAAGTTTACAATGCAGAACGATACCATCCAAGCTGTCCTGAATGTCGCGCTGCTATTGAAATACCTTTTGAAAGATTGAAAATTAACACCTGTATTAAAAATTTGGTTAATCGCCTTCAACCTGCAGGAAGACCTATTGTTCCAACTTCTCCACCAGAAGCAGTTAGGCAACAATATTTAAGTTCAGGTACACCTTATGTTACTTCAGCTGCTTCAGCTGCTTCTGATGCTGCTTATGCAGCTTCTTCTGCTGCTTATTATTCTTCAGGAGCAGCTGCTTATGACGCTTCTCCTACTGGTAGAGCAGCTACTTATAGCGCTCCTCATCTTTATGGTCCTTATGCAGAATATCATTAACTTATTAAATTTTAAACAAATTTTGGAACTTTTCGTTTTTTTTAACAAAAATTGAATTTAGTTTTGATGTTTTATAAATATTATCTAACTCTCATACGAACTCGTCCATACTTTTATAATTTGTTGTAATTTTACACCTTGACTTGCTATTCTACTATATTATTTTATCAGCCATTTTTAAAATGGCTCGTAGTGTAAAAGCAGCGAAAGCAAAGAAACTGGCAAGGAAACAAAAAAATATCGAAGTCGCAGCGCGAGTTACAATGCTTATCGTTCTGAGTCAACTTGTTTTCAATTACAATCAGAAGGAGGAAACAAGACGAAAAGAAGAAGAGAAACAACTGAAGAAAGAGAACAAAAAGGCTAAAATTCGGCAAGAACAGGCTACTCGGCTTCTTCGAATTCAAAAGAATGATGAGGAAATTGCAAAAGGTGAGCATTTTGTCGGAACTATTCTAATCTTAAAATTTGTTTTAGAATTCAAACTAATTGCTTTCATTTTTGAAAAAGATCCTGAAATCAATGATGAAACGTATGAAATTTTTACAAACATGAAACTTCCCGAGGGAACTCCATATCAAAGACTGTGCGCACATCCGTTTGCATCATTTGCAGAAGTTACCTCTTCAATAACAACTAATGGGTCTAGGTTTTTAAACGAAGAACCAAGTTACTGTAGAAGCTGTTATCTTGATCTAGATGCCATTGATGTAACATACTTTACACTGGAAGACATGAAACATATCGTTGAAAGTCATAAGCGAAACTATTTTGGTATAGTTCTTATGCTACAAACAGCTTTGTTTTCGGTATTTGCGAAGTATTTTGCTTCATTTGGAATAGAAATTGTTAACAATACTCAAAATATCTCACCATTTTCGAAAGGAAAAACTGCTCGTGATACATATGAAAGCAAAGCTAGATATCAATTTGTAGATTCAACAGAAACTACCGAAACTGGATTTGCAGGTTCTAGTTGTATCGGTCCTGGTGCGTATTGCAAATGTAATGTTTGTTCAGATAGATATAGAACATATGATACATTTTCATTGTCTTTTCATCAGAAATGCAACTCATGTCAAGATACAAATTTGTATCAGTTTACTGTAAATATTGGTTACAGCAAAGAATCTGAAAGCTATGGAATAGTATGTGAAAATACATATCCTGGCTGTTTAGTAAGAGATTTGTACAGGTTCTATGATTTATTATCCATACATAATGATTTAGATATATCTAATGTTTTTGGAGAGCAAATACACACAGACAAAACTTGTCAAAGCTGTTCTTTGCGCGCAGAAATCAATGAAGATGTACAAACTTTGACATCGTTTTGTTCAATTAGCGGAATTGGTATAGATGCAAACTACCCAATTCGTTATGTGTTTCTAAGTCAATATAGCTTTCCTGTAGGAAAATATTTAATTCCAATAAGTAACTTGAAGTCAATTGAAGTTATTATCAAGCGAGGTAATAAAAGCTATATTTCTGTTCCTTGTTTGACTGATGGTGATGAACCAGCTTTTTGTGATATTAAATTTTCAGCTGGAATACCACCGTCCCTTCCGCAAAATTTGCCATTTTCTATTCACAAAGCTTTGTGGGTTGCGCTTTTGAGTGCTGGTCGATTTGAAATTCAATTACCGTCGGAAATATGGAGACATATATTTGGATTTATTATTGTACCGTCGTATGCACTTAAATTCTCACATAAATTACCTTTCGAAGGTGGTGTTAACAGTAAAAATATGATAAGACAATTATCATATATTCCTAAGCTATTGTTATGTGCAAATGACAAAAGTGTTAGTAACTTAAAAATCAAAAATTGTTATATATCTGATGATTATGAGAAATTTCATGATAGTGATGGTGATTTTGATTAGATAATTTATAAATAGTTATAAATAGTTTAATGTATATAGTTTATTTATTATGTATTTCTTTTACAATTATTCTAGATTAATTAGTTTATTTTTATTTTTTTTTATAAACTACATAATTAAACTATATAAAATCATAAAATGCAGAAACAACCAAAGATATTAAATTATAAAAATTTAATGCTAGAAAAATATGAATATTTACAGCCACATAAAACATCTAATGGAACTTATCAAACAATTTGCAATTACAGACTAAGCAGAAACGAATTAATCCCTTTTTATTTTGAAACACCTAAATTAAAAACTACTTCTGGTATAGTTCGCATTGATAATAATTATTATATTGATTTTGAATTACAACAAAGCGCTGAAAGCGGTTTATTCTATCAATATTTATTAAAAAATGATGAACATAATATAACTACTTGTTATCAGAATTCTAAAGATTGGTTTAATCAAGTAATGCCTTTACATATTGTTGAAAACTATTATAAAACACCTATTCTTTTGCGCTCTAGTGGTCAATTACCTGTATTTCGAGTTAGATTACCCAGTCACAAGGGTAATATTTTAACTGAAATATTTAATATTAGAAAGGAAAAGGTTAATGATGTTTCTTGTATTCAAGAAGGCGATTTAATAGTAGGTATTTTGGAGTTTAGTGGCTTGAATTTTATGAGTCAAAATTTTGCACCTTGTTATGAATTACAGAAGATAAAGATTTTTAAAGATAATGATTTCAGAGCAATACCTAGTGGATATATTTTTAGTGATAACAATGATAAGGTTGATATTAATGATAGTAAATTGCTTTCGAATGATAAAATTATGGAACAACCTATTGAAATTAAGACAATTACTCCTAGATACGATATTTCTTCTAGAGTAGATAACCCAAAAAAGAAATCTTTTTTCGATATTATCAAGGAAACAACATTTAAACATTTTTTAAGTGATGATGAATTATTTATGAATAATAATAAAACAATTACAAAAAATAAAAATAAGAAACTTGAGAAAAATACTAAAGAATTAAAAGAAGAACCAATAAAAGTTGAAACTATTAAATTAGATAAAAATATAAATTCTAATGTAAATTATAACAATGATTTAAAAATTAGTATTCAAGATGTTAAAGATATTGATTTGAATATTGATTATGAATTAGATTCACCAAATGAATCATCTAGTCCAGTACAAGAAGTTGAAGAAGATAATATTTTGGAAGAAGATAATATTGAAAATATTGATGAGCAGGATTTAAGAACAGGATTTAAGAAATCCCTCACGCAAAGTAATGAGCAAGATTTAGAAAATTCTAATACCAAGGGAGCTCGAGGGGCTGAAGCCCTCGTAAAGGGAGCTCTAGGGGCTGAAGCCCTCGCAGAAAATCCCGCGCACAAATCTGTTGATGAGAATGATGATGATGAAAATGAATCTATTTTAGAAGATGAAGACGAAGATAATAATATAGATTATGAAACACTTAATGAACTAGAAGTAATTGTGTTTGATGAATAATATTTTATTTTTTTATCACTGTATAATATAATATAAATATTTAATAATTAATAATATAAAATGGTTGTTGGAATCACATCAAGTTTTATAGAAGGTTTTGGAAAGATTGAACCAGATGAAGAAGAAACTAATAGTAGTTCACCTAACAGTACTAAATCACCTATCAGTACTAAATCATCTATCAGTACTAAATCACCTAGCAGTACTAAATCACCTAGCAGTACTAAATCACCTATCAGTACTAAATCATCTATCAGTACTAAATCACCTAGCAGTACTAAATCACCTATCAGTACTAAATCATCTATCAGTACTAAATCACCTAGCAGTACTAAATCACCTAGCAGTACTAAATCACCTAGCAGTACTAAATCACCTAGCAGTACTAAATCACCATCAACAACAAGTAATTCATCATCAACAACAAGTAATTCACCATCAACAACAAAAAGTAAATCACCATCAACAAAACGTCAATATCCATCAACAACAAGTAAATCAAGATCACCTTTTGCTAATATTAAAAATAAGATTGAAGATGAAGATGAAAGCGATGATGATGATTTAGATTTAGAAGAAAATGATAAAGAAGACAGTAAAGAAGAATCAATCGAAGGGTTTCAAGGTTCTCAAATAATTGAATCACGAAATCTTAAAAATCTACTTCTAGCATTACTTCTTTCATTTATTGGATATATTATTTCTATGTCTGCTGTTAAAAACTATATACCTATTGGTGAATATGCTCCTCATTTGAAAAAGTTTAAAAATTTAATTTATGTTGGTGTATTCTTTTTGATTAGTTATATGTGTCTGGAAATATTCTAAGGAAGTTTTACCAAAACTTCACTAAAAGCTAGATGGGCTTTAGCCCATCAGAATTTAAAATAACTTCAATATAGTGTAAATGTTTATCTTTATTTGATTTTTTTTATCTTTGTATTTAGTAAATAATAATATTATATATAAAATGTCTAATGAAAATCAACAACCTAATTTAAATTATCAAAAAGACTTATCACCATCTTTAAATTTTCTAGTAAAAGATGTAGCTCTAAAAGCATTATTATTTTCTATGGTTTTTTATATCATTAATTCAAATTTAATGAATAAATTACTTCAATGTCTAGACAAATATCCTTTTATTGAAAAAAATTTAGTGCAAGCTATAGTATTTGGTATTGTATTTTATATGATTAGTGTTAATTTGTGATAGTATTTTGTGTGTTAGTTGAGTTGGTAGGTGGTGTTGGATGTATATTTATAGGTGTAGTTATTTCTGTAATAAAAAGTATAGTATTTTTTATATTTTCATCTAAATCATCAATATTTATATTATTACTATGTTTTACAATTAATAGATTTGGAAATATTGAGTCATTTAATATTTTTTCAAAATTATTATTATTATTTGATGAATTGCTAATATCTAATACAACAAATTTTTTATTTATAAAGTTTGATTCATTGGTATATATATTTATATTTTTAAGTAAAGTTGGTAGTATATAATCTGTTTCTTTAAGATTTGATAAATTTAACATTAAATTGTTTTCACGAATATCTATTTTTTTTTGTGTAACTTTTAAATATTTTTCAAAATTTATTTTTATTTCATTATTAATAAAATTTAATGTATAAAATTCTTGTAAATCTTCTTTCTTTATAGTATGTTTTTGTAGATGATTAAACGTTATAAAATTAGATAATTGTTCTATATATAATAAATCATAGTTTGAATTCATTAAAAAATTTAATGTTTTTATATAATTATTATTAAATATATAAAGTAATTTATTATTATTTATATCAAAATGTGGTCTATATAATTTATTACTACTATTATTAGAATATCCATAATCTTTTTTATTAATTTCTAAAAAATTTGTTTTTATATTTTCTAAAAATAAAGTTCCTTGAAAATTTTTTACATTTTCTTTATTTATATTTTTGGTGCTTATTAAATCTATTTTATCTAATGTATTTTTTATTTCATTTAAATTATATTTTTTACTATTATATGAAATTACTAAACTTTCATAATCTATAGAAGAATTTTTAGATTTTAGTAAACTATTATTATTTTTAATAGTGGATTGACCATGAGCTACAACATTATTATTCTTTTTGTTTTTAATCATATTACATTTAATAAAACCTTCTAATGTTTGATTTTGTGTTTGATTTTGTTTTGAAGTTTTAAAATTTATCGACTTTATTATTTTTTCATAAAAAATAAGATTATCTTTCATTTTAGTATTTGTATGAATTTGACGACAAGATGTTAATAATAAAATTACATTTCTAGAATTAGAATATGGTATAATTGTTTTTTTTATAAAAGTACTTAAAGAATTTTTATATTCTCCATTTTCTAAAGATTCTAGTTTATTTCTTACATTTTCTTTATTAACAGATACAAATTTATAGCTATTATCTGCTTTAGATTTATTATATATACTCAATCCAGTAACATGATCTATATTTGATCTTGACAAATTTAAATCAGTGCAATATTGACCACCATAATATACAACTGCTTGTTGAAATAAATAATTTTCATTTTCTTTATCAAAACAACTTGGATTTTTAAGAAATCTATTTAATAAATAATTATGTCCATTTATAATATTTATTAACTTTTCATTATGACAATAAGTAAGATAATTAATTGAACTCATAAATATAATATGTATATTTTCAGGTAACTTAAATAATTTTGGTAGTATATCACCATGTAATGAAACTCTAATAAGTTTAGTAGCAGGTTGTATATTTACATTTTTCAAATAATTATTATGCTTTTGATAATAAATTTTAGCAGTTTCTCTAAATAATCTATAACCGAGTTTAGAATATTCAATATTATTTTTAATTATATAATTATATGTTGCTTCATTTTTGAATGATGAATCAATTAGATTTTGAGTAGTTATAGTAGAAATACTATTTTTATTATTTGCTTTATTTTTGATTGAGTTATCAACTATAACTTTCACAAATGATTTATAATCTTTTGTTTCAGCATTTGGGGTTTCTATCTCTTTTAAATCTTTTAAATCATTATCATAAAACTTTAATTTATCTAGTTTTGATTTTAATAAAGCTGAAATTAATTGTGTTAATTCAATACTGATATTATAATCATCTAAATTAATATTTGTAATTGTATTATTAATTTTTAATGCTTCAGCAATAGCATTTGCACCTATATCAGTAATTTTATTACCTGATAGATTAATATTTGTAATTGAAGTATTTCTTTTTAATGCTTCCGCAATTGCTTTTGTACCTTTGTCACCAATATAATTATTTGATAATATAATAGTATTAATTGTATTATTAACTATTAATGCTTCCGCAATAGAATTTGCACCAACATCAGTAATCTTATTATCTGATAAATTAATAAGATTAATCGAAGTATTAAATTTTAATGCCGAAGCAATATGATTTATACCTATATCACTAAATGTATTACCCGATAGAAAAATATTTGTAATTTTTTTATTTACTTTTAATTCTTCTGCTATTGCATTTGCACTTAAATCATCAATAGTTAAAAATCGAATAGTTAAAGATTCTTCGGATCGCTGTTCTTGTAATATTTCTAGAACTTCTTCTAAACCACCACCTTTTTGCGTTTTTAAATATTTATAATTTCTTGTATATTTTTTGGTATGTTTTCTAGTATATGTTCTGGATTTACCTATTTGTTTTATATTTTTACTTGTTTTTCTTTTGTTTGTATTCTTATTTTTATTTTTTTTTGTATTAGAAATGATAGACATCTTTTAGTTAATATATATATATATATTATTTGTAAATATAAAAATAGTAAAAAATAATTATTTTCAGATAATAATATCTAAAATAAGTTTACAATAATTTTTATGTCTATATTTTTATGTCTATAAAAACTGTCATAAAATTTATTGTTTTTCATTAACTAAAATATATTTTCATACTTTTAGTAGAATTACTCTTCTTCTTCAGCATTTGGTGCGAGACACAAACGGCAAAAGCCTAATCCAATTATATCACAGTGTAAAACAATCGGATAATCGTTTCGAATTAAAATTCTAATAGATGAACTCAGATTAGCGCATTTACTAAATTGTACTAAATGCTTCAGTTTAAATACCCCCTGAACGATTTCATCCGGACTGTTTTGTTCAAAGGTCATACCATTTGCACTAGGCTTAATACGAATTTCCTGCGAAGCACTCTCATTACAACCCTTAAAAATCAATTGATTACCAGCACATGTAATTTCAATCTTTTCGCTAAATTGACTAATCTCACGACAAACTTTCTGAAAGCGGGCACTAGACATAACAATAACACTTTTAAATGTGGGTGATGGAATATCACGGCGTTGAACTGGAATATCTATCAGACTTTGATAAATTGTATTATTAATGTTTTCCTCTTTATTATATCGCTCAATACCTAGGCGATTTACATTATCTTTGGTAACAAAAAGCCGCAATGTATCGGAATTTTCCATATTTTTGATGATTTTGAAAAAATGTTCTAGATTGATACCTAGAACCAGAGGTTGTTCACATTTATAATCTTCAAAACTAGATTTATCTAGCTTCATATGAATTAGAACAGTCCGCCCAGAATCAATTGATAATAACTTAATACCGTCTGCATTACATTCTAAATTACCTTCAGTTAGTAAATCTTTTAGTAGCTCTGTAAGGTATTTAATAGGAGGGGTTTTGGAAGTCCAAAGATGGAATATATAATTGGAGAAATCGGTATTTGCTTGTGATTGGGTCTGCATTTGTCCTTGTGCTTGTATTTGAGTTTTTTCTTGAGTTTTGTCTTGGGTTTGTTCTTGAGTTTCAGGTTCAGTCATTTTGAATAGATTAAAATATAATATATATTTTTTATATATGATTGATATCTAGTTGATATTTATTAGATATATAAATATATTTACTTTTTTACGATAATATTGATTATGATTGTTTAATGTAATATGTTTAAGTTTATAAAAAATATATAATATAAATGAAATTAATTTGTTTTTAATTTTTTAAAAATTTAATTATTTAATTATGTTTTTACAATTTTTATTAAATTTATTCTGCTTTGAATAAATAAATTGTTGTATATGCTATTAATGTTAGTAATATAAATGATACTAATACACCTGTCATTGTTTGTGATCTTAGTAAACCAATAAATGCTATCAATAGCAAAAATATTATACTTATAAAAACATTTATACCATCCATTTTTATATTTAATATTTAAGATTGATTTAAATGATGTTCTGGATGAGTATTTAAAATGAGTATTTAAATTATTATTCTATACTATTTATATATAAAAAATATAAAAAAATAACTGAATTAGAAAGAAATAATTATCTATTATCTAAAATGTATTAAGTCCAAGTCGTTTTGTCTTATCTTTATCAATATTTTGCACATGAGACTTATATATAATCTTATCATTAACCATTAGAAATGATTCTGGCAAATTCATATTATCAATATCTATTTCCTCCTTAAACCATACCTTAATAATACTAGAATTCTTTTTAGGACTAATGCTAACTCCATTTATTTTAGATGATACATCTCCAAAACTATCCATAATAAAGTGCCCCACACTATCAATCCACGATTTATATGAATTTTTTCTATCAACCTTCCAACTGACACACCCACCTTTAATATTAGTTTCACATTCCCAAACTGGCAAGGAACCAGACCTCATTACAAAGAACATTCCATTCTCAATCATATCCCTGCGAATGAACTTATCTAAGACCCACCATTCTTCAATAGTGTCAAATGAAAGCAAATCAACATATGATTCAACAGACCAATCATTATTATCAGGATTATGATAATAGAAATTAAATGTGTTTTTTAGATGGGTGCAGTTGGTTTTAAGGTTTTCTGCCATTTTTGCTTATTTTGCTTTTATGGTAAGCAGTATGTAATATAATTACATATTTTTTAAGTTAAATAAATACGTGAATAATTAAATTGTTTTATATTTTGTTTCTAGATATATTTTAATTTTTTATATAGATATATAATAAATATATTATCAATATATAATAAGAATAATTATAAGTTCGTGAATAAATAAATTATTATTAATATTAAAATGAATTATCTTTTACCTCTAATAATTTTAATCATATTAGCATGTGTTTATGCTGGCTCTCTTAAAAATCCAAAAAGCCGCCTTACAGTTGTTGTCGTCGTATTAGCATTTATTCTAGTGCTCTGTTGGCTACAGATGAGAGGTGATGTGTCGCGGAGAGAGGGGTTTATGGGTTTTACAGGCTATGCCGGATTAGACTACAATATGAGGGTTGCTGGGGATAATGGAACCAGTTCAGGGTGTGGAGGATATAATTATGCGGATGTGAATAGTCAAGTGGGTAGTTCTGGATATGATAATATTTTTTTAAAAACACCTAAAAATAATTATCAATTAATCAAAGAACCAATGATCTGGAACTCAGTGGGAGATGGGTCAATTGTTGGTGATGCTATGAATTCTGAAAATTTTCCAACAGTAGATGGAAAAGTTGGTTCTCCTAAAAGTATGTTTATGTTTAAAAATAATATGGCTAGTCCTTTATTTTGTCCCAGCACATTCAGTACCAGTATGGGTTGTGTTGGCACCACAAATTCTCAGCGTGAAATGATTAATGGACGCCAAGGTAATAGAACTAGTCCAGATAGTTATCCAGGAATGTAAAAAAATATATAAAAATTAAGTAATTTATTAATCAGCATATTGCCATCTAAAACCATATGCTTTTTTATTTAAATTCTTTAAATTTTTTAAAATTATATTGGATGTATTTGAATAATTTTTACCAATATGTTTTGTCGCATCAATAATATTATCCCAAGTATTAATAATTTCACCAGTTTTAAAATTTATTTGATTTATTTTTCGAAGATGAGTTTTATTAAATTTTTCTAATTCTTTTTCATAATTTTCTTTATAACACCAATAAAATCCTTTACAAGATTTTTTACTACCTTTTAATATATCTGTTAAACTATTTCCTAATTTTAACTCTTTTTTAGCGTTTAAAATAGAATCATATTCTTTATCAATTTTATAATAATTATCTAGCTTATAAATAGCTCTTTTACCACCTTTTTTATAAAGTCCCGTATCATGCGCGTGTTTAGTATTATCACTTGGACTAATATATTCTAAGTTATCAAGTTTATTATTTGTTTTAGACCCGTCCTTATGATTAACAAATGGCAGCATATCTGGATTAGTTAAAAATTCTCTAGCAACTAATCTATGAATTCTAAATGTTTCTTTATTATCTTTTCCATTAGATATTGTTGATGTTAAATATCCTGATTGAATTACACCAGTAGTTATTATCATTTTATCGTCCTTATTATATTTTAATGTATTTCTTTTATATTTATAATATTTTAATCTACCCATATTAGATATAAAATATCTATCAAATCCACTTACAGGTTTCCAAATCTCATTAAGTAAATCATCTAATGGAATATCTGCTATTTTATTCTTTTTAATAGGTGGTTCAAAAGTTTTCATATGCTTAATTTGTTCTTGATGTGTAGCCCAAGTTAAATTGCAAACTCTATTATCGGTTCTTTTCTTGTTCTCATGATTGACTGTAAGCTTAGCCTCTGGATTAGGTATAAATGTTTCAGCAATAATTCTATGAACTTTTAAATTTATTTTATTTCCATTAATATCATATAAATTCATAGCTAAATACCCTCCCATATCTGTACTTGAAGATAAAATTGATTTAGTTTTAATATTTCTAATTCTTCCTAATGTACTAGCCTCATATTTTTCAAATGATGGGATAGTTTTCCATTTTTCATCTTTATTATATTCTTTTTTAATCCTTTCATTAACAATTGCTTTAGTTTTCAATTGTGTTTTATTAGAAACACATTTTTTACAATAAATATTAACTCTTTTTTTATTAGTATTATCTTTTGTAAATTCTATTTTTAATTTATAATTATCACATTTGCCACAAAACGCCATATTTTTTATAGTATTTTCTTCAAATTTTATATTATCTGGTAAATTAATTAATATTTTAGTTGTAATTTCTCTAATATTACCTGTATCAGAAATCTCAAATTTATCATTATTAGTGTGTTTATTCCATATTTTATTATTTTCTAATTGTAAAAATATTCTATCTTGAATTAATTTTGCAATTCTATTCTTCATTTTATATGATGGTTTTATACATTTAACTTTTTCTATTTTAGTTTTTATTGGTTTTTCTATTTTAACACGTATTAATGCTTGTTTTTTTCTTAATTCTCTTTTTTTAATATTTTTACATTCTTTGCAGTATGCATCTAAACCTCCTGGACGAGATTTATGTTTTGTAAAATTACATTTATTAACATCCTTATCACACATAGGACAATACTTAGTATTATTATATGTAATACCTATAACATTATCTATTTTAGTTTCACTCATCCTTATTAATATTAACAAATGTTTTTATTTAGCTAGATTAGTCGCATTATATTTAATAAATGTTTTATCTTTAAGTTTAAATAATTACAAACCAATTTAAAATAAATCACATCTCAGAATTCAATAAAAATATATATTTGGTTGTTCTAACTTTACTATCATTAATTTTTTTTACATAATCACTATGAAGCATTTTATATTTTAGTTTAGTAATACTTCTTATTATAGAAAACCAAGGACGCTTCATATTAGCAGTATCAGCAATTCCAACCATATTAGACACACTAAAATACTTCCTAATATCTGGAATCAAATCTAATATCAATTGTTGTTTAACTTTATCATTATCTAGCTCATAAAGGGTAATACTCTTATCACTATCCAAATTTAATATGCTAATAATTTTATCGCAAATTTCATCCTGTTCTTTCTTATACAAAACACTTTTTAGCTTCATTTTGTAAAATATGTAACTAATCACCAATTGCAAAAAAATATACATATAATTATAATAAATATTTTGTCTTTAAGTTGAAAAAAATGCAAAAAAGATATCAAAAATATAAAAAAATATGTTCTGTGAGTATCAATATATTTTTGTTAAAATATATCGATATCGCACTGAAATAAGCAATTTGGATTGTGCATATTAACGGTCAATCTCAAAAGAGTTGCTTCTGTTAAATCTTCTTCGATATCTGCTTCAATATCTGCTCCGATATAAATTGTTTTAATATTCGAAACATGGATATTTTCAACTCGATATCCGAAAACTTCTGACAATGCTTCTTCGATAGTGGCATTAACATTGTGTGCTGGAAGTTCTTCTCGATTTCCATTGTTGTTTTGAATTATGAACAACCAATGGTTATTAAATATATCCAAATCAACATTTTTTTGTTCTTGGTTTTCTTCGTAGATAGTTATTTGCCCAAACTGATGATAAATAGCTACAGGAGCTGGCACTGGTACAGGTACATGTATCCTCTGCAAAACCATTTTGAATAGTTATAGTTATAATTATAATTACTTTTTAAATAATTATTCAATTTTTGTCAATTTTTGTCTATTTAAGCTAATTTTACTATTTTATATCTAGAATACTATTTACTTTATCATCATCAATAATTATTTCATTTAATATTTCACTATTATTACTATTCTTATTAATAATAAAAGAACCAGTCAATATTTCTAAATTAATACGTGATACAATCTTTTCTAAACGCTTTTTAATATATCTAACACCACCTATAATTTTCTGTTTTCTTTTTAATATACATCTAGACTTATTATTAAGTCTAATACCCACAATACCACTATTACTTACACTACCACTACTACTACCAGTATTTTTCTTTAAATCAAAATCCACTATTTTGTCAAAACTTTTATCACTAATCTTAATGCTTAAACTATCATTTAAAACATTTTTTACCACCCCAGGCAACAAATACTCTCTAGCAATATGTATTTTTTGTGCGCTAGAATATGATTTAAATCTAATCATTTCCATACGGTCTAGCAATATCGGACTAATCAGATTCTTATCATTAAAGGAAAATATAAATGTAGCTCTAGACAAATCAACCGTAATACCATCCATATAATCATCTAGAAAATGTGAGTTCTGTGTATAGTCAGTTAGATGTATAAGCAAATTCATAATTTCCTGTCCTTTTTCCGTTTGACTTACCTTATCTAATTCATCAAAGTAAAAAATGGGATTCATACATTTAGCCTGCTTTAGAGATTGTATTATTTTACCACAATTACTACCTTCATAAACATAATTACTTCCGGCTAAAAATGTCCTATCCTGTGCTCCTCCCAATGATATAAAAACAAAAGGTAATCCAAAGACTTGTGATAAGCCTTCTTTAATCAGTGTCGTTTTACCAGTTCCAGCTTCCCCATGGATGGCAAAAACACTTCCTAGAGTTTTTGGATTAGTTATCATTCGTGCCAATATTTCTATAATGTGTTGTTTGGTCTCATCTTGACCGTATATAACTGTATCTAGATGCTTTCTAGAATTAGCTATATATTCAGATGGCTTTAGCACAATAGATTCATCAAGATATTTAGGTGTTTGATATTTATTGAAAGGTATATCTAGGAAATTGTCTAACCATTGGGATAATTTGAAGTATTCATTGTCTGTTTTTTCCATAGTTTGTAGGTTTTGCAGTTTATTAAGAGCCAGTTTTTTATAATATGTATCTAGACTCGAATTGATAATTTTAAAAGCATGCGGTTCTATATTGGTCGATAGTTCATTAATATCTTTTAAATGTGTGAGTATTACTTTACGCTTTTCTTCTGACAATTCATTAAAATAAGTAATATGTTCTTTTAATGCGTCTTTAGTTAATTGGGGTTGATTTAATGATAATAGATTTGTAAATGTTTCTACTTCTGGTGAATATTTTCTTTTATTTTGGATTGGTTTTATTATTTTGATTGCGTTTTCGGTTTCATTTATATAGTGATTTGTATTTTTAATTATATTATTATTTAAATATTTATTTGAATATTTATTTATAACTGTATCTAGATGTAGATTATTATTATTGTAATTACTATTATTATTTAAGCTTCTTAGTTTATATGTTTTTATGTTTTTTGGTTTCTGTGAATTATTGTGCTTATTTGGCTTATATTCTTCATCATCGTCAAATTCATCAAATTTCCAATAACTCATTTTTTAAGTCTAGTTCCAAGTTTCTTATTGTAATAAGAATAAAAAATAAAAGTTAATATTTTAATAAAAAAATATAAAAAATTATTAAACAATTTATATATAAAATCAATTATATTGGCTTTACACTATTAGTTTTTTTAAAAATGTTTAAAAATATAGATGAATATTGATTTAAGGGATTTATAATATTGCGATGTTTTTTATAATATGCACGATTATAATATTTACATTTCCATCTTAATATATAATATGCACTGTATATTAATTCACCATCTTCTGAAAAACGTTCTTGTTGGTTTTCAGCTTTATAATTTGGTGTTCCGTGTTTGTAATATGCTTTATAAGCTATATTCCCAGAAGGATAATAACATTCGATAGCAGGTAATGAATTAGTTCGATGCCAACGGTCATATTCTATATATTTACGTATTTTAATATTACCATTTTCATAATATTCTTCATAGGCTGGTCCTTCTTTTTCATCTCGGTGTGTATAGTATGTTGCGAGGGGTTCAATTGAATCTCCATTTTCATCATATTCATCTTCGCTGTTATATTCATCATCAAATTCGTGTTCTGTATCTACATGGATGTAATGTCGACTTTTAATACTTCCATTTTCATAAAAGGTTTCAAATGGATTCAATGTTGATAAATCTTTTGGTACCTCTTTAGGATATTCATATCTAACATAAGGAATAATGAATTGATTAGTAATTTGATTACTGATATTAGTAGTTGAAGTCATTCTGTTGTTTTATGTATTGACTTATACCAATTATAATATAATTTTCAATTTTTTATAGAAAATAATTTATAGTAATTTCAACATTTCATTTCTAATTTCATAAGCATGTTTTTCTAGAACAATAGCATATCCAAATTTACTACGACTTCCATTATCTTTAATTTTTGGAAATTTAGTTATATCTAAATCTAATTTTAAAATTTTAAAATTTCCATTATCAATATTACTAATAGGACATTTAATAATCCTTTCATTTCTTTGTAGATAGGCAAATCCACCTTTTTGTTCTGTAATTTCTCCATCACTATAAATATGAGTTATTATATTACTATTTGGTGAATCATTTGGTTTAACTAAATCAAGATTATGATATTTATTAACAAGACTATAAATATTTTCTATAATATCTATAATATCTTGTTTTGTATCAGTATTTATAGAATTTGTAGAATCCATTTTTACATATGAGTCTAGATGCAGTTTAATATAATTATTAATAAATAGAATATTAAATTCAATTTTTATATATAAAAAAATTTATTAATAATCTACTCCTAATATTCTATAAAATTTCAGCCAACTAAAAATTGATTTTATATTTATATAAATATTTATTATACCATCCTAAATATATAAATAATATATAACTAATTATATTAGTAAATTACTTAATTTAAAAATATCATATTATAAATAAGGTAATCTTCGTAAAAAATAAAAATTATTATATATAAATTATAATAAAATAATCATATATAAACATTTTTAAAAGATAGAATGTCAATATATGATAATGCTAATAATGATTCCAATTACGAAGTTGGATTCATAAACGGAATACAATTTGGGGTTTATAGTCCTGAAATAATTTTAAAAAAATCAGTAGTAAATGTAAATGTAGATACTTTATATGATAGCAATGGAGAACCTCGTATTAATGGTTTATTTGACCCTCGTATGGGATATATTGAACCACACTTAAAATGTAAAAGTTGCGAGCAAACATATATTAATTGTCCAGGGCATTTCGGACATATTGAATTACCAAAACCCGTATTTAATTTACAATTTGAAGATTATATTATAAAAATATTAAAATGTACTTGCATCAAATGTAGTCGTCTACTTGTTAATAAAAATCATCAGCTAATTAAAAATATTATTACGACTACTAAAGGAAATTATAAAGATCGATTTGAAAAAATATTTAAATTATGTCAAAAAGTAAAAACTTGTGGTGCTAATGAAAAAAAAAGTGATAATCTTCTTTATGATAACGGTGGATGCGGTGCTATTCAACCTAGTAAATATAATAGCGGTCAATTCCGCACTGACTATATAATCGGAGCTAATTGGAAATATGAAAGTGGTGATAATCCTATTAATCTTAATGAAGACTTAACTGCAGAAATTGTATTAGCTATTTTTAAGCGTATTACTGAAGATGATGCCATAGTAATGGGGTTTAGTCCTAAATGGTGTATGCCTAGTTGGCTTATTATCACGGTATTACCAGTAGTTCCTCCTAGTGTTCGACCTAGTGTACGACAATATAATAGTCAGCGTAGTGAAGATGATTTAACTAATAAATATTATGAAATTATTAAATGGTGTCAGCAATTGCGGGATAAATTAAGTAAAAATGTTAATGTTGCACCGGATATAATAAAATCTTATAATGATGAAATACAACATAATGTAATTACTTTATTTAATAATGAAATTAAGAATATTCCTCAGGCGCTAACACGTGGAGGTCGTCCTATGAAAACATTTACTCAGCGATTAAAAGGAAAGGAAGGACGTATCAGAGCTAATTTAATGGGAAAGCGCGTTGATTTTAGTGCGCGCTCAGTTATTTCACCAGATGCAAATTTGTCGATTGAAGAATTGGGAGTTCCTAAGAAGATAGCAATGAATTTAACATTTCCAGAAGTAGTTAATAAAATGAATATTAATAGAATGTATCAATTGGTAAGAAATGGTAATAAAGTATATCCTGGAGCCAGAAGTATTAAGTATATTAATTCTGGAAGGCAACATTTACTTTTAGATGATCAAGATACATCAAAAATTATTTTAAATTTTGGAGATACTATTAATCGTCATTTAGTGAATGGTGATATTGTATTATTTAACCGTCAACCATCTTTACACAAGATGAGTATGATGGCACATAAAGTGCGTGTTATGGAAGGCAATACATTTCGATTAAATGTCGATGTTTGCAAACCGTATAACGCTGATTTCGATAAACTTCTCTGTCGGAAACAGGAGGCGTGAAAAGCGTGTAACCTCCTAGTGATATTATTTATATTTATATTTGTAATTATAATTATATTTATATAATATTGCAAAATACCTTGATGCGGGAAACCCCTAATCCACAATAAATAATATATTAATTATTAAATATTAATAGTGGGAATAAATATTAGTTAGTTCATTGCTAATATTTATGAGTCTTAACTACTACCCTTTATTGGAAACTTTAAAGGGGATCTCGGTTAATAGCCGAACCCGATAGTAATAATGTTAAGAATTGGGCAATCCGCAGTGTTACTTTCTAAGTCCGTTATGATAGGATATGAAAGGCATTCAACGACTGAACGGGTATTCGTGGTAAATGATGGTCTAATCAACTTGATACTGCGTAAGATACAGTCTATTCCTTAGCGAAAGTTAAGGTATTCTCGTTTTAAGTGTATTTTTCCAAAAATAGTTAATTTTAAACCTATTGAATGAGTGGAAAAGACGTAAAAACGTATGGGGGATGAGATGAACATGCATGTCCCACAGAGCCTTCAGACGGCTGTGGAACTTTTATACTTAGCTGCAGTGTCGCGGCATATTATAACACCTAGTACTAGTGAACCAATTATTGGTCCTGCACAGGACAATTTATTGGGATTATTTAAATTAACAGATGATAATGTATATTTTACACAAAAAGAAATGATGAATATTTTAGTAGGTATAGAAAAATTTAATGGCTCCTTACCAGAACCATTTTCGAATGATGGTAAAATTATTAAATGGACAGGAAAACAGCTATATTCGATGATTCTACCACCTATTACATTTTATTATCCTACATCAAAAGATAATGAAATTTTAAAAGATGTTATTATTGAAAATGGTATTTTAAAACAAGGACAAATTGAAGACAAGGCTTCTAAAACCATCTTACATTATATATTTAATGATTATGGACATCGAGAAGCTACACGTTATCTTAATGATTTACAACGTATTGTAACTCGTTATATAATTCGCAGTGGCTTTAGTGTAGGTATTAGTGATTTAATTATAGATAAAGAAATTAGAAAGCGTAATGAACAATCGATATTAGAAGGTAAAAAAGAAATAGTAGAATTAACAAAAAAAGTTCATTTAAATATTTTAGAAAATATATCTGATAAATTAGATATTCTTTATGAAAGCAAAGTTAAAGCTATTAACGCTAAAACAACTAAAAATATTATTAATGAAACCATGAAAAAACTTACTTTAGAAAACCGTATTAAATATATTGTTTCTAGTGGTTCTAAAGGTAGTTCAACAAATATTCAACAAATGACATGCCTTTTAGGAGAGCAGACAATTGATGGAAAGCGTGTTCCAATGGGATTTTTAGACAGAACATTACCACATTACCCGCGTTATGATAATGGCGCTGAAAGTCGTGGTTATATTAGTAGTAATTTTGTAAATGGTTTAAATCCACAAGAATTCTTCTTTCATGCTATGGCAGGTCGTGAAGGTGTTATTGATACAGCAGTTAAAACAGCAAATTCTGGTTATTTACAGAGAAAACTTGTTAAATCTATGGAAGACTTAAAAGTCGCACATGATTTTACAGTGCGTGGAAGTAATAATGATATAGTTCAATTTTGCTATGGTTATGATGGTTTTAATGCTACTGAATTAGAAAAACAGAAGACAAATTTTATACAGATTGATATTGATAAGTTGAATAAGAATTATTATATTGATTCTTCTGATAAATTTGAATATGTAATGAAAACAGAACTAGATAAAATGAAAAAAATAGAAGGATGGAAAAATATTATTACTGAATATAATAAAAATATTGAGTTAATCATAGAAGAATTTCATAAGATTTATCCTAAATTTACTAAAATATCGGATATAGTTGTTTATTATCCTGTAAATTTTGGACGTCTCGTTTTAAATACTACTAAACAATTTAAATTAGAAGATATTAATAAAAGTGATATTCACCCAATTGAAATTATTAATACAATAAATGATTTAATTAAATATTGCAGAGTAGGAGAACGCCGTAGTTTAGCTTGTGAAATTCTAATGTGGGATTATTTATCTCCAAAAGTACTATTACGCGATAAGAAATTTAATAAAGTTGCTTTTTTGCATGTAGTAAATTCAATTAAGTCGCGATTTAAATTTTCACTTGCTGAAGGAGGTGATATGGTGGGTCCTCTTGCTGCGCAGAGTTTGGGTGAGAAAACCACACAAATGACATTGAAGAGTGTTGATTGGGAAACTGAAATTATTATTGCTAAGAATGGTGAATTATTAATTCCAAAGATTGGTGAGTTCATAGATAATTATTATGAAGAATGTTTAGCTGATCCAAAAAGAAAAGATAAGATTGAATATATTAATGACGGAACTCAAATATATATACCATTAGATGATGGTAATGATTGGAGAGCATATTCTTGTGATGAAGATGGAAAAGTAATGTGGACTAAATTAGAAGCCATTACAAGACATCCAGTTGTTAATCTAGATGGTTCAGAAACTATTATAGAAGTAGAAACCGAATGTGGTAGAACAGTTAAAGCAACAAAAGGTAAATCTTTCCTAGTTTATGATGAAGCAACAAATAAGATTGTAGATAAATTCGGTTCAGAACTAAAAGAAGGTGACCTATTACCAATTTGTGAAGGTTTGGATTTAAATTTAGATGCTGATAAAGATTATTTTAAAGAAATATCACATTTAGATGTTAAACAATATTTATCACCTAGAGAATATCTTTATAAAGATGAGGTTGATAAAGCACTAATAGAAATGAATAGTGGTGTTAGAACTTGGTTTAAAAACAATCAAGGAATAAAATTTACGATTCCTTATAATAGGAGCGATACATTTAGAGATTCTATTGCACCTTCTGAAGGAACAATGGTTAGAACTAAAGATAAAAATGGAGTCGATATAAAAATACCTAGAACTGGTATATATAATAAGCTTCAAAATGAATGTGTTTATCCTTTAAATATGCGCTCATGTGTTTCTAATATTCCAGCAAATATTCTATTGGATGAAAACTTTGGTTATTTTGTAGGTGCTTATTTAGCAGATGGTATGGCAAATGAATTAAGAATTATTATAAGTAAACAAGATGGAGATTTTATAGCTCCAGTAAAAACATTAATGGAAACTTGGGGTATTGGATATCGTAATGTAGTTTCTACTAAGAAGGAAGCAAATGAAGAAGCAGGAACTAAAGCTTGGGTATCAAATGACCACATTTTCCAATCAACATTATTGGCAGACCTATTAGGAAAAGTATTTGGAAAAACAAGTGATGATAAAATGATTCCAACTTGGATACTACAAACACCAAAAATATTTCTAAAAGGTTTAATAACTGGATATTTTAGTGGAGATGGATGTGTCGGGGAGGAAGGAGACATATCTGTTTCATCAGTTGGTAAAGAAATGTTAGAAATAATTGGACTTATATTAAATAAGTTTAATATTAATTGGACTATTCATTTTAAGAAACAAGATAGAATAAAATTTCCTAATGCGAAAGAGTTTATTTATTGTCTTTCTATTCCTCGTGAATATAATAAAAAATTTGGCGATAATTTTAAATTAAAAATTTCATATAAAGCACAACGTTTATTAGATTATAATATAAATGAAGGTGATAATAGACGTATTTATAAAATTAAACATCTTAATGGTGTAGTTTTTAAAAAAGTAAAAATAATTACAGAATGTCTTCCTACAGAAAAAACATATGGCACTTCCAAAAAGAGGTGGGTTTATGATTTAACTGTTGCGAAAACTCGAAATTTTACAATTAAGACATTGATGTGTGTTTCTGATACTTTCCATTTTGCTGGCATCGGTGAAAAGTCCACAGTTACACAGGGTGTCCCTCGTTTAACAGAATTACTCAGTAATACTAAAAACCCGAAAAACAAATCTTGTGAAATTTTCTTGAATGAAGATTATCGTTTTAATGTGGAATTAGCTGATAAAGTAGCTAATAATATTGAACTAACTACTATTGGTGATGTTTTAGCATCCACCGCAATTTATCTAGAGCCTAATAATAATTATGATAGTGTTTTGGTTGAAGATCGTGAATTCTTAGAAATTTATAAAGTATTTAGTGAAATGGATCCACAATCGGCATTAATACCTACAAATCCTTGGTTAATTCGCCTTGAATTTGATAGGCGTAAAATAATTGATAGAAAAATTACAATGGAAGATATTAATTTAATTTTGAAGACAAATTATCCACAGGCATCATTAATGTTTATGGATGATAACGCAGCAAAATTAGTATTTAGAATGAGACTTGCTTTTCAATCTAATCCTAAAAAAGCAGATGACGATATAATGTTTTTAGAAGACCAAATTAAACAAATTAGTGACGTTATTATAAAAGGTGTTGATGGTATTAGTAAGGTTTATGTATCTAAAGATGAAAATAATCTTTCACAGATTATAGTTAAAGAAAATGGGTCATTTTCAACAAAAAAAGAATATACTTTAAGTACCGATGGTTCAAATTTATTTGATATTCTTATTAGAAAAGGTATCGACAGTACTAGAACATTTAGTATTGATCCAAATGAAATGTATGTAGTCTTTGGTATTGAAGCTGCAAGATTACAAATACAATATCAATTAATTCAAGTATTAAATGCTAGTAGTATTTCTTTGAGTCCGCGACATTTAGATTTACTATGTGATAAAATGTGTCAAAATGGTGATATTATGTCTATTAGTAGACACGGCATTAAGAAGGAAAATATTGGTCCTCTTGCTAAAGCCAGTTTCGAAGAAACAACAGATCAATTGCTGGAAGCCAGTTTATTTGGAGCCTTTGATAATATTAAAGGTGTTTCGAGTAATATTATGGTGGGACAAATTCCTACTTGTGGAACCGGCGATAGTACTATATTATTAGATGAAGATTTATTGAATACTCAGGAAGAAGTCATAGAAGAAGAAATTGTGGATATTAATAAATATTTTACTTCATCTGAATATTGTGATGCTGCTGATATTAAGTTTTCATTGGGAGATATTAATCCTAATGATGGAGAATTTGATTATTATCCAGATGTGGTAGTATCATAGAAATTTTTGCAAACACTTTATTAAAAGATAGCTTTTAGAAAAAAATTTAAATATATTAATTAGATTGTTTAGATTTATAATTTTATTATTTTTTATTGTTTATATCTTTTTCATATTAATATTTTTAAATATAAAGACAAAATTATTCTAGTATCTAGATACATATATTATATAAATTAATATAAGTTTATGATATAATCAATATAAGTTTATGATATAATCAATATAAAAAATGCTTATCATCGATAATCGTGAAGGAAAATTAATTGACTTAATTAAATCAAAATCAACAGATATATTTAAGATACCATATGAATTAAAAAGTTTGCAAATAGGAGATATAGTAGTTTCGAGTCCAACATATCCAGATAAAACCCTTATAATTGAACGGAAATGTATGACAGATATGATTTCTAGTATTAAAGATGGGCGTTATAAAGAACAAAAAGTTCGTCTTCTAGCTGAAGCAGCTAATAATCCAAATACAAAAATATGCTATTTAATAGAAGGTAATATGCAAGATTTAAGATTTCCAAATGAAAAGACAGTTTTCAATGGAAGTATTGTAAGTTCAATATTTAGAGATGAAATTCCATTGATTAGAACAGGTAATTTAAATGAAACTCTAGATATTATTATTAGAATACATGAAAGAATGTCAAAAGATATAACTGATTTTTTTAAGCCTATTAATGCGGAATTTATTATACATAATAATACTACATCTAATAATCAAGATAATGTAGATAATGTAGATAATATAATTAATCCTGATACTATACAACAAACTGATGTATCAGAGAATATCACTAATAATATAACAACTAATACATCTAATACATATCTTAATTCAATAAAAAAATGTAAAAAAGATAATTTAACACCGCAAATATGGAACCAATTATCATTAACAAATATACCTGGTGTAAGCACAAATATAGCACAGAAAATAACAGAAGTTTATCCAAGTATTAGAAAATTATTTGTTGAATATGATAAATGTAATAATAATGAAGAAAGAATTAAATTAATTTCAGAAATAATTCTTACAGATAATGGAAAAACAAAAAGACGTATTGGGGAGGTAGTTAGCAAGAGAATTGTTGAATATTTGTATGAAGATAAAGGTGAAATAAAACTAGCTATCAAATCAGAAAGCACTACAAGTATTATCGCATATGAATTACTTAATTAAAAAGCATCATTTTTATATTTTTCATAAATTATAATTTTATCTAATACATATTGACAATTTTGCCTTTCTTCTGTTTTACAAAGCACATATTTCCAAAATATTTTCAGATATTCTAAAATACTTTTTTTTGATTCATTACTAATATTTAAAATTGGAAAGAAATCTTCTTTATTTGTTTTTGTATTAATATATTTTGTATAAATTGTATCATGTAATTGTTGTCTAAAACTATTTGTATATCCGCTACTTAAATCTATATTTAGAGTTTCAAAAACCAATAACATTTTTAAAAATATCATACCTAAACAAAGTAAATCATATTTTTGTGAAATTGCTAAATAATCGGATTCAGATAATTGTTTAATTATATTACTATTAATTTTTATAGGAACACTATTATTTGTTTTACAGGAACTTATATTAAAAAAAGCATCGTCTTTATAATCTTCTATATTTATGTTCATATCCATACCTACTATATCCTCAGTATTTGTTATATTTAAATTTTTTTTTTTTATACCACATCCTAAACCAAAATCTGTAAATTTTACTTTAACGTTATCAGGATTAGTATAAGTAGATACTAATATCGAATTAGTATTAATATTTTGATGTGCAATATTAGTTTGATGGATTTTAGCTAAACCATGTAAAACAACCTTAATAATATGAAATAATATTTGGTAATATTGTTTATGATTTAATTTACCTAAATATTTTTTTAAATGATTTAAACTATATCCATCAAATATTGGAAATATTGTAAATATTTGATTATCTACAATTTTATGTTCTACACATGGATTAATATGTTCTCGTGTATTTTTATTATTTGATAGATATTTTAATATATTTAGTTCAAATTCCAATTGCTTTTTTTGTTTAATATTTTCATTATCTAATATTATTTTTTTACATATAAACTTTTGATTTCTATGAAATGTATTGTTTTGTTTTGTTTTATAATTTTTTTGATTATCAGATTGAATATTGGATTTATTATTAATTTGATTATCAGTTGCTAGATATAAACTACCTTGTATACCTTCACCTAAATATTTAATAATATTATAATTTTTAGATACATTTGTATTAAATATTGTATTAATTAAGTTTATATTTGCATTATTATTATATAAAAAATTGTTATTTGGATTAGGATTAGAATTTAGATTAGGATTTATATTAGGATTTAGATTACTACTACTATTTGCTGTAATTATAGTATTTATATTTAATTGTTGAGCATTTTCATTAAAAAAAGTTTTTTTTTTAGTATTGCCTTTCATTATTAATAATTAAAATTTATAACTCTAGTTACTAAATACAAAGATAAAACATAATAAAAAAGGAAATAAAATGAAAATAATAATAAATTTACAACATATACTATTTTTACAAAAATAATTTAAATTATAAACTATTTATTGAAAATATCCTTATTATTAAACATATGGTTTACTAAATGGCTGTTCTTGATAATTAAATTTCGGCATCATACTTCCAACATTAGTTAAATTTACAGAAGCTTCTGTATCAGCAATATTACCATTTGGATCTAGCTCTAGAACATTTAATGGTAATCCTCTATCAACTAATCCAGTTAATTTACGAACATTTGGACCATTAGGTCTACAAACACTAATATGACGCTGAGGAACATCCCAATGTACTGGTGGAACATAAGTATATCCTGGAAAATATTGTTTAGCTTGTTTATAATTTCTAACAACTAAATTTTCAGCTTGATCTTCAAAAAGATTATCGTATTGTCCACATAATTTTTTAGTTTGACCATATTCATCAGTTGTTGTATCAGAAGTTTTGTGATCTGTTCCATCTGATGATGGTGTACTAGTACCATATGATGAAGGTGTATTATAATCTACATAATCACTTGGCTTTTTATAAAGACTAGGATTCCATTTACCTTTATTGTAAGAATCCATATTTTTAGTCCATTGTTCTGTATTAGATTTATCATAAAAACTATGATCGTCTCCCCATAAATTTTTAGAAGGCTTCATAGTATCGTCAAAATTTGTACCATCATTTTTAAATACACTGTCCCATTTTGAACTATCATCTGAACTTCCAAAACCACCTTTACCTTTACCAATAATAACTTGAGGTGAAAATACACTTTTAATATCTTCAAAAGATGATTTATTGTTTCCTAATAATTCATCTATATGACTAATGGCATCAATACTTGTATTATTATCTATATTATCTATATTATCTATATTATCTATATTATCTATATTATCTATATTATCTATATTATCTATATTATCTATATTATCTATTGTATCATCAAAACTATTATATTGTTGTTTCTTAATATTAGAATTTTCTATGTCTACATTTTCAACGCTTGTATTTTCTATTTCTGTTGTGTCTAGATAGTCTTTTGAATCTTCTGAATTCATAATTATAGTATCTTCATAATTATTGTTTTGTCTATTGTTTTTACCATTATTAGATGTAAATCCTTCATTTATTGAATCTATTTTAATATAATTATAAGCAGATCTTACTATTGCAACAAATGCAATTGCTAATAAAACATATTCCGCAATATTCATTTTACTATCTATTTCATTATAAAATACTAAAATTGCTACAACTATTAATAGTGCTGCTAGATACATTTATATATATTAACTTATAACTTATATTATTATGTTAATTTATTATTATCATATATATTTTTTTTATCATTTTCACATATTATCAATACAAAATAATACTACAAATAATTATCTATATCTATTATAAACATAATAGATATTTTTAACTAAAAAAAGTATAAAAATATAGTATAATTTATTATATAATGGTTAATATTGTAGGTATCATTGTTGTTGTAATATTTTTAATATTATTAATTTATTTATTAAAAAGTCGTGTAATAGATAATTTTATTGTATTTCTAGACGATGTTGTTATTCCTACAACCTGTTATAATTATTTAGTAACTAATGGTGCAAATTATTTTCTTTTAAATACTAAAAAAATATTAGATGGTGTAAATAATCCTTTACAATTTAATACTAAAGCCGAAGCTATAAATTATTTAAAAAATGCTAAATGTCCAATAAATATTCCTTTTGTAAATTTATTAGTACATAAAAAGATTGAAGACCCAACTGTTTCATTTCAAAGAGAATGTAATAAAAAAGTTGCGCCAAATTTGTTTGATTTAGATATATGTGGTACTTATGGTAGTGATAATGACACAATAACTGGTAAATATATAGAAAAACTTAATAAAATTGAAAATGATCGCACACAGTATAGTAATTATGATTTAGAATCTTGTATGATTGATAGGGCAACAAAAGAAGATCCAAAACTAGATGATACACATTTTAAAGATTATTTTGCAAAATATTTCGATAGAATGAATTCTAATATTGATGAAAAATATTTATATATTACTGGATAAATTTATTTTCTAATGAAAAAATATTTAATTATTCCCAAATTGGATAAATGTCTTTATATCTAGAGTATGGTATATATGATTCATTAAATTATTTTAGTGAATATACAATATTTTTATTATTTTCGTTTGTATTATTTTTAATATGACATAAATATACTCCAATCCAACTAAATAACGAATTTATAATCTTGAAGATTTAAAATGAGACAACATTTACATATTAATTATTAATTTATTAATTTATTAATTTATTAATTTATTAATATTTATAATTATGTTTTTCCGAATATCACATTATTGCGGCTATTTGAAAAAGACGATTAGATAATCCACTACATAATCCACCACATAAGCAAACTATAATTATTGAATTAGACATTTTTTATTGAGAACTAAATAGTAATTCTAGATAGTAATTAGTTTTTAGTTATTAGTTTTTAGTTTTTAGGTTAATTATTACAATATAATAATTATGCCTTAAAAGGAAATAATTTGTCTCTATTCATTTTACAAATTTTACCTTGAGATAATACTTTATAAGTATAATAATTAACTATTAAATATACAAAGCCAAAGAAGAATGCGAATATAGCACTCAATATGCGTTTAAACATTTCCTCATCGGCATTACAATTTAGAGATACTGAAAGACCTAAAAAATTTAGTGTTAGAATTACAACTAAAAATAAATATTTTAATACTAAAATGAAATAATCAGTAATTTGATCTTGCCAGGTAACAGGATTATTAGCACCTGCTGAAGCTGAAACACTTAGTAAATCAATTAGGTCTGTATAATTAGCAGGTGGTGTAGAAGTATTGTCAAATTGTGATTTATTTTGTGATTTATTATTAGATTTAGTTTGCGATTTAGTTTGCGATTTATTATTCGATTTATTAATTTTTTTAGACATAGTTATTAATATATATTAATATCTATTTTTATTAAAATATGGTTATTATTACATTTATTAGATAAAATAAAACATCAAAAACAGCACATATATATTATAATATAAAATACTAAAAAACTTTTTATGAAAATATTAGTAATATAAAAACATCAATAATATAAAACATCAATAATATAACAACTTTAATAAATAAGTTAATTTGCGGTCATAGTGTTAACTTTACCACCCATTATTTTCAAAATTTCATAATTAACTGCAAAAACATATACATGATAGTCATATGTTGTTCCAAGGGGATAATTATATCCACCATTAGGATTAATATTAGTTAAATTTAATAATATTTCTTTATTAGAAATATTTGACATATTAACAGCACCAATAGGTTGTAAACTAGAATTATCTAATGAAAATGAATATGTATATATACCTTCATATGGTATATTTTGATTAGCATTAAAATTTTGCATTTTATTATAAAATATTGAATCTTTACCATCAATTTTAGCAAGAGTATCATTATTTACTACATCTCCTGATGCAATTTCATGTGTTAGTAATTTTAATACTGCAGATTTTAATAGATTTTTAGTCTTATAATATTTTATATTATTCGAATTAATAGTAAGAGGAGATCCGTATGGATTAGAATAACCATTTGAATAAGGTGGAATATCTGTAATATTCCAATTAGTATAATTAGACCAATCATTTACATCTTCCATATCAGTTCTTCTAATCATAAATACTAATTCAGTTACTGGTTTATTAATATCTTTTAGATTAATACTATCACTACCACTACACGTTTGATATATTGCTTGTAATTGTGTAATTAAATATTCATGTGAAGATAATGCAAACCGTTTTCTTTCTTCATTATCTAGAAATACATTATTAATTTCCAGGCGTGGATTAAAATATAAGTCGCTCTGTATTGTTTTCGGTAATAAAAAATTTCCAATAAAATATTTAGAATTATTTTGTGGTTTAATTCTATAACCAGTACCACCGTCACCAGTATAATCAATGAGAGTATATAATTCATTAAGGCGTCTAAATGTAAAATTTATATATATAATTGTTTTTTGTATTGAAACTAATGGAAAACTCATCGATGCAAATTTATTAAACCAAAATATAAGTGGTAAATATATTTTACGATTAATAATTGATGGTGCATAAGTAGTTGATGGATATTGACCGTTATTTCCAGGAGCGTTAGCAGGGTCATACATTTCAGGAACATTTCCAATCATTTCATAATAACCTTTTTTCTTACCTTCATCATAATTTAATTCACTATAAGCATGAAACCATTCGGAATAATGTTTATCTACATTTTGATTTGTATCTATCTGAAGACTTACACTTTTAACAATATATTCACCAATTCTTTTTATCCATTGAAATTGATAATTAGAATCTGAATATATGTCTGGTAATTCTAATGTTAAATACATATCACGCACAGCATCACCATCACGAGGGAGTTGAAAAGTTATCTTTGTTTCAGTATCAAATGAAAGTGCTGTTGAATTAGCAGCAATAGGTTGATTGGTTATAAATTGTGTAGCGAAATTTGTATATTTCTTATAAACGGATTTGAAATGTGTTATTTGTGGATTCAGAGTAAGAAATGCCATACGATCGGCATTTCCATATTCTAATTGTATAAGTGCTCCTACTGTCATTTTGTATTTGGATTATTTAGATTATGTGGATAATTTAGATTATTTGAATTTTTTACTTATTATATTGTATATTTACTATATTTTATATTGATTTCTTTTTTATTTATAATATACGTTATAAAAATTGAATTTCTTTTACTAATGATTAAACTATATTACTGATTACTGATTAATTATAATTATATTAAGATATATTAATCTTTATATTTTATATTCACATATCCAATACTAAAAATGGCTACAGCTTTATTTACAACTACTTATGAAATTATTAATATATATAAAACATCATCAGAACATAAGAAGTTTATTGCTGATTTGGAAGAAACATTTATGGATGAATATAATTTGCTAGTACCTAATATATCTGAAGCCAAACTAGAAGCAAATAGTGAAATTTATTTTAAAATAACCAACCGAAAAGAAAATCATAGAGGATTTCAATATAAAGATGGTATAAATATTAATACAGAACCATTTATCCCAAGTGGTTGTTGTTCTGGTGGTGGTTTATATTTTACCTCTTTGAAAAATTTACATATGTTTTCGCAGTTTGGTGTCAATATTCGCCCAATCATCGTACCAAGTACCGTGTCGATTTATGATGAAGTATGTACAATGACTTCAGATGGGCATAACAGGTGTCATAAATATCATTATAAATCAAAAGCTCCAGCAGTATATATGTTGCCGAAAATCAAAATAGGTTCTGATGAATCCATAAAGTTATTGTATAATCATATCACCAATTTAACGTATAATCCTAAAACACCTACAGATCAGAATAATTTGTTTATTATTAGTAGAATGTATTTAGCGAATAATGTATATTATCTAAATATGTATGAGGAATATTATACTGACCGATATTTAGATATTAAAGGAAGTTTGAATGTTTCTAGAAAAGATATATTAACAAAATCTATTATACCACACTATGCTAAACACAGGGTATTTCACCCCGAACATAAACAAATTATTCATTGTAAAGTGAAAGAACTAATTTCATCAAATAAATGTGATGAATTATTTGACCTTATATATAATAAAAAAACATTTCTTCATTGGTTTTATTATAAACCTACTAATAAGTTGTATTATGATAGAACATTATATATTTGTGAACTATTTTATATCTTCTTGAAAACTCAAGATAAAATATTCTTACTCTTTATGAAAGATGAGTATTTACCAAGAGTTATGAATGATCCACATATTGTAAAAGCACAAGAAACTTTACAAAATAAACATATTAATATGCCTTTAGCAATTGAAAATATTAAAGCTGATATTAAATCTTCGATACACGAAAACATTTACAAAGTAATCTTAAAATATGGTGGAATCATATCTGGTTCATTTGCATTAAAACATTTAATTGGAGGAGACTGGAAGTGTCATGATGTTGATGTATATTTACCAGCAATAAACATTACACATAGAAGTGATATATATCATATAATTGCTAAAGACTTATGTCCTGAAATACGAGAAATAGGTATTTATGATTGTGGTAGTGGTAATTTACAATCATATAATATGAGTAATATTGATTCAGTTGTTGATATTTATCAAATTCATGGCATTAATATACAGTTCATTTTTACAAAAATAGACCCATATGAATTTATAAAAGAAAATTTTGATTTTGACTTTTGCAAGGTATGCTATAGACCAGAAACCGAGAGTTTTAACATCGCTCATCCTAATTTAAATAATATTCAATCAGGTCGTATTGAGACTGCTTATATGGATAAAATTTCTACATTTAATATGGATGATAGCTTTTCAGTATATCGCGCATCAAAGACATTAGATAGACTTAATAAGTATATTGAACGAGGATTTACTATTTCTAATCTAGATGAATTCTTTGTATGCATTGAGAAATTATTTGAAGATTCTTAGAAGATTATTAGAATATTCTAAGAATATTAGACATATTAGGATACTATAAAATTATTATGATAATAAATATGATATTTTTTTAGATAATATATAAATGATAAAAATTAAATTTTAGTAATTAATAATTACTAGTTGGTTGGTAGTTGATTACTAAATGTTGATTGATTATATGTAAATAATGGGTCACGCTCTGGGTAACTGTATGTTGTATAAACGTTTTGATTTATTTTAGATACAGTAAAACCATTAAATTCAATATCAATATTTGTAATAGGTGTTAAATTAATTGTATCTACATTAATATTGCTAGGTAAATAATTATTTTCATTTCCTAATGCGAATGTTCCACTTGTGTTATCTAATTTAAATCTAATTAATTTATTATTACTACTAGAATTAACCATTTGAGAATTATAAACACTATTATTTAAAGATAATGAAATATTTGCAGTCGTAGTATTTCGAGATAATGTTCCATAAAAATCAATACTATCTGTAGGAGCATTCATAGGTAATGAATAAGTTGTAAGATATTTTGTAATATTAGTATTAATTGGTATTCTGTCAGGTATTTCACCAGAATCTAGTAGTTCAAAGCCTTGAATATTAATACTAATATCATTTTTATAATAAACACTTGGATTATTTGGAGGATACATAATTTGAATTCTTGGAAACTTTGTTTTATTATCTAGATAAATTTCATCTCCTACATGAGGAATGATACTTGCATAATCATTGACATCAAAGCTTGATGTTTGTGTTGTTGGGTCATATGTGAAGTTTGGAAACGTAAATCCACTTAAATATAACCAATAAGAAATTTTATAAGGATTTGGAATAATTATTTTTTGAATACAATAAGGAGTATTTAAAATGAAATAATTATTATTCTGTGTTCTAATTGGTTGTTGAATTAATGTAGAATAAGCATCATTTGTTGGAACAATATAATAGCCTTCTGTAATTGGATTGGTTGTAGTAGTCATTTTTATTAATTAACTAACTAAAATTATATAACAATATATATTTATTAATTGTTTTACTATTACTAGATATTTTGTTTTTAAGTATATTTTTATTAATTAATTATAAAAATTGAAATATTTATTAATATAAATATTAATACATTATAATTAAATATATTTTATTAACTATATTTGTAAACATTTTAACTTTGAAAATGAGTATTGCCATTGTTGGTTCTAGAGACTTTAAAAATTTTGACTTTTTAGAAAAAACAATTTTAGAAAATTATAAAATAGAAAATATAACAGAACTAATATCAGGAGGTGCTATAGGAGCCGATACTCTAGCAGAACAATTTGCTATTAAACATTCAATTCCAATGTCTATATTCAAACTAGATTGGGATGTATATGGTAAAAGTGCTGGATATAAGAGAACTTCGTTAATTATTGATAACTCTGATGAAATAATTGCTTTTTGGGATGGTATATCAAAAGGAACTAAACATTCAATAGATTTAGCTAATAAAGCTAAGAAGAAACTTATGATTGTAAAATATTAAATTATATAAATGGATATGGATATGGATAATAAAAAATTGATTTTTTTATTATAATATTTTTTATTATTATTCTTTATTATTTATAAAATTTGAGATTATTGAAATTAATTTTATAAAAATGGAAGGTGCTTCTAGTCAAAATGAAAGCGATTTAAGAAGTCTATTAGCAATACAACCTAATGGATATACTTGTTTAGATTATTATGGATTTTGTCAATTATCTGCAAATAGTTGTGATTATGCTATTAAATGGCTTTTACTTATCGAAAATCAAGGGCATATAAGATATAATTATTTCTGTATGAATGAAAATGATAAAGTCATTGACTTTCTATTTGCATCTTTTAAAAATCATACTTGGTATGATAAAATATTTCCGGCATTTTTACATAAAAATAAAAATCCACGAGCGAAAGGATTAATAGAACTTTATCTCAAAAGATGTGGTTTTGCAAATCGTAAAGAATGTATAACATATTATGCCGAACAAAAAAATCTACATCTAGATATATAAATTATTTTATAAACAAAATAAATTTTTATATATATATAGTAATATATTCTATATTCTAATACTTAAAAACAGTTTGACCTTTTGGGATTTTATTTTTTTGTATTTTAAATTTATTGAAAATGGGTTTTGCCATTACTTCTAACGGCACAGCATTATGACAATTATGAGCTATATCAATGTATAATTGAAAGGCATCTTCATCATAGCACAAACTATTACCATATTCATCTAGAGTTATTTCCTCTACAAATGTTCGCACTTTATCTAAATTATCCAAATGTTGAATAACTGTTGTTCCAAGTCGCACCAAATCAAAGCTGGGATTGGGTTTGTTTTCACAGTTTTTCAAGCTACCGTCAACGGGATAATCATACTGTCCACAAGCATCTCCATCATCTTTAAATTGGTCGCTAAATATCCAGCGATCACCGAGCTTAAATGTACCACGTGCAAAATCGATAATCTTTGTAATTTTTCCAAAGGTTGGGACACGATAGTGTGTATTACCAATTTGAAAATATAGGAATTTAGCATTTGTCTTTTTAAACATAATATTACTAGAATGTAAATCATTATGTACGAAATTAAAATATTTCTGAGCTACTGCTAATCCAAATGACACTTGAAAGAACATACTAAACCATTCAGTTTCACTCATATTATAATCTTCATCTAATAAGTCATCTAGAGTTGAATCTAGCTTTTCCATTAGTGAAAGACTTACGGGCATCTTCTCACACTTAATGAAGTATAGATTTCCACCATTATCATCAAAATCACCAAATGACATATTATCTTTATCTACATCACTTAATTCTTCAATAAAATCATCTACTTCAACAAGGTCAGTTATGTTATTTGCGAGGGCTTCAGCCCCTCGAGCTCCCTTGTTATCATTAGTATTATTAATATCTAAATTATTTAAAATGTTATCTAAATCAGTATTACTGATAATAATATCGGTAGTAGCATTATTATCTTCAGCATTTATTTCAATATTTGTTTTGGATTCATCAACATCACCTCCAGTTTGATTATCAATATTAGTACTATTATTATTGTTATTATTATCTGGGATAGGTTCTTCAGTGATATCTAATTCTAAATCTTCATCATCCATATTTTTAATAAAATCACAGTTACTACTATCATTAGTATTATTAATATCTAAATCATTTAAAATAGTGTCTAAATCAGTATCAGAAGTAGTAAAGTCACTAGTTTTAGAAGATGGATTTTCTGTATTATCATCTAAATCATCATTTTCACTTGAATGTTTGAGTGCGGGATTTTCTAAATCCTGCTTTTCTATATCTTCATTATCTGTATCATCTTCACTAGAATTATCACTTTCGCTTTCGCTTTCTTTATTATTATGCGGACTCATAGGTTTGTTTAATTTTTCCAACATAGAATTTTCATATTCTTCAACTTCATCATTTTCAATAATTAATAAATCAAAATCATTTTCTACTCTATCTTTAAACCATTTAGTTCTAGCAACACTTTCATATTCATCTGTAATATTGTGATGATAATTAGGATCATCACCATTAATACATCCATAATAATAAGGGAATGAAGGACATTTTCCAGACTCAACTAGTTTATTTCCAAGATATAGGAACAAAGATTCTACATGCCCGCTATTATTATATGAATTTAGTTTATTCATTGTATTTTTGAGAGCTTCATCGTCAATATTTTTATTTTGTATTCTAGCAGGAATTACATATTCATCTTTCATAATTTTTAATGGTTCTAGAAGTGCAGTTTTTTTAATATGTATTGTTTCCTCATTACAAGTTTTTTCACCAGTAGCCTTATTGACTCTCTCAATAATAGCAGTTGCCATATAAGTATTATTAATAGCTTCTTCGATTTCGGCATCATCATCAACTAAAGATTCCTCAGAATCACTTTCTTCTTTCTCTTCATTGTTTGTAATATCAATATCTTCTTTACAATTTAATACATTATTGATATCAGTATCATCTTCGCAATCGCAATCTTCGGTAGTATTATTATTATCATTATCATTATTTTCTAGACTAGAATCATCTTTTCCATCTTTACTTCCTCCAGAATGATTTGATTTATTATCGGATTCGTCTTCAGTATCAAATTCTTCATTATCACTATCTACTAGTTTACATAAAATTTGTTTGCATTTAAATTTGCTATCAAATATTACTCCTCTTAATTCTTCAGCTGACATATTTTCATCATCTAGAACCTTTTTATAAATTGGATAGAAAAATTTGGGATTTTCTATATGTAGTTTTTCTGTAACTGATTGAAACAATATATTACAATCTTCATCAGATAAAGTTGTTGTAGGCATATTTATTTTTGACATTTTATTAGGATTATATATTTATAGAATTATAGATTATTATATTTATAGATTTGTATATTTAATATAATATTATTATCTGATTTTAGTTTATTCTTAATTACGAAATATAATATATATATTATACGAAAAAATATGTTTAATATGTTTATGTTTAATAAGTTTAATATGTTTATATTTTATTTGTCTAGAATCAAATAAATATTTATCTATATTTATTATAATAAAAAGTAAAAGAATAAAGTAAAAGTAAAAAGAATAATTATAAAGTTATTTTACTCAAATTATATTCTAAATATATTATAATCTAATCTATTATAAAATAATAAATAATAATATTTTTCCAAAATGAGCACTAACCAATTGAACTTCGATAATAATAATACTATGTTACAACAAGAGCGCAACTGTGTAAACTTTGACGGCTCCAAGAAATTTAATGTAAATTATAAAGCTATGTCCCACGATGATAAATGTTTTATCGACATCGATACACGTCAATCCATTGGTCCAGGCAATTATACAATAACTAACTTATTCGATTGTCAATGTCTAATGCCAGACACTGTAAAAAATGCAACTGATAATTTGTCTATGCCTTTTAAAAATGGTGTTGGTACAGAGGCACCTTGTGTTGTTGATGAGGGAAGTCGGCTTCGGGTCGGTTTACATAAGAAATTTCCTAAGTGTCCTCAGCAATTATTTGAACGTCCCTACAAGACAATACCGCTAATGTCAAAAGGTGTTTTTGTCCCAGATTCTGAAAGTGAATTAATTTTCGCGGAAGACACAAAAGTTAAGCGCTCATGCAATTCGCTTTCTGGTGTGAGCATCCCCCATCAATACACGTGTTTAATTGACCACATTTCGTATAATATTCAAAACGAGCAACATATTGTTCAGGAAGCAGTTGAACCTTCGTGGCGCCGAGGCGGAAATGACACTAGATTGGTAGTCCGCGATTATGACTACAGTATTCGTTGTAATAAGGCTTATATGAATAAATCTACTAATCCAGATTTCTGGGTTAATCATAAAGGAAGCCTTTTATCTCAATAAAAAAATAAAAGTTTAAAAATTTAATATATTTTCAATTATTAAAATATTTTTTATATTTGTTATCATTTATAAATTCAGTCCATTTATTATAAATTATTTCATTTTTCATATTAAATTGTTTTTTACTATAATTAGTCGTTTGATGTGATAACCATTGTGATAAAGATTTAATATATTTATCAATATCATTTGACGAAGGTCTTTTATTATATTCATCAATATATTTTTTAACATTATATAAATTCTTATTAAAAATCTCTTTTATCGTAGGTAAATTGAAATATTTTTTATATTTATTATCATTAATAAAATCAGTCCATTTTTTATAAACATTATCATCCTTCATATTTTGCTCTTTTTTTAAATAATTATATTGTTGTGTGCTAATCCACGTTCCTAAAATTTTTATATTTTTATCTTTATTTGATGTTGAAGGTTTTTTATTATTATTATCAATGTAATTTTTAATTTTTTTTAAATTTAAAGTAAAATCTTCTTCCATAGTTAATATTTTACAATGTTCTTGATATTTCTCACTATTAATAAGTTCATTCCATTTATTATAAATATTTTCATTTTTCATATTTTTTTCTTTTGTTTTAAAATTATTATTTTGAGTATTAATCCAAGAACCTAAATATTGTATATTTATATCTTTATTGGTAGATGATGGTCTTTTATTATTTTCATCAATATATTTTTTAACTTTATCTAGATTTATATTAAAACTTTCTTCCATTGTAAATACTTTAAAATATTCTTTATAGTTTTCACTATTTATAAACTCAGTCCATTTATTATATATTTTATCATCTTTCATATTATATTTTTTATTATTATAATTTGATATTTGATGTTGTAACCATTTAGATAATTTTGTATCGTTTATATTTGTTTCTGTTGGTCTTTTATTATTTTTATCAATATATTTTTTAACTTCATTCAAATTCATAATAAAATCTTCTTCTTGAGATTGAAAATATTGTTTATATTTATCATTATTTATAAATTCAGTCCATTTATTGTATATATTTTTATCTTTCATATTAAATTCTTTATTCTTATAATTTAATAATTGTGATGAAATCCATTCACCTAAGAAATTTATATTTTTATCTTTATTTTTAGGTGATGGTTTTTTATTATTTTCATCAATATATTTTTTAACTTTATTTAAATTCATTATAAAATTCTGTTCCATATTAGGTAATATAAAATATTGTTTATATTTTTTATCATTTATAAATTCAGACCATTTATTATATATATATTCATATTTCATTATTAATTCTTTTTTTTTATAATTTGTATTTTGAGTAGAAAGCCAACTTCCAATATATTTAATATCTTTATTTACATCTATATTAGATGGTCTTTTCTTATTTTCATCAATATATGTTTTTACTTTATTTAGATTTATATTAAAATTTTCTTCTACTGATAATATTATAAAATATTGTTTATATTTATCACCTTTGATAAATTCATTAAATTTATTATAATTATTAATATTTATCATAGTACATTTTATTTGATTATAATTTGTAATTTGACAAGAAAGCCATTTTCCCAATCTTTTGATATCAAGATTTTTATCTTTATTAGTAGGTCTCTTTTCATTCTCATCAATATACTTCTTAACCATTTCCAATTTCTCCATCCAATTCCCCGCCACTTTAAAACCAATAACTATATCTTCTAAACCTTTATTCTCTTTAACCTCAACATCTGGTGTCATTAAACTTTTATTCTCGCTAGAAACATTTAATCTCCGCACTTTTGAAAAAGAGAATTTCGAATCGAATTCTTTTATATGAACCATAAAATCAAGTAAATCCGTCTTATATTCTTCAGCCCAAAGAAATATTGTAGCAATCTTATCAACATTTTCAGCATCTTTGCGATTTGCTCTACACAAACGCTGAATATTTCTAATTTTAGATTTGCTTGGATATGCTATAAATATTGAATCGCATTTAGGAATATCAATACATTCATTAAGTATATCAACGCTGCAAATAAAACTATAATCTTCAAAATTTGCAAATTTCTTTAATTTAAATGCTCTTTCAGCTTTCAAATCGCTAGAAATAATATAAGTGCAATAATTCTTTATCGCAAAATAGTTTTTACATTGTTCGTTAATAATTTCAGTCATTTCTTTACATTCCGCTTGACTTTGTAAATAAATAATACATTTACGATTACCTAACTCCAAACAACCTTTAATGAGATAGCGTGTTTTAACAACTAATTCTTTATCATAGTCTTTTAAATTACATTCTTTATATATTTTTTCAATACCTTCATATTTAGATATTGATAAAGTAGGAACAATAATTCTATAATCAGAAACTCTTTTTTGCTCGATAGCATCACTCATTGAATAAGTATAATCAATTTCACCAAATATATTATTATCTATTTCATTATCTTCATCATTTTCGAATAATCTAGGTGTAGCGCTCATAAACATAATTCTAGCATCACTATGTAATAACTTATACATTTCTGTTACGAGGGCTCCCGTTGCGAGGGCTTCAGCCCCTCGAGCTCCCTTGTCCTCTTCAAAATCTTCATCATCCTCTTCATCAGTTTCATCATCCTCTTCAACAGTTTCATCATCCTCTTCAAAATCTTCCTCTTCATCTTCCTCTTCATCATTCTGTCCATAAACATCTTTATAACAAATATTATGAAATTCATCAACAATAACATAACAATTATCTATTAGCTTTAACTCTTTAATTTCATTAATAATATCAATAGATTTATATGTGCAAAATAAACAGAATTTTGCATTAGTTTTAATAAATTCCTTAATATTTTCTATATTTCGTCCATCATTATCGCTATCTATAATAAGCATTTTATAATCGCTAGACATTTGACTAGCAAAACGCATCATATTTTGTTCGCAATAAGCTTTTAGCGGAGCAATAATAATATTTTGCTTATAATCTTTAGCTAACATTATTGAGACTAATGTTTTGCCTGTTCCACAAGCCATTTGTAAGATTGTTCGATGCTTTCCTTTCAAAGCATTATAAGCGTCTATTTGATTTTGATGAGGTTTTAATATTACGGTTGAATTTTCCTCTTCATCATCAACATCTAAATTCATTAAATCATATTTCCCTTCTTCAAACTTAACTTTCAAATATTTAACATTATCATTAGTTAAATTATGATTTATTAAATTAGTGCTTAAATCATTTGTATGAAATACCAAACCATTAACAAATTTGGAATATCTATACATCATAAAGTAAAAAGTGCCTAAATCCTCAGCTCGTAATGTTCTAGAGTCATTATAATTTTTACATTGAATTATACTATATTTATCAGTTCCGTCGGCATTTGTTTCTAGAGCTAATAAATCAGTTCCAAAGTCTGGTAATCTATTTTCAATATGTTCTCTTTTTCTGGTGAGTCTGGCTGTATTCCAATCATCCATAATTTGAGATTTAAGTAATTCATATTCTGGAATGTTCTTCCAAAGCCAAACATTTTTATAAGTAGTTAAATTTTGAAGATGATAATAAATATATTTTTCATACAAATCACCTTTTTCTTTATTGGTTATAAAGGTTTCGGTGATAGTTTCAGTGCTTGTTGATATGATAGGTATAGTTTTCTTTTTTATAGTAATAGTTTTTTTAGAAGTCATTTTTTATAAATACTCATATTACATAGGTATTTTATAATAATATAGATATATAATATAATTTTAAATCAATTTTTAAACATATTGAATTGTTTAACTTAAAGAAAATTCTTTCATAAGAAAGAAGTAATAATAGAAAAAATAAGGCAGGCAAAGCAAAGCAAGGGGGTTGTCTGTAAGCGGACTCGAACCGCTGACATCTGCTTCATAAGAACAGCGCTTTCTGCCAACTGAGCTATACAGACTTCCCCAATTAGTATATAATACCTTATCTTTAAGTTCAATTTTTTGTAATTTAATTAAATATTAAATATTAAATAATTAAATTAAATAATAAATATTAATTAAAATTAAATAATAAAAATTAAAAATTTAAAATATAATCACTATCCAGAATCCAGACTTCAAACTAAAAACATTCTTCACATTCACACATAATATATGTTGAAAACGCGCTATATTTAGAATAATCATCTAGCTTTACATTAGAATATTCTGTTATACATATTTCAATATGTTTAATTAGTCCAGATTGTTTATCCATAACAACAGCTACATACTCTTTATGTTTTATTTCTAGAGGTGTATCAAATTCTACCATATCATATGATTTTTTATAATAATATATAGCAACATGATGAAGTTTATAATAAAGTTTTGTCATTTTAAACCTTTATAAATGTATTAATGTATTATTCCTTTAGACAATCTAGATACAAAAACATTCAATTTTTTATTCACAATTTATTTATTGTTTTTGGCAACACTATATAATTTTTCCAATTGCGCATAATTTATATTAAAATCATTACACTTATTTTTATCTCCAGAATTATCTCCAGACGTTCCAGACTTTTCATCTGTTTTTGTCTTAATAATCTTCTTTATCCAATCATTTTTATAATTAGTATAATTAAACCCTATACATACTTCTTCATCTCTCCCTGTAACATTATCTTTAGCATTATCTTTAGCATTATCTTTAGCATAATCATCTAAATTTTTTTGAGGCTCTAGAGTAGACATAATTCTAATATTATGTATAAAATTTAAAATTGTTGAAATATTCATTCTACAAACTATAAAGAAATAAAAAATGTAAATAAAACTAATTAAACAATCCTAATAACCTAATAACCTAATAAAATATTAATTACTATCTCTATCACTACTTTCACTATCTTCATCAGAATCATCTCTATCACTATTTAATTTCATTGACATATCGTGATCTTCCTCATCATCGAGAGCATCATCATCCATCTTGTTTTTGGCACGGCTTTTTTCTAAAAAGCTGTCCTTGTCATTATCAATTGATTTTAAAATATCATCAAAACTATATCTCAATTTACTAATTTTTGATGCGCTGATGCGAGTTGCGCGTCGCGATTCCAATCTATCTTCCTTTGCAATATTTTTCAGTTTCTCTTCAATATCATCACATATTTGCTCTTTGGTTTTATGCTCAATACTAATACCAAAATTATCTACGGCAATATGTTTCAGTTCTTTCAGACCTAATCCGCCTCTATTGGGTGTTTCCTTACATAATTTTATATCACTTGTATAAGCCATATTTAATTTTCCTTCTTTTTTAGAATTAAAATTTATAGAATCGTTATCTTCGTCGTCATCTTCATCTTCGAGGGCTCCAGCTAAAGGGGTTTCAGTCCCCTTAACACCCTTGTTATATAATAAATCCTGATCTTTTAAATCAATATGTTCTTTATTATATTTAATTCTTTTAATTTCTTTAGTAATATGCTTACATATAGCTTCTTTTTGCATTTTTTTATTCTTTATATCTTCTTCAGACAAACCAAAATAAATAGTAGCTAATTCTTGTAATTCTTTAGAGGAATACCCACCTTTACTTTCACCTTTACCACAATTATCAATATCTTTATTATCTTTACCAATATATGCTTCTAATTTCATATCATCTGTAATATTTTTACTACCTTGTAATTTAATTTCTCTAAATTTATTATTAATAATTCTACATAAATCATCTTTCATTAATAGTTTAGTATCATCACCCTGACCTTTTTTCAATTGACTATGGGGAATCTTTAAATGCTTTACACCAAAATTATATAATTGATTTCTACCATATCCACCTTTAGATGGTGTAAGATTTATACGGCAATTATAAGGAACATAGTTTTCTAATGTTAATTCTGGGAGGTTTTTTTCATCTTCTTCTAAAGGTATAATAAATTTTTGAGTCTTAATAGGTGAGTGACAATAACCTTTATCGAATTTTTTAGAAACAGCTTTATTAATATTAAATTTGCCATTATACCATTTACCAATACGTATATTTTCATATTTATCTGCTGCGCGCAATAATTCATTATTTACTTCATCTTTGTTATTATCACCCTTGTCACCTTTATCACCCTTGTCACCTTTATCACCTTTTATATTTTTTTTAGTTTTTCTAGAATTATATTTAATAGGACACCAACTAAAAAAATCGCCATTTTTATCATCTCCTTTATCATCACTTTTAACTTCATTACAATCGTACATTAATTTATACTTTTTGTGAGATTCATCTACAGGAACCTCCTTGTTTGATGAATTTTCTAAATCCTTCTTAGAATGTTTGTGGGGTATACTTAATAAATCCTGCTGCTCAATAAAAGGAAAATCGCATTTACCTGTTTTATATTCTTTTTCATCATCATCACCTACAGCATCAATTTCAATTACATTAAGCGCTTGTTTAGTAGTTTCTATTTTTTCAGGACAATAACCCCATTTATCAGGTCGTCTATTAACATTGAAGTCTAATTTTGTGGGACACATATATCCATTATTTTTAGGAATACATTGATAGACATATTTTTTACGAGTTTTATCAAAAAATGGAAATACACATTCACCTAAATTATTATTATTATCGTATACTCCATTTTTATTAAATGGTGTTGTATAAATTTTATCTTCTGTAAAAATGTTTTTAATACTTAAATCAACAACATCATTTATAACTGTATTCATAATTTTCTTCAATTCGTTAATATTAGTTTTTTCTAAGTCAAAATCATCATTTTTATTAAAAATATGTTCTTTGTCGTTCTGTAAAAATTCTGATAATGATATATCTTTTTTTAATTTAGAGTGAATACCGCTTTCTAAAACATGTGTTAATTCATTTGCTAAATCTGCTGGATTAAATAATATTTCATCTGGATTTCTAAATATTTTATTACGCATATTAAATTCTGGTATAAAAGAACCTTTAATGATTTCTGATGATTCAATTTTATTATTAATCAAATCATTTGCTAAAAGATAACTAAAATATTCTAAATTTTTTATATCCATATCTAGATAACATTGTTTAGCTTCATTATCATATTTGCAAAAGTTAGATTTACATTTATTAGCTTTTTTTGTTCGTGAACATACTTTTAATACAATTTGATTTTTCTGTGGTGATGACGATGAAGAAGTCTTATCTTTATTATCACCTTTACCTTTTTTATCTTTTTTATCTTTACCATCTTTACTACCTGAAATTCTCTTTTTCATAATATTAATAATTGTATTTACCAATTCATTAATTGTATTATTAAAATCGCCACCACCACCTTTTTTATTATAATTAATTATAGAAGCCTCTAGAGCTAGCTTTGAATTTCGTGATGTTTTTTCCTGTATTATACGACTAAAATCAAATTTGAAATAATTATATATAAAATCCTTATATATTGAATTACTAATATTAATAATATCAATTGTCGGACTTATTTCCAGTTGAAAATCAAAATATGCTGGTCTGAACAGACTTTCAATACGAGGGTCTTCATTTGATTTCAATTCACCATGTTTAATCATTAAAATTTTTATTTCAGTAATCCGTTTTAGAGTATATTTCTCAGGGATTACTGGTACTACTAAATTGTTAACAAATTGGATACTAGTAATTAAACCTTTTAGTTCATCATAAAATATTTTTGAAATCTTATAATTATATTGTGCTAGGAGTTTTGCGAATGGGGTTGACTTTTCTGTACTGAATATATTAATGTATTTATTTATAGATATCATATCTTCATTTTCTAGAATCTTAAATTTATTAGTAATATGTTTAACTTGAATAGCAATAGGATAAATTGGAATTAATAGGTCGGCAGCTTTTATAAATTCTATTTGTGTTGTTGTAAAAGCAATTTGATTTACAGGTAAAATTTCAATTTCCTCTAAATCTTTAATAAAATTAGTAGTATTCTGTTGATATGTAAATTTGCAAATATTTTTATGTAAAACTGCGAGATTTAATATTGAACTGGTTCTATCTTTAGTTAATTCCAAAAGTTTTTTATTAGTTATTTTATTTTCAAAATGATTAAATGAAGACGGGCTTAAATTAATCTTATTAATATCAAAAATACCTTTCACTGTAGTATTTTTATATATATAATGTATATGAACTAATGGAACAAAATGATATTTAGATTCTTTAATTAGAATTATATATTTAGTGCGCTTTAAATCATAATAAGGATTACACATTAGTTTTGATGTTGTTTTATCAAAAATTAAAATATTGGCACCTTCTTTGTTTAACCATTCTATTGGTTTGCTAAATAAATCTAGAAAGTGTGTATAATTTTTATATTCGTTTTTATCTAGAATATGTGCGATAAAATTATAGAATGATTTGAATATTTTATAGGCAACAAATATCTTTTTTAAATTTGATATGCTTTCAATTATATTTTTTCCAATTTTACCATCATTACCATATTTACTATCCTTATCAAGTTTTGATTCAATATTTTCAGTAATTGTATTATCTATAATTTTTTGATTTATTGTTTCAATATCATTATATTTTAATTTACTTACCATTTCTTTATCTATATTCATTAATTCAAAAACAATATGATATGTATCTATAAATGTTATAAATTGTTCATAATCATCTAAACTATTTGGTAAAATGTTACTAGCAGAGAATATATCTATTAGTTCTCCATTATTTAATACAATAAATACATCTGGGGTTAGTTTTGTTATTATTAGATTTTTTAATGCTACTAAACTTGTATTAAATATTACTGAAAATGTTTCTAGAATATTATCTTTTTTATTTTGTTCTACACCACGTCGTAAAAACACATTACTAAATTCTATTAGCTGATTTTGTGTTTGGTTAAGAAATAGATTATGATTATTATTAATCATTATATTTAGATTTTTTGGTATTAGACCAAAGCGGCATTTATCCAAGTCAGATGTTTCGCTTAATATGTATTGTTGTTCAATATTATTTGTACATATTATAATATCTTCTTTATTGTGTTTTATATTATCTTTTTCATTGACATTGACTTCTTCTTTTTCTTCCTGGTCTTTACATTCCTTATTACTAGCAAGTTTATAAAACTGTTGTATATTTTTTATATTAGGGTCGATATCAAATGGTTTCTTAATACCACAACAAGGAGCGCATAATTTTTTAGGATGGTCTTTTAATTGAGCTAAATAAGGATATGCATCTTTTTCAGTTTTCTTTAATATTTCTGGCCAATCTTTATTTTTTGTTGCATCTTCCCATGTTGTATCTGAAGTAGGTTTTCTGATAATAACAGAATTTTGTTCACTAATTGGCATTTTATTTCTATATTCTGGAGGTATTGCTTTTCCATTAGTATATGGGCTTCTTAAACCATTTTCTATAAATTTTTTAGCAGATATTGGTTTATTTGCTTTAGCATCCCAAATACGAGGACAAATATAATAATTATTGCGATATTTTATATAACCTGTAAATGCTTCTGGGTCATCATAACTATCTATATCTTTTTTAGAAACTATATATGGTTGGTGCATACCTTGTGTATGGCATATTTTATTATACGAAGATTCTCCTTTACCTACAGTTTTCGGATTATATAATTCTTTATCATATGATGCGCGCATAGCACTCATATATTTGCTATATTTTAGTTTTTTGTTTTTTGTTAATGATTTATTTAATTCAAATGTCTGTATATGTTCATCGTGCTTATCATTCTTTCCATCTTTTCCACCATCTTTCTTATCTTTGTCAGGTGATTGGTCTAATTGAATTAATTTAGCTAAATCTCTGATATCAATATCTTCATAATCTTCTTTTTTAGATTCTTTATTCAAATCTAAGTCTAAATCTAAGTCTAGATCCAAATTCAAGTTTAAGTCTATATCTAAATCTAAATCTTTATCAAAATCTAAATCTAATTGACCGCGTTGTAAATTTATGTGAGATGTTATAGATTTAGATAATTTAAATATTGATTGTTTTTTATCTTTTTTTTTATCTTTTGTATCATCTTTTATTTTATCTTTTGTATCATCTTTTACTTCAATATCTACTGTTTCTAGATTATTTTCCAATTCATAAGCTATATTAGAAAATATTACTTTGAAATAAAATAATATTAATTTAACTGAATAATATTTATCAATATTTTCAAAATGAAAGTCAATATTACCATCAAAATTAATTTTAATAGTCACTTGTATTCCATATGATAATGGTTCATTTGTTTTTAAAATATGGGAATCGCGATTATCATAAAGTTCTTTTAATCTAATATCATCAATAAAAAAAATGCGCTTACATAACTTAAATAAATCATCTATTTCTTTTTTATCTGGTTTAGTTTGTCTATTTTGTAATCTAGAATTTATAAATTGAAGAATGCTAGAATTACTATAAAATTTGTTAACCTGTTTATAAATAATATTTATGGAATCATTGGAAATATTTGGATTTAGAACAAAATGATGAAAACTAGTTATATGTTTTCTAATACGATTAACTAATAATTTTACATCTAATTTGCCATCTAATTTGCCATCTATTTTTTTATAATGTTCTTTAAATTCTGCTTTGGTTTGTAATTTTTTCATATCAAATTTACCATTAACTGTAACATTACCATTAACTAGTGTGGAATAATTAATATAATTACTATTTTCATTAAATAAATTTGATACATTTGGTAGTTTTAAATGTTTGGCATTTATTATTTTTTTTATATTTTTAATAGTATTTTGAACTGCATTCATATATTCCAGTAATTCTTTACCAATAGGTATTTTATCTTCATCATCAAAATAAGCAACAGTATAACCATTTTCATAAAAATCTATTGTAATTATAATACTTTTACTCATTCGCCATTTAAATTGTATATATTCTTTAATATTTTCATTTTTATATTTATTATTGTGTTTCGAAATAATAATTTGATTTAGCTCTTGATAAGTATGATTTTGTAGAAATCCTTTATTAATCTTAATATATTTTACTTCGTCGTTACTAATATATTTAATTATAGGTTGATAATAGTTTGTGGTAAGATTATTATAAAGGTTTTTCAGTTCATATTTTACTTTTAATTTAGTGCTTAGTGAATCAAATATAATATTTTTACAAAAGCAATTATTTATTTTAATAATAGAATCATTATATATTGATTTATTAAATATTGTAAGCTTAAAATGTCTATATATATCTTCATATTCATTATTGTTTAGTTTTTTATATTTTTTATCTAATCTTTCTGGATAATAGAATTCTACCATTTCTTTTGTTAAAATCTTTTTCATATCATTTTTTAGAACTATAAAATATTCATTATTTATTGTTTTATTATAAAAATTTAGATTTAGATAAAGAAAATCTTCACTAAAAATATCAATATTTTCTTCGATAAAGAATTTTATTTTTAATTTATTCATTATTTCGGAAGGTTCTAGATTGGAAATTGTTTTGTTATTTTTATTTGCAAATTCTGTCTTGTATTTTTCTAATAAGTGTTCTAGATTTTGATATCCTAGATATGTATTTACCATATCTGTTGAACCATAATTATATTTAACAGTAAGAATATTTGGAATTGTAATAAGAAGATGAAAAATTTCATCATTATCTAAACTAGTTTCATATGTAAATGTTTTTTTCTTTGTAAAAGGTGGGTCTATTAATTTATATTTTGCTGGAAGCAATTCTTTTAATTTATTTTCAATTTCATCCTTATTCATATAAGTCATTTTATACAATTGATTAAAAAAGGCTTCATTATCCAATTCGACATTATCTTTGAAAATATAATTTATCAGATTTACATAATGTTTGTAATCATTATTTCTAGAATGTTTATAGATTAACATATTTGGTGGCAAATAATGTTGTGGGTGTTCAGGTTTGATATATTCTTTAATAATTTCATAAAGAATTATACGGATGTGTTCTATTTCTAGATTTTCTTCAATATATTTATAAATGAAAAAAACATTGTATTTATTTACATCGCCAAATTTAACATTATAATGGGAAACTGATGATTCTAGAAGTTTGTTTTCGTCGTTAGATAATTTTTTCTTTTGTTCTATCTTTGTTAAAATGGATTTTACATTTTCAGGGCGTGGACCGATAAATATTAATTTAATATCTAGTTCATTTGGGTCTATTGTTTTTATTATGAATTTTAAGGGTGAAAGTGAAGTAATTGTTTTGCAAAATTCTAAATCGGTATCTGTCATTTTTTACTATCCTTTTTAATTAATACATATATTATTTTATATGTTTATACATATATAATTATTTAATATGGTTTTGTTATGATGTATTATTTTTAAAGTTTTGTTATGATGTATTATTTTTAAAGTTTTGTAAAGGTTTTTTATCTGTATATAAAATAGATATATTGCTAGATACATTTTACAAAAATGATAGAAATTGTTAATGGAATTATTATTATAACGTTAATAATCATTGTATATAAGTACTTCGAGCGTATGACATACGACGTTATAATGCAAAAATCTAGTATTAATGGTAAGGAATATTTAGTAAGAAATTTGCCTGATTCTAAACAAGAGGCTGCAGATATGTTGGCAAAAATATCAATAAAATTACAAAAATTAGTAGATATAATACAAAATATGGGTGTAGATGCTATATACGATAAATATATGAAGGATGATTTAATTAAGGAAACTAGTGGTGGAGGAAGTGGTAAAAAGGATTTAATCGAAGGTCAAAATGAAGAAGGTTCTAGTGAACAGAAAAATTTAGAATATAAAATTAAAAAAAAATTAAAAGGTGATATAGAAAGATTAGTTAAAAATTTTAATCCAGATGCGATTAGTGAAAATTCCGGTGACTCAGTTCATACATCGTATTCTGTCAATAAGGGCGAGAAATTAGTATTTTGCATCAGAGATAAGAAGGAAGGTGAACCAATTGTTAAGGAAAATATCATCACATTCGTAATTATTCATGAGTGTGCACACCTTGCGTGCGGTGAGATAGGCCACACATTTTCATTTTGGGAAATTATGAGGCTTCTACTTAGAATATCAATAGACAACGGAATTTATAAAAATATTGATTTTAATTCTTCTCCACAAGAGTATTGTGGTATAAATATAAGTGATAATCCACTTAAATAATCGTTATATACATTCAAAATATTGCTTATATTTATCATTATTAATAAATTCAGTCCATTTTTTGTAAATTTTTTCATCTTTCATAATATATTTTTTACATTTATAATTTTGTTTTTGAGTTGATAACCAATTTACTAATTTAATAATTTCTTTAGATGACTTTGTAGGAAGCTGTTTATTTTTATCAATATAATTAATTAGTTCTTTTAAAGAATTATACCATTCGCCTTCTTTTGTTATAAAATATTGTTTATATTTTTTATTATTCATAAATTCAGTCCATACATTATAAAACTCTTGTTTTTTCATAATATGTGTTTTTTTATTATAAGTTTCAATTTGACTACTGAACCAATTACCTAATCTATTTAATTCAATATTTTTTACTACTCTCATTGGTTTTATTTTATTAATATCCATATATTGTTTAACCATTTTAAAATTATCATACCAATCATCTTCTCTTGATTGTAAATATTTACGATATTTTTCATCATTTATAACTGAATGCCATTTGTCATATATAGTTTGATTTACCATTATATTCATTTTAAATTTGTAATTCTGTATTTGAGTTAAAATCCAAGTATTTAACACTTTTATATCTTTATTTTTATCTAGAGACAATCTTTTTTTATATTTATCAATATATAATTTAACTTTATCTAAACTTTCATACCATAGTTCTTCATTTGATTGAAAATATTTTTTATATTTTATATCATTAATAAATTCTATCCATCTATTATAAATATTAATATTTTTAAAATTATTTATTTTTTTTTTAAAATCTTGAATTTGACAACAAAGCCAATTACATATTTTTGGACTTGTTTCTGTTGTTGGTCTTTTATTATTAATATTCATATAATTAATTACCTCTTTTAAAGAATTATACCATTTATCTTCATTATTTAAAAAGTATTTTTTATATTTATTATCATTAATAAATTCACTCCATTTATTATATATTATTTCACATTTCATAATATAATTTTTTTGTTTGTAAGATTTATTCTGTATATTTATCCAAGTAGCTAATTTTTTAATATATTTATTTTTTTTAGTATTTGGTGGTCTCCTCCCATTCTCATCAATATACTTCTTAATTTCTTCCAATTTCATCAACCATAATTCATTATTATTTTTCAATTTCCCCATACTATCAAAGACCATATTAAATTTTAATTCAATATCTCTAGTCTCATTATTTTCATTTTCATCTTCTTCACTACTAACGCTTCCAATATTAATATATCCACCTAATTTTTTAGTCTCATATGATTTCCTAACTCTAGAGTCATTCTTCGCGATAACTTTTAGAAAAGACCCAACACTAGTTTCATCACCTTTACTCGAAAAAGGCAATATAACATTAGCAATAGTCTTATCCTTATGTAATCGCAAAGCACGACCAATAATTTGAATTAGCGTAGTTGAACTACAAGGAAGATGCATAAAGCAAACGCCTTTTGTAATAGAAGCATCAAAGCCTTCAACTAATATACGAACATTAACTAAAAACGGGATGTCTCCAGACTTATATTTCTTGATTATAATATCACGTTGTTTCTTACTAGTTTTACAATCAATATATTGACTACAACCTTTTTGAATATTATTCATCAATTTATTAATATTATTACCTTCAATTTGAGAATTACAATAGATAATAATATTATTATAATTCTTAATCAAATATTCACAAACAGATTTATTAGTAGGGTCTTCAGAAAATATAGGAATATTAATAGTATAATCGCATAGATATCCAGCACTAATCATTTCACGAATATCCTTAGAATAGTATTCAAATCCATCTTGTTTATCAATTGTTGCTGAAAGATAAACATTATTATTGTGTTTAGATAATAAAGCGATTTCTGTTAAATAATTTATGGCAATTTCATTTTCCTCAACAGAATCATTTCCCTCTTCAGACTCATTATCTTCTTCTTCCTCTCCAGAATATTCTTCATTTTCCTCTTCTTCATTTTCCTCTTCTTCATTTTCCTCATTACTCTCATCATTACTCTCATCATCACTCTCAATATTTTCTACAATTGAATCATTTTGCTCCTGTTCCTGCTTATAAATTTCAGGCTTCTTTATATGATGTGCTTCATCAATAAATATTTTCTCGAATCCAGAAGCATATTCCTTAACCACATCAATACTATTATAAACACAAATACAAATATTTTTCTTTTCATTATAAATATCATTTCCATCACCAATACATTGAACGCTCTTATATAACTTAGGAATCTGCCTCTTAATTTCATCCTTAATCTGTTCCATTAGAATAATACGAGGAATCAATATTAAATATTTAAATCCAGCTTTCAATGAGTGTAAAATGATTAGGTTCTTTCCTGTTCCAGTAGGCAAATTAATAACAACATTTTTACCAATAGATTCTTTAATTAATTTAATACAATCAATCTGATAATCACGTAAAATTATAGGTTCGACTTCTTCCTCTTCTTCCACATAATTTTTAGCTAGTTCCTCACAATAAGTAATCATTTCATTTCTATCATAAGTTTTATCAATAAATAATTTCCCTTTTTCACTTAAATGCCTAGATAAACTACAATCACTATTTCTAGTAATTAGCATCTTTTTCCATTTTACTATTAATTCATTATTCTCATCATTATCTTTACTATGAATATTACTTCCAAAGAAAGTTCCGCATTCTCTCCACGTTAGACTTTCCTTTCGCAATTTACATTGAACTATAGTATCTACTAAATTACAGGCATCAATACCAGTATCAGTTCTAGTCATACCATTTAATTCTTTAAATTCTGGTTTAATATCTTCATATTCGTAAAAACATTGTTTATATTCATTCATTAGCTTAATACAAGAATAATATTCGAATATTTTACATAGCTGATTATTTGTAATAGATTCATTTTTAATTTCAGCATTCATTAAATATTTGTATCTAGATACAATATGTTTATTATATCTTTTAGATATGCTTTCAATAGTAGATATATTCTCCATTTTATTATTCATATATAGATATATAAATATAGATATATATAAATGTATAGTTTATAATAATTATTAAGTTTTATATAAGTAAAATATAAATTCAATTTTAAGTAGGCTGGCAAAATGTGAAAAGTTTGTTAATAAAAATATTAATAATTTGAAAATAAATGAAAAATGGCAAAGATGGCAGAACTAACAAAAATTGAATTTTATAAGTTATTATATTTAAAGTGTAGGAACTAAACCTCGTTAAAAAATAGAGAAGAATGAGCTCTATAACAACCATAAAAGCAATATTATGTAAAATAATGCAAATAATGTTATTAATTACACCAATTAACACCATTATTTTTTTTATAAAAAATAAAAAATAAAAAATATAAATTTTTGTAATTTAATTTAATAATATTTATATATTAAACTAAATAATAAATTCAATCCATTTAATATAAATATTGTCTATATTTAAAATATAGAATGATTTATATAAGTGGTATATTTTCTTTAATCGTTCAGTTTGTAGTGGCAATAGTTGACTATATTGCATTAAATATAGAAATAAGTCCAAAAGATGAATTTTTTAAGGATTTATTAAGAGTTGAACTTTTTGTTCAAGGTATTGAATTTATATTTTATGTTTGGTTAATTTATTATTTCAATCAAATTTCCCATAATATAACTCCCTTTCGATATTTAGACTGGTCTATTAGTACACCATTAATGTTAATTACATTGTCAGCCTTTTTAAATCATAATAAAAATACATCAACTAGATTAATCGACTTTTTATCTAATAATAAACGTTCAATAGTAATAATCGTTCTATTAAATGCAACAATGTTACTTTGTGGTCTAATTTGCGAATTAGGTTACGTGTCCCCATATATATCTACTGCTTTAGGTTTTATTCCATTCATCTTAAATTTCAAGTATATTAAAGATACATTCTTGCCATCTTCTGAAGATAAATTTAAAAATGGTATATTTTATTGGTTTGTATTTTTCTGGTCTCTATACGGTGTATTTGCAATTATGACTTATAAAATTAAAAATACTGGATATAACATATTAGATATATTTGCTAAAAACATATTTGGATTATTTTTGTCATACATCATATGGTCAAAATCTAAAATAGAAGAAAAGATATAATAGCGAAAATGATATTACATTTATATAGATTTATATAGATTTACAATGTCAACCGAATTATATTTATATTATTTTTATAATGTATAAATTTTGTTAATAAAAAATTGAATTTATCTTTCTAAAACAGATTACTATAAATTACTTATAATTACCAATCATAAAACTAAATCATTAATTATAATATCTATTCACAAAATGTCTCTAGATACTAGTTCTAAGATTACTGTGGCTTTTCACCATACAAGACATCATGAACCTAATAAAGTATTCTTTCAACCATTATTCTATTTGGCATCAAATATTAAAGAAAATATAAAAAAGGCTAATGGAGATGATAAATATAATAAAGAAATGGATGATGAAAAGCTTGAAATACCACATACCATTTTAAATATGGAATTTTCTCAGATAATTAATTCATCAAATAGTGATGAAACAACAATTAGTTATATTTTAGATCGCTTTAAAGCAAATGACACTTTTAAATATGATAATGCTCACTTTAATATTAAAACTGTTAGTGTTTGTAAAGATAATCCAATTAACACACAACATGGCGAATACACTATATACAGTTCCTATGAAATCAGTTATAATTCAAAAGACTTTAATAAATTTGAGAATTTTATAAAAGATAGCATTAAATATTATAAAAAGTTTTATTACGATGAAAATACAAAACATGATGAAATCAAAATTTCTATGAGTAATGGAGATGGATATTTTGAACGGATGGGTTCTATTGAAAAACGTAGTCTAGATACAATTTATCTTCCTAAAAAACAAAAGCAATCGATAATTGATGATTTAACAAATTTCTTGAAACCTGAAACTAAAGCTCGTTATAAGAAATTAGGTGTAAATTATAAAAGAGTTTATTTATTTGAAGGTATTCCTGGCTCAGGTAAAAGCAGTTTTATAATGGCATTAGCATCTAAATTTAATTATGATTTAGCAATTGTTAGTTTTCACCCAAAAATGACTGATGTTGATTTATCAAGAATATTAAGGTCTATTAATAGTGATAATGATAATAAGGATAATGACAAAAAAAGTTTTATTATATTTGAGGATATTGATTGTATATTTAAATCACGTAAAATAAATGACGAAAGCAAAAATAATATTACCTTAAGTGGATTGTTAAATATAATGGACGGTATTATAGCTGGACAGAATATTATATTTCTATCTAGTAATGAAATTTCTCATTTAGATTCTGCTCTTATTCGTCCTGGACGTGTTGATAGAATTGAAAAATTTGATTACTCTGTAAAAGAGCAAATTTTGGAAATATTTTCAGTATTTACTGAAAATGAAGAAAAAGCAATAAATTTCTATACAGAATTATGTAAGTATAATATTAAAGTATCAAGTAGTTTATTACAACAATATTTATTAAAATATCAATTTAATCCAGATGTTGCAATAGAAAACTTGGATGAAATAAAAAAAATGTATGATTCTTGTAATATTACTAAAGATGGTAAAGAGTTATATAATTAGATATAATTTGATATATTATTTATATTTGTATCTAGATACATAATTAATTTTTATACGTTTTATAAATTTTTTTTAGAAATGGTATATTTAGAAATATATATATAAAAATTGAAATTATTTTATAATTATTTTAATTATACATAAATCTATTGAATATAATATATTTCTTATTATGGCATCTATTAAATTTGCAGATTTGCCTGAACAAGACCAATCTGAATATCTTTGTATACAAGCATGTAAAGAAGATAAAAAGAATTTCTTGTCTATTAAAAATAGACGAAGATTTACTGATAATGACAATTTTTGGAGAGAAATTTTACAAAACGATGGTATGAGATTATGCTATTATATTAACTATACTAGTATTGATGGAAAACAATTTAACGATGAATTAATTAAAATTGCATTAAAACAAAATACAGAATCAATAAAATATTTAAATATTAATCAACAGACTGAAGAATATTGGATTTTAGTTGTAAGTATTAATGGTCTTGAATTACAATGGTGTAATAATGAAACATTAGCCATATGTGAAGCTGCTATTAAACAGAATCCAAAAGCAATTCAATTTGCACGAAAATTTCAAAATAATGAAATGGCTATGAATGCTGTTAAATATGATGGCTTATTAATACAATATATACATGATATTACATTACAAATTGCAATGGAAGCTGTTAAACAAAATGGTGATGCATTATTTATTATCTTTGAACGTTTGAATAGATATAAATGGATAAATGATTATAATTTAAAGTCACCTTGTTGTAAATATGTTATATATGGTAGTTGTATTAATATATCATTTGAAATTTACGAAATGGCTGTAAATCATAACATAGATATTTTAAAGTCAAATACACTATATGGAATTAAATATTATGAATTCAGAAATAAATATTGTGAAAAATATGATATAGAGTTTGAAGAAGAAGAAAATAGTTTTGGATTATTCGATTAATTTTTATACGTTTTATAAATTTTTTTTTTATATAGAAACATATTAAATCTATTGTGGAAAAAGAAAAACTATGTTTTATTATTTATTTTATAATAGTTCATTTCCTTTTATTGTTGAAAATCGTTTATTCTCCACTATACTTTATGGTTCTATCCTTTATATTTTAACCCATGCTATTTTAAATCATTGTGATATAGCATTTTTAAATATTATTTGTCAGTATTACTGGGTTATATTTAGTCTAGATATTATATCTTTTTCTTATTCTATATTTAAATCAAGTAATGAAGAATATTATGAAGATGGAACAAATCAAACTAATCAATCTAATCAATCCAATAGTTTTAATGTAAGTTTTAATTTATTAAAGAATAAAATTAATACACTTCTAGATAGAAAAAATGATTTAACAATAACACCTACATCAGATAAACCATCATTCCAACATATTAGAATACCATCACAACAACATCAACAACAACAACAAGTACCACATCAACAATATCAACAAACATCGCATATAAAATCACAGGAACAGAAATTACAAGAATTTGACCAGTCATTTGAAGAACCATTATTTATTAATAATATTAATCCTAATACAACTCCTAATTCATCTTCTTCTACATCTAATAAGTTTTCAACACCTATTACTCAATTAAAAAAACAAAATAACCAAAATAATACTAATCAATCTAGACAACAATCGTCATCTTCATCATCAACACCCATTAGTTTAATCCGTGAAAAAATTACTGTTCCAGAACTAACAATTAATGAAGATAATAATAATTATGCGGAAAGTGTGGCTGGAAGTGATGTAGGAAGTATTATGGACCTCGACGATTTTGAAAAATGTTTGTAAAACTCGCAATATTATCTATCTCAATTATTTCTAATTTAGGTAAATAGTTTCTAGCATTCAGTAATAAACATTTTAAAGGAATATTATATTTATTATCATCTAGACTTATTGTATCATTAATATGATTTGAACGGTCTCTACCCACTTCATTTTGATATTCCACTGCACCATATAATAAATTGAATTTCTTTAAGTTACATTCTTTAGTAATATTTATATTAACAGGTTTAATTATTGATAAAAAGCGATAAGACTTAACACCTGCGGCATTATTTTTTACGATTTGATTAAATTCTGTAGTGATACTTGAAATATTTAGAAATATACCAATTATTAAATCAACTGAATTAATATATATTGGAGCTAAATAATAATGTGTTCCTAGAACCAACTTATCAAATTCTATATGAAAATACTCATTATATACTGTAATATTAGCCTTCCAATAGGTAATAACATCTAGCCAACTATGTGATTTGATATTAAATTTAGGTTTAATGTTTTTTTTATTGATTTCTTTTTTTACATCTTTTATATAATGATTTATACTCATATGAATATATTTTACATTTTTGTTAATAGTAATAGTTTTTGCTATCCAATCAATATTTGAAGATAATACATCTAATGAAAATAACTCAAAGATAATCATATTATACAATTATTTAATAATATTATTTATTACTAGTTTCTAGATATCATTATAACTAAATCTTTAATAGTAATATATTGTAATATATGTTTAATATATGTTTAATATATGTTTAATATCTATTTAATTTCAATTTTGTTTTCTAATTTATATGTAATATAATAGAATACTAAAAAGAAAAATGTATCTTCTATATTTTACAATAGCCTTCTTACTTATATTACTATTTGCAGTAATATATTATAAAAAATATTTACATCCAAATGAAGGCTTTATGGATTTTCAAAATAGTATAAATAATAATAATAACAATAACGGAGGAATACTAACATTTGCAGGACTAACTAATCACAGTGATGCTCCTTGGACTATTGATAAGCCTACTAAACTAATAATTACTGATATTCTTCGAAAAATACTTAATATGATTAACACAAAAACGGGAATGTCATATGTTTTTACAGCATACGACCAACTGGCACAAAAAGTAGTTGATAAATCCCGAACCCGATTTACTGCTGATTTCTTTGTTCATGAAATGCGAAATCTATTTACCCGCCGAATTCTAGTTATATTTGTAGTAAATTTTGCTACTAAAGCTGTTGATGTTGAATATGTAAATCTAAGTAATGCCTTTAAAAATCTTTCAAAAGACTTTATGGATTATCCTTCTTCAGATCTAATTTTACAGGATGATAATTTACGAAAGAATGAATATCAGATTATGGGTCTCAATAAATCTACGATTGATTTTTCTATTCTAAAAACTACTTTACCTAAACAGGTTCCAACACCTACTGAATTTCAACAGTGGATTTTACCAATGGGTATTGCAAGTGCCTATCAAAACCCTCAAGCAATATTTCCATCTCGCCGTCAAAGCACTTGCTGGAATAGCGCTGGTGTCAATTACGCTCAACCACAAACCAAATTGCAAATGGGTATTAGTAATAGTCCATTAACTAAGTATCCTTATCCATATTTCAATCCTACAGTAAATCGCCAACGTGAATGGGATACTAATTATAAATGGCAATTTGACCTTGCTGATAGCGCAGGAATGGGTGCAGGACGTGGAGTAGCGGGAAGTCCATAGTAAAACTTTATAAAAAATAGTACAAATCTATCTTAAATTGTAAAATGTATTCAAATGTAATATATATAAAAATTTATAAAAAATTATAAAAAGTTATAAAAAGTTATAAAGATGTTTGGAATATTGATATATTATTTTTTTTAAGTATAAAATAATGCGAATAATACCCATTATGGTTATTATAAAATATTATTTTATATTCATTATCATCTGTGGATAATTTAAACTTAACGTGCATTTCATTTTTATAATTATCATGACCATCAAATTCACTGGTGTGTCCTATAGTTAACTTTGTAAATTTATTAGGATCTGTTTTTGTAATTTCAATATTATCTGTTGTATTATAACCAAAGTCTTCACAACAATTTTGTGTCATATCAAAGCAAATAGAATAATTATCATCATCCACATCAAAATTTATTTTAAGTTCTTTACTATAATCCTCTTCAACAATATTAAGACTAAAATCAGCAAATTTTCCAGATATATTAATTTTAGTCCAATCTGGATTTATTAAATGTGCCATTTTTAACTTTGTAATTATAATAATTTAATGTAATTATAAATTTATATTATTCTACTTTTTTACTTTTAAATTTCAAATTTTTAATGTTAATAATTTTTTATATTTTTAGTAATATAAATATAATTTACATTAATACTTTAATGTAAATTATATTAAAAATGAGTTTTCCAAAGCAAATACAGAACCGAATAAAACTTTTAAAGGAATATATAAAAAGAGAATGGATAAATCAAGGTAAAATAATGTTAGATTATATTGATGAAAATAATCCAGCTATGGATGAAATTGATAAATTGTATATATTTTCTAATTGGATTACTGAAAATTTTAATGAAAAAAAAGAAAATGATTATAAATTACAAAAGTATAGGGAACATTTAATGGCATTTAGAATACAACAATATTACTTTCGAGCTAAGCTTCACATAGAATATAAATTTTGTAGGAAACGGGTAAATAATTTTTATGATAATGTAGTAAATAAAAAAGTATAAAAAAATAATAAAAAATATTATTAATAAAACGCTCACAATTCCTTATACACTGCAAAAGCTTTATATAATTCATTTACTTTTTTTTCTCCATTTAATAATGCTTTAGTTAATTTACTCATATTTGGTTGTGCTATATCAGAAGCTTTTGCTAATTCTCCTCTACAATTCATTATTGGTTCGATAAAGGTATCCATTAATTCTATATGTTTTAATAGTTCTTCAATAATTTTTTCATATGGAAGTTTTATATTAATACTCTCTTGACCATCATATTCCCGTAGTTCAAAATCCATATCATCACTTAATTCAACTATACTCAAATGTGAGTTATTTTGAAGTATATTATGAAAATATATATTAGATGCTATTCCAGAGGTTTTCCAATTGCTTTCATCAAATGGCAATTTATAATAAAAGAGTTGTGTATTTCTAGTAGGATTATCGAGCATACAATATGAATTATTAAATACACTTATAGTATATTTTTCATTATCTATATCACCTATTATGATAGTAGGACTAATATTTACTGTGTTTTCTTCAAATTCTTCTTTAGAACAGTGAAATTTATACCATCCTAATTTAGGAATTATTATTTTATAAAAGTAATCTGTAAATTTACTATCTTTAATAATTATATTATTAATATTTTCATTTCCATCATAACGCTTCATTAAATATTCAACCATATCAAATCCTTCATTATTTTTTTGAAACATATCTGATATATCTTGGTGAAATTGAGAAATATGATAATATAATTTGGTTTCTTTATTTTGAATAATGAACCAAGGTTTTTTAGGTTTATAATTTATTAAATCATATTTATCATTAAAAATCTCTCTTTTTTTAACATCTTTTTTAATTTTACATACATCTTTAGTACTTCCATCATTTTTTGTTTCAGTTTCAACCGTTATTGTATATTCACATTCACCTTCACCTTCACCTTCACCTTCACTTTCACATTCAATATATTGTTTTTTATATAAATGTTTTTCTAGCTGTAAATCAGTTGGTGGATATTTATTAAATAATTCTTTACAAAAATCTAGACTATATTCACTAGTTCCATAACATTCATTAAGAATAATATACATTTTTTTGTATTATTTATAGTTTTTATTAATATTAATAATATATATAATATAATCTAATCTAATCTATAATATTTATAATTTTGTATCTAGATATATATTCAATTTTATATTATCTTTATATTAAAATAATTATTAATAATTTTGACATATAATATAAATTTATTGATTAGCAAAAAATTGAAATAATTTAGGATAGTTATTTATTCGCATATAATAATCTCACAATAAAAATAAAATGGCTGACTTATTTTATAAAGAATTTTTGGGTAAATCCATTAGTTCAATAGACTCGAATATTAAAATGTTAATTAAAGTCAATGCAATAACAGCAGGTTTTGTAGTTGCGAGTTGTGTATTCTTTATTTGTCGTAATTTACATCAAAAAATAAATTCAATTGTTAATAACAAAGAGGTCGAAGAATATGACAAAAGAATCTGACAATATAAAAATACAATCAATCATAAATCGATTTGATGAAAGAATTACAAATCTAGAAATAAACATTAAACTAAATTAAAAAAATTAAATTATATATTACAATTACATCGAACTAAATAATTCCGTATTAACTTTAACTTTTTCTTTTTCAATAAATTGTTTGTCGTTACAAAAACTACAATAATAATATGGAGCAAGTAATGTTTTGTGAGGACATACTGGTTTTTGATTAAGTTTTAGATTGTATGGATTTTCTTTTGTTTTTGTATAACCACTTAAATTTAATGGTTCAACAAACACTGGTTCTCTTGCATTTTCAAATGCTATAGCGTCTTCTTTTTTTTGTTTCTTTTCTATTTCCTTACAAAATATACAATAATAACGTGGTGCAATTAATTCTTTATAAGGACATACAGGTTTTTGATATGATTTTACATTATATGGATTTTCATTAAAACCACAATCGTCAAATCTTTCAAAATTTAATGGTTTAACTAATATAGATTCTTTTTCATTTAATAAATTTAATAATTTATGTCTGTCTTCACAAGACATTGCTTTTATTTGTTCTAGTAAAGATGATGGATTTGACGACATATTGGATGATATTTTTATTATAATTAAATAGTTTTTGGATTTATGAGTCTAGATACATATTTGAATTTACTTTTATATTAAAATAAAATAAATTTAATATAATTATATTTTAATTTTTTTTAGTATAACATACATTAAAATGTAAATTATATGTTCCATCGCTTTGAACTCCTCTAATATTATGTCCAATAGATTTATATTTTTTAGCACATACTATATTTATTATTTTATCTATACTAAAATCTTTATTAATATATGAAGGTATATTGTTAATAATATTATTATTTTTTATTGATTTATATAACTCATTAACATAAGGTAAATTATATTGATAATCAATGCGAAAATAATTTTTTTTATCATTAATTAATTTATCATATAAATCCATAAAAAATAGTTCTATCGAATTATCATCAATTATATTTGCCAATCTGCAACTTTCATTTTCTTCATCTATAATTTTGTTAGCATCAGCTTTAACTATTTTGTCCCAATCATCTAAAGTAAAAGACGGTTTAGCTGAAGCCATAATTAATTAGATTAATTTATAATTTTAAACTTAAATTATAGTAATTTTAATTATTTAGTATCTAGATACATATTTGATTTTACTTTTATATTAAAAAATAATATATAATAAAATATATAATAAAATATAAAATAATATATATAATAAAATATATAATAAAATATGTAATAATTATAGTAAAACATATGAATATGGATAATGTTAAATTTTGTTGTCTAGATAAGAATATATATAATAAAAAAACTAAAACTAAATATAATAGTAAATATAATACTGTATCTAGAAGCAAGAACACTAAGAAGATAAGTAAGGCAAGTAAATCAAACAATTATGGATGTGCTCCCATAAATAATAAAAGTAATGATACCAATATTAAACTAAATAAAAAACTTGCAATTTTCACATTAATATTCGGTGGGGATAATTATGTTCCAGGGGCACTGCTATTAGGCAGTAGCATTAAAAAAACAAACCCGCGTAAAGCAAATATGATTACATTAGGTTGTATGGTAGCTAAAGATGTTAGCAAAGAAGCCCGTGTCTTACTTGAAAAAGTTTTTGATGTGGTTAAAGAAGTCGAATATATAGAGATAAATCCCAATTTAATCAATCACAGTAATGAAGCTACTAGAAAAGTATATGCAAAGACTTTTACTAAATTACGGTGTTTTGAAATGACCGAATATGATAAAATTCTATTTATGGATGCTGATACATTAGTATTAAAGGATGATGTATTTGAGCTGTTTAAATTACAGACGCCTGCATGTCCATTTATGGGTGGTGAACAATGGAATAGATATTTTAAAACACCTAAATTATTTAAACGTTTTCAAGATGAATTTTGTAATAATATGCATGGTAATTTGATTCCTTATAATTCGCGAGTTAATGAAAAAACTACTAGCGGGCTAAATATTGAGACTTCTGTAATGGTTTTAACACCAGATTTAAAATTAGCTAAACGCACTATGGATTATTTAGAATATATTAAAAAGAAAAATATTAAAGTCAGAACTGATACTGAATTGGTTAGTCTTATGTTTAAAGATAAAATATATGCTATTGACCCGCGATTTTTCGGAAGATGGGTTAATCCAGAGAAGCATCCAGAACTAGTTGTTTTAGATTTGTATGGTAATGAAGGCAAACCATGGGATATTAAGAGGATTGATGGTCTAGTATCATATGTAGATGTTAATTATTGGTGGAAATTGTATTGTAAAATATATAAAAGTATGTATAAGAAATATAAGAATGATATGCTAGATACATTATATGAAAAAATACAGGAGGTTGTTTAAAGATTATATGAAAATGATTAATTGATTGTGATAAATTGATTGTTATGGTTTTTTATATTTTATTTTTTATATTAGATATATAGTAAAGTATATACAAATAGTATTAATATTATTAATGATATTATGAAGACTAAAAAAAATGGAGTTAAAAGGAAGTCTAGACTTATTGTAAAATTGAAGGGAAAGAAAAGGAGTAAAATAATGAAAGGTGGAAGTGGAAGTATTATTTCACAGACATTTATAAATAGAATTACAGGAAAACAAAATAAACTAGAAATATATGAGAAAACAGATACTGCTATTGGTATAAAATTGTTAAAACAACCTCATGATATATTTTTTACTATAACACCTATGGTATTAAGTGTTGATATTATGCAACTTGCTGTAAATACTAATAATATAGTTATATCTAGAGATGGAAATTTTATGAGTTTTAAAAATTTACCATCTTTAATAGTAGATGATACTTCTTATGGTTCTTATGGTTATACACCCACAAGTAGAACTTTAGCAAAATGGTATTTAATAGAAGAAACTGGATTAGAAAGTAAGACATTTATAAGACCTCCATCACAATATGTAGGAACAAATCCATCAATATCTAAATTACAAGGTGAAGTTACAAATGAACAAGTATTTTTAGCACCTATGATAGATTATTATGATAAACGTTTATGTTTATATAGAACAAATATAATATATAAACAAAATGAAAGTGATAAAGGTGAACCACGTGAATTATACGAAAGAATTGTGTATCTTAGAGATATTTCTGAATGGTTAGAAAATATAGATAATGGAATAGGTAATACTAATACAAAATGTGATTTATTTGGTTTAGACAATAACTATATCATTATTAATAAATTTAGGAATACTGATGACAAAGATGAATATAAAGATGAATATATTATATGTGGTTATCCAAATCAAGAAACTAAACAATTAATTTTGCAATTTTGGCAAGGTATTTGGAAAGAACAATTTAATTTAACACATGATGATAATCTAGAATTATATATAAAATTATTTAATCAAAAAAATACATCAGATAAAATTGGTAATGATGATGATTTATATAAATTTTATTCTAGTATTCGTAAAACTATATTTGAATATGTAAAAGCCAGATATGAAGAATTATCTACAGATATCACTAAAGGATATAATACTCTAGAATATAAAGCAAAATTAGATGAATTTAATGCAAATTTTGATAAAAATGTAAAAGTTTATTTTAACGAAGTAGCTAGAAAATATCTACATAAATTTATGGCATATATAAATTATAATTTTTTTATATTCAAAAAACATAGTTTGGGTGATGGTAAATATAAACTAGTTCCAGCTATTTTTAATATTAGAGAATTAACATCAATTCATAAACCAATTTTAGAAAGAATAAATAAATTAATCAGAAATGAACTTCCACGTATATTTGGTATATCTACAGAAGGAAACTATAATCCAATAGAAACATATGATATTAAACTTGAATATGATGAAGATAAAGAATATAAATTATTTTACTCACATTATAGACATGGTCAGGTGTTTCATATAAAAACAGAATATTTACATTCAATGTCAAATGTATCAGATAAAGCTCACGGATATAAATACGGATTAACACTAGAGGAAATAATTTATAATTGTAATATTAAAAAAGATGATGGTATTACACCATATTTTCAAGCAGTAAAATTTATTTATGAAGTTAGACAACATCAAATTGATGAATATGATAAAATAACAAAAGATAATCAAAAGACCAGAACATTTGGATATACAGGTAGAATTATGACTGGAAAATCTTTAGATAAAAGAATAGAAAATATAGAAAGAAAAAAAAATAGGTCAGATATAGTATATGATTTATATGAAAAAGATAAAGTACTTAGAAAAAAAGATATAAACAATGTAAAAAAAGTTATAGATAATATACAATTTCCACAAGATACTTTTAATATATCGCAAATAAAATTTATTTTAATGTTTTTATCTAGCAGTCAAGAATATACATTTATATATAGTTTTAATAATGTTTTTTATGAATTAGTTATAAAATCAAATATTAGCAATATGACTGATATAATATTAAACAAATTAAATAAGAAAATAAATGAAAAGCATACTGCAGAATTTGTTGATAAAACTATAAGTTTTGAAAAAATAGATTTACCACAAGTATTTAGAATAGTTAGTAATAGAATTTTAGATAAATCTTTATATTCCAAATCATTGGTAAAACCAATAATTCTAAAACAATTCTCAAAACCACTTGTAATTAGTGAACAAAATATAGATACATTTTATTATTATTCAACAGATTTATTAGATGTTAATAAACATAAACCTATAGGATATGAAAACTTTTTTATGCCAAATTTATATAATAGTAATATTCATATACCTATTTTAATACAAAATTTTTATAAAAATAATAATAATTTTGATTCGAATAAAATAATTTATGAAGATAATAAAAATAAATTTAATAATTGTGCTAAAACAAAATTATCATGTGATTCACCTATTAATTATATTTGGAAAAACAATTATGGATATGATTTTATAGAAAATATAGATAATGAACAAGATAAATTAAATGTATACGTGTGCCCTAGTAATTTATTTGATACAAGCATAAAACAAACACATAAATATTTAAATAATTTTATGTATTTAGATAGTTCCCATATAGAAATGTTAAAAGCTTTACAAAACAAATATAGCAATGATAATTATAATTGTTTTGTTCATCATACATTATCTCCATATTTTAGTTGTTTGCATTTTCATATAATTAAAAAAAATTTATATAAAAGAGAATATTCTAATATGGAAGTAGGTTCATTTTTAATACAAGATATATATATATCAGAATTAATTAATAATCTTACAATTAATCAAAATTATTATCGCGATTATAATTATAGTTTAATTAAAGAACATTAAAAATGAAAATATCTAGATTGAATGATAAGTTGTATAATAATTATAATAATTTATTTAATTACGATTTTAATAAATTTATATTAATTAATAAAAATATTTTATATAATTATATTGTTAAAAATAAAAAACAAATATGTAATTTTGAGTTTAATAAAACACAATATGAACAAATATATAAAGATATTATATTAAAAAAAGATGTATTTTATTTAACTGGATTTAATTTCGAACATTTTATACCAATTTATAAAAATACTAAAGACTACTTACTTATTATTAATTATCCAGCATTAATACATAATAATTATAATAATAATAATAATAATAATATAGATATAGTTGTATATTATAATTCAAATTATATATATGATAATATACAAGATAAAATTAATAATTTTAATTTTATAAAAAAAAAAAATAATATAACTAGTGAATTAAATATATATTTAGAAAAACAATTATATTTAAAATATTTATATAATCTTAAAATAATTCAGAAAACTATAAAAAAATATAAATTAATTAGCTGTCATTATGGATATATTGCAGGTTTGAGTTTATCTGCTAGTTATAGAATGGTTTTAGAAATACCTAATATAATTTCTACAATCGTAATGTCTCTTAAATATATTGAAAAGAATGGAACATTACTTTTATTTTGGACAATAATAAATATAAATATTCCTGCTATTAAACAGATTTTATCATTATTATCATATGGATTTAAAAATGTAGAAATTATAGATAATAATATTAATCTAAATATATTAATAGGAGTACCAGAATATTATATAAAATGTACCGGTTATAAAGATAATATTAAAGATGAATTAATAAATAAACTTATAGATATAGCTATAAAATCTGTAGAATATACTTATGAAAAATGTGATGTATTAGATTACTATGATGATTATACTGTAAAACATCCTAATCATTCTTTGTTTTATAATAAGAAAGATGATAAACACGAAAAACAATATAATTATTCATCTTCATCCACTAAAAAATCTTCATCAGTCACTAAAAAATCATCATCATCCACAAGAAAATCATTATCTAAAACACCAGTTAAACAAATTTATTATATCGAAGATCTAGAACTACCCGAAATAGATGCTATTATGATAGACAAAACAATAGAATTTAAAGTATCAAATCTCGCTAATAAACTAGAAACTATATTTGTTAGCTATTTTGAAATGGTTAATAATTTAATTTTGAATAGTATTGCAAAAGATAAGAATGGTAAGTTATATGTTAAACCCTCAGCAATATTACAAAAGGATATAACTAATTTAACTAAACTAATAAATATGTTTGAATATAATAAATTACCTTATAATAAACATGCTTTACAAGTTGTTTTAAATAAAAAAGATGAAGTTTTAGAACAGTTTTACTCTCTAGATATACAAATTAATTATAATTTAATTCATTATACTGATAAAACTTCAAAAACATATAACAATCGTGCTCTAGATAATATTAAATCAAAAACATTAAAGCCATATATATATAATATTTTAGCTGAATATTATGAAAGAATAAATATTGCTAATAAAGTAAGGCAACATTTATTGGATGATTTAAATGTAAAAAACGATAATCAAAATGATAATACACACCAATTAAATTTTACTGATATATTATATGAGTTTCACGATTTATATGATTTTTCTAAAAATCTATGCCATTATATAAATAATAACGATAATAACAATAATAATATTAATTCATTACCTATTTATGTTGGTAATTCATTTTTAAAACTATGGGAAATACTAAGCTCTTTCAATATAATACCTAGCAATTCTAAACAATTTAAAGTATTTCATTTAGCTGAACCAACAGGACAAATGATTATATGTGCTAAATACTGGGCTGAACATAAGTGTTCTGGTCTAGATATGAAAAACTACGATTGGGTAGCAAATACATTTAATCCATATCATAAAACGAGTAGCTCTAATAATAGTAATAATAGTAATAATGGTAATAATAGTATTAATAATGCCCAAGGAGATAATTATGAACTAATTAAAAATAATTATAATAGATGGTTATTTGGTGCTGATAATAGTGGTGATATTACAAATGTAAATAATATTAAATCTATTATGAATGATATTAAAAATAAATGGTTAGCTAGAGACAATAATAGTAGTAGTAATAAACTAGATTTAATAATTAGTGATGGAAGTATATTATCAAGTAATACAGATGAATTAGTTAAACAGAAATTCGACTTAGCAAAAGTTATATCAGTTATTGCATGTAGTAGTATTGGTAGTTCTTGTTGTATAAAGCATTATATACCATATAAAATGTTAGACAATATTAATACTACTACTGATATTTTAGAAGCAAGTGGTTTTTTCATTAACTATTTATATTTATATTATGTAGTATTTGATTCAATAAGTCTTTTTAAACCAAATACCAGTAATGCTGACACTACTGAATTTTATGTAATCGGAAAAGGATTTAAGGGTATTGAAAATTCACAATTAGAAAAGCTATTCAAATTATTAGATACTTTTGAATTAAATGGCAATTTAATAGAACACAATAAGATTCCAGAAACATTTATGATGCAAATTAATAATTTTCTAAAAAGTATGAGTGATACTAATATATTATCTATTGAAAAGCAAAATCTACTATTAACTTGTTATAAAAATGAAAGTGAAGAACAACATAATAGAGATGGAAAAAGCGATAGTAAAAGTAAAAAATATAAACGGACTAATAAAATTTTAAAATGTGAAAAGTTTCTTAATCCTAAAAATATTAAAAACATTATTGAACCTAAATATAAAGAATGGGTTAAAAAATTTAGTTTTGAATAGATAAAAACATTATAACAATGTTGTTAATATTATTATAACAATTTAATAAAATTCCTCTCAAATAATTCATAATCCTTTTTAGATTTTGCAAATGCAGTTTCACCCATTTTCCTTTTTTCACTTTCAGTCATTTTAAGAATATCTTGAATTTTCATATACATATTATTAATATTTGTAGTATATGTATCTTTATTTGCAAATTTCGATAAATATTGCGTCCAATTAGGTGGTAATATTTGTTTAGTAGAAGGACCTTTCGTAGCGGGAACTAATACCCCTGATTTAACGTCTATTAATTCATTCATTGGAGGAGCATCTAGAGTTAGAACTACTGATTTAGTCCGCCTTCCTTCATCAATATATTGTCCCCATCCTTCAATAGCGCTAGGACACATATGAACATCAGCTATATTTTGCAAAAATCTTATAATATTTATATCTAAAGTTTTATCACATAAATATATGGAACCCACTTTTTCGAATAAAGGTATTTCTACATTAGGTAAATAAGTATTCCAAGCACTTTTCAAACCATCTATATCTGGTAAACCTTTTATTTTAGTTGGACGTAATGATTTCCAGTAATTAAATAATTTAGTATTACCACCAAATAGATTTTTAGCAGTAATTATCAATGGTTCTTTAATGTGCTTATCATTCCAAGTTTTTATAAGAATAATTGTGCCTTTTAAAGGGCTTTGTCCTGCTATATGAACGAATAAATTAGGGATTTTGCTTAGTTGTTTATTAGTTTTTGTATCTATATTATCTATCAATATTGATGTATTATTACCAAACCCAATATATTTAGTAGTATTTATTCCTAATTGCTTCAATTGGTTATAGCTTATATGTGTTTTACATAATGGTATAACTGTTTTATCTTTCATTCTATCATAATCCCAATCAGCCATATATTCTTGATTAATGAAAATATAGGATTTATCGGCAGGAAATAGTTTAAGTGGGTCTTCAACATAAACGTGTTCTATAAAAAATTGTATATCTACATGCTTAAATTTTATATTATGTGAAGGCTTTCTTAATTCGTATTTAATATCTTCAAAAACAACTATTTCTACTGTTCCGCCAACACTTTCTATTAATTTTTTAATAGTATTCATATCTTCTACAAAACCACCAAAACTTTGTTTTATGATAATGCGAGCATTTATGTGCTTTTGCTTTATATTACTTTTTTTAGTATTTTTTTTATTAGATATACTTTTCTTTTTAGTTCTAGACATACTTTTCTTTTTAGTTCTAGACATATTTGAATTAATTATATTATTGATAGATATTTATTGTTATTATTGTTATAAATATTACCATCTAGGAATTAAATATTTATATAATCTGTAACCATCTAAATCTGATGGATTAAATTGTCTAAATTTATGTGTTACTTGTCCGTATTTCCACATAGAATTTGGTGATACAACCTTTCTATTAGGAGGTATTAGCATAAAATTATCAAATGGGATTTCACATATTTCACGATATCCTAGACTATAACAATATCGTAATATATTAAAATCAGCAATATGGTCTGGAATATTCATGCTTTCGCGCATTTCTTTGGTAACTTGATTTGTATTGTGTTCAAAAGCAATAATTGGCATACATCTTTTAATTGATTCTTTGGCACCATAGAATGCTAAAGGTTCAGCACCTTCAATATCTAATTTCATAACATCATAATTGATTCCTAGATCATCTATTGATACCATTCTTACTTTATCACCACCGACTCCTAATTGAATAGCGGCATAATGAAATTCCTTTGTAGCATTATCACCATTTATACCACCATTTATACCACCATTTATACCACCATCTGGCACTGCCTGTTTCCTACCAATTTCACCTTTTTGCAATTGTTCTGGAGCAACGAAAACCTCTGATGAAAGACTGACTAAATCGCGTGACTTATCGCCTACGGCTACAGGCATTGGTACAATATTGTAAGCATTATTACGTCTTATATTTTCTAGACATAAAACATAATTTTGTCTGAATGGTTCAAATGCGAATATAGTAGCTCCATTTTTAACTCTACTCATAGGGATTGCTACGGTGCCAATATTTGTTCCAATATCTAGCATTACACCATTAGGAGGCATATATGCTGACATTGCTGAAATAAGATATTTTTCGTAAGGTACGCCTTTTCTTAAGTATTTTTGGACTACCACATCCTTACTATTTACTAGAAAAGTATAATCATCATCGTAATTAGGGGTAGAAATAGTAGGTGGAAATCCAGTGTAAAAGCTTTCACCTACTAAATAGGAATTAGCATTGGCAATCCAATAGGAATTAATATTGTTTGTATTATCATTGTTTGTATTATCGTTATTAGTATCGTTATTAATATCGTTATTAATATTATTTATATTATCGACATAATATGTATTTTTTAAATTTACTATCATTTCTTCAAAGTTTTTAGCATAAATGCTATTATTGTTTAAATTTTTTATAGGTAATGTATATTTACTTATAGTGCTTATGTGATTTGATATATTTTTAAAAATATTTGTTTTTGAGTTTCCAAGTGTATTTGTAGATATGTTTCTAGATGTATTTTTTATAGTTTTTCTAGTATTCTTATTAATTTTATCATAAAAATGTTTAGTACAAGAATTATATTTTTGTATAGCCATTGTAAAATTTATAATATATAATGATATAATTTATAGTATATAATCTATAATGATATAAATATTATAGTAATTTATGGTTATGTTTTATTGTATATTTTATTATATATATATAGTAAAGTATATATAAATATTATTAATATGAAGACTAAAAAAAATGGAGTTAAAAAAAAGTCTAGACTAATTGGAAAGTTAAAAGGAAAGAAAAGAAGTAAAATAATGAGAGGGGGAAATTCGGGTCCTTTATATATACCTCCTCATCTACGTGGTACAAGTGGTACAAGTGGTACAAGTAGTAGAATTGGTAGAAGTGGTACAAGTACATATCAAACAGAAACTAATAAAAATAAAAGAACAATAGATGGTAAAACTTTTACTTTATATGAGCCAACAAATACTGCTATTGGTGTACATTGTGAATCTAAACCTATTAATTTAGATTTATATTTAACAATAACTCCAATGGTATTAAGTATTGATATAATGCAATTAGCAGTAAATACTAGTAATATAAATATATCTAGTTCTAGAGACGTAAAAGAAAGTTTTATGACTTTAACAAATTTACCATCTTTATTAATATCTACTAATTATTATGGTTCTTATTATGGAAATGCATATACAAGTAGAGTAAATGCAAACTGGTGTTTAATTGAAGAAACTAATGAATTAAAGAAAACTTTTTATAGACCAGAATTAATAACTACTAATACTGATAATACTGGTAATACTGGTAATACTGGAGTAGCTGTGAATAATACAGAACATAAAATAGATAGTCCTATTCCAATATCTAAATTAGTAGCTAAAAAAATAAATAAAGATGCATCGGGTATTACTAATGATGATGATAATGGTATTACAAATGAAGAAGTTTTCCTAGGTTCTATGAAAGAATATGATGACAAGCGTTTGTGTTTATATAGAGCTAATGTAAAATATAAAAGAAATGAAAGCGATGAAGGTAAACCTCGTGAATTATATGAAAGAATTGAATATGTTAAATATATTGCTGAATGGTTAGAAAATATAGATAAAAATGAACCTAATACAGAACAAAAATGTGATTTATTTGGTCTAGAACCAGAATATATTATTATTCATCCATTTAAAAATCCACTTGATGACATTCAATATACAATATGTGGTTATCCAGACCAAGAAACTAAACAATTAATTTTAAAATTTTGGCAAGGTATTTTGAAAGAATCATTTAATAGAACACATATTAATAATATAGACTTATTTATTGAATTATTCAATAAGAAACAAACAAAAGAGGATGATAAAATTAATGATAAAACTACAGATTTATATAAATTTTATTTTAGTATTCGTAAAGGAATTTTTGATTATATAAAAGCTAGATATAAAGAAATAGATATTAGTAAGTCAGATACTTTTGAAACACATTTTGATAATAATGTAAAAATGTATTTTAATGAAATTGCAAAGAAATATCTTCCGAAATTTATGTCATATATAAAATATAATTTTTTTATATTTAAAAAACATAGTTTGGGTGATGGTAAATATAAACTAGTTCCAGCTATTTTTAATATTAAAGAATTAACTGCAATTCATAAACCAATTTTAGAAAGAATAAATAAATTAATTAGAAATGAACTTCCTCGTATATTTAGTATTTCATCAGAAGGAAATTATAATCCAATAGAAAATTATGATAATTCAGAAGGTATATACGATGAAGATAAAGAATATAAATTATTTTACTCACATTATAGACATGGTCAGGTGTTTCATATAAAAACAGAATATTTACATTCAATGTCAAATGTATCAGATAAAGCTCACGGATATAAATACGGATTAACACTAGAGGAAATAATTTATAATTGTAATATTAAAAAAGATGATGGTATTACACCATATTTTCAAGCAGTAAAATTTATTTATGAAGTTAGACAACATCAAATTGATGAATATGATAAAATAACAAAAGATAATCAAAAGACCAGAACATTTGGATATACAGGTAGAATTATGACTGGAAAATCTTTAGATAAAAGAATAGAAAATATAGAAAGAAAAAAAAATAGGTCAGATATAGTATATGAATTATATGAAAAAGATAAATTACTTAGAAAAAAAGATATAAACAATGTAATAAAAGTTATAGATAATATACAATTTCCACAAGATACTTTTAATATATCGCAAATAAAATTTATATTGATGTTTAAATCTAGTAGTCAAGAATATATATTTATATATAGTTTGGGTTCTGAATTTTATAAATTAGTAATAAAATCAAATATTAGCAATATGACTAATATAATATTAAATAAATTAAATAAGAAAATAAATAAAAATCATAATGCAGAATTTGTTGATAAAACTATTAGCTTTGAAAAGACAGATTTACCAAATGTATTTCAAATTATAAGTAATGAAAAATTAGTTAATAAAGATCCATATTTTAAAGCTTCAGTAAAACCAATAATTTTAAAACAATTTTATAAACCCGAAATAATTAAAGAGCAATATATAGATACATTTTATTATTATTCAACAGATTTATTAGATATTATTAATCATAAACCTATAGGATATATAGATAATTTTATGCCAAATTTATATGATAGTAAAATTCATATACCTATATTAATAAAAAATTTTTATAATAGTAATAAAAATTTAAATCCAAATAAATTAATATATGAAGACAATAAAGATATTTTTAATGATTGTGTTAAAATATTATGTAATTCACCTATTAATTATATTTGGAAAAACTATAAAAATTGTGGTTATGATTTTATAGAAAATATAGATAATGAACAACAGAAATTAACCGTATATGTATGTCCTAGTTATTTGTTTGATAAAAGTGTAGAAAAGAATGTAAAATATTTAAATAATTTTATAGATTTAGAAGATTCACATATAGAAATGTTAAAAGCTTTTCAAAACTTATATTATAATGATAATTATAATTGTTTTATTCACCAAACATTAGGTCCATATTTTAGTTGTTTGCATTTTCATGTAATTAAAAAAGAATTAAAGAAAGAAGAATTATATAAAAGAAACTATTCTAATATGGAATTAGGTTCATTTTTAATACAAGATATATATATCTCAGAATTAATTAATAATATTACAATTAATTCAAAATATTATATTAATTATAATTATAGCTTAATTAAAGATTATTAAAAATGATAATATATAAATTAAATGATAAATTATATGAAAAATATAAAACTTTATTTTTTCATAAATATAATAAATTTATGTTGATTAACAAAACTATTCTATATAATTTTATATTTCAAAAAAAAATATGTAAAATAGATTTTTTATATACTCTTTTTGAACAAATCTATAGTAATATTATATTAAAAAAACCATTATATTTAGTCGCTTTTAATCTAGATTATTTAATACCTATTTATAAAAATTCTAATGATTATTTACTTATTACAAATTCATCTTCTATAATTTTAAATAATTATAATAATAATAATAATATAGATTGTATATTTTATTATAATTCAAATTATAAATATAATGATTTAATATATTTATTTGATACTTTAAATAATAAAAAATTTGAAAAAAATATTAATAGTAATTTAAATATATATTTAGAAAAATCTTTATATTTAAATTTTTTAGATAATTTAAAAAATGATAGTAATATTAAAAAAAAATATAAATTAATTACTTGTCATTATGGATATTTACTTGGTTTAAGTTTATCTACCAGTTATAGAATGATTTTAGAAATACCTAATATAATTTCTACAATTTCAATGGCTCTTAAATATATTGAAAAGAATGGCACATTACTATTATTCTGGACAATAATAAATATAAATATTCCAATAGTTAAACAAATTTTATCACTATTATCATATGGATTTAAAAATGTAGAAATTATTGATAATAATATTAATCAAAATATATTAATAGGTGTTCCTGAATATTATATAAAATGTACTGGATATAAAGATAATATTAAAGATGAATTAATAAATAAACTTATTGATATTGCTATAAAATCTGTAGAATATACATATGATAAATGTGATGTATTAGATTATTATAATGATTATACTATAAAACATCCTAATCATTCTTTATATTATAATAAACAAGATGATAAACACGAAAAACAATATAATAAATCATATTCACTCAGTAAAAAATCTTCATCATCTACTAAATCATCATCATCCACTAAAAAATCATTATCTAAAACACCTGTAAAACAAATTTATTATATCGAAGATCTAGAATTACCAGAAATAGATGCTATTATGAAAGACAAAACTATAGAATTTAAAGTATCAAATCTAGCAAATAAACTAGAAACTATATTTGTCAGTTATTTTGAAATGGTTAATAATTTAATTTTAAATAGTATCACAAAAGATAAGAATGGTAAGCTATATGTTAAACCCTCAGCTATATTACAAAAAGATATAACTAATTTAACTAAACTAATAAATATGTTCGAATACAATAAATTACCATATAATAAACATGCATTACAAGTTATTTTAAATAAAAAAGATGAAGTTCTAGAACAGTTTTACTCTCTAGATACACAATTAAATTATATTTTAATACATTATAATGATAAAACATCAAAAACATATAATAGACATGCACTAGAGAATATTAAATCAAAATCATTACAACCTTATAAATTTAATATTCTAGCTGAATATTATGAAAGAATAAATAGTGCTAATAAGGTAAAACAATATTTATTAGATGATTTAAATGTAAAATATGAAAATCAGATAGACTATGATAATGAAAATAAAATAAATATTAAACATATTTTATATAAGTTTGATTATTTATATGGTTTTTCTAAAAATCTATGTCATTATATAAATAATAATAATGTTAATAATGTTAATTCATTACCTATATATGTTGGTAATTCATTTTTGAAACTATGGGAAATTTTAAGTTCATTCAATCTAATACCTTATAGTGCTAAACATTTTAAAGTATTTCATTTAACTGAACCTACAGGACAAATGATTATATGTGCTAAACATTGGGCTGAACGCAAATGTTCTAGTCTAGATATGAAAAATTATGATTGGTTAGCAAATACATTTAATCCATATAATCCAAATAGTACAAATAGTAATAATACAACTGGTAATATTGATAATTCTCAAGGAGATGAATATGAGTTAATAAAAAATAATTATAATAGATGGCTATGGGGTGCTGATAATAGTGGTGATATTACAAATAGTGATAATATTAAATCTATTATGAATGATATTAAAAACAAATGGTTGTCAAAAAACAATAGTAAATTAGATTTAATAATTAGTGATGGTAGTATATTACCTAATAATACTGATGAATTATTTAGACAGAAGTTTGAATTAGCAAAAGTTATATCAGTTCTTGCTTGTAGTAGTATTGGTGGTTCTTGTTGTATTAAACATTATATACCTTACAAAACAGTATATAATTATGATACTGTTGAAACAACTGATATTTTAGAGTCAAGTGGCTTTTTCATTAACTATTTATATTTATATTATGTAGTATTTGATTCTATAAGGCTTTTTAAACCACATACTAGTAATGCCGACACTACTGAATTTTATATAATTAGTAAAGGATTTACGGGTATTGAAAATTCACAATTAGAAAAGCTATTCAAACTATTAGATAATTTTGAATTAAATGGTAATTTAATAGAACACAATAAGATTCCAGAAACATTTATAATGCAAATTAACAATTTTCTAAAAAGTATGAGTGATACTAATATATTATCTATTGAAAAGCAAAATTTATTATTAACTTGTTATAAAAATGAAAGTGAAGAAAAGCAAGAAGACAAAACATATAAAAAGACTAATAAAATTTTAAGATGTGATAAGTTTCTTAATCCTAAAAATATTAAAAACATTGTTGAATCTAAATATAAAGAATGGGTTAAAACATTTGATTTCGAATAAATATATATCTATACATACATATACACATATATACATATATACATACACATATTACCAGCTAGGCATTAGATATTTATATAATTTATATCCATCTAAATCTGATTGATTAAATTGCCTAAATTTATGCGATACCTGACCGTATTTCCATAGAGGATTATTATTTGGTGCGACTTTTCTATTTGGTGGTATTAGCATAAAATTATCACCTGGTATTTCATATATTTCACGATATCCAAGACTATAACAATATTTTAATATATTAAAATCTGCAACACTATCTGAAATATTTAAGCTTTCACGCATTTCTTGAGTAACTTGGTTTGCATTATGTTCAAAAGCAATAACGGGCATACATCTTTTAATTGATTCTTTGGCACCATAGAATGCTAGTGGTTCAGCTCCTTCAATATCTACTTTCATAATATCAAAATTTAGTTGTAAACTATCAATTGATACCATTCTAACTTTATTACCACCGACTCCCAATTGAATAGCACCAAAATTAAATTCTTTATCTTTATTTTTTTCATTGTGTTTTTCATTGTGTTTTTCATTGTAATTGTCTGGTATTAATATACGATGAGCTGTTTTATCTGCATCTATTTTTAAAATTGATGATGAAAGACTAACCGAATCACGTGGTTTATCACCTACAGCTACTGGTAATGGAACTATATTATAAGCATTATTTCGCCTTATATTTTCTAACATAATAGTATAATTTTGTCGGAAGGGTTCAAATGCGAATACTATAGCACCTTTATTTGCTCTACTCATTGGAACTGCTACAGTTCCTATATTAGTTCCTATGTCTAACATTATACCGTTAGGAGGCATATATGCTGACATTGCTAATATAAGAAATTTTTCATAGGGCATACCTTTTCTTTTTAAATATGGTTGAATTATTAAATCATTTTTATTTACTAAAAATATATAATCATCATCATAATTAGGAGTATCAATAGTAGGCGGAATTCCAGTATAAAAGCTTTCTCCTACTTTATATGAATTAGTATTAGCAATCCAATTAATAGTATTATTAGTATTAATAATATCACTGCCAATATCACTGCCAATATCACTACCAATATTATTATCAATATCACTAATATTATCGATATAATATGTATTTTGTAGATTTAATATCATTTCTTCAAAATTTTTAGCATAAATGCTTTTGTTATTTAAATATTTTATAGGATTGTTATATTTACTTATAATGCTTATGTGATTTGATATATTTTGAAAAATATTTGTTTTTGAGTTTGAAGTTGTATTTGTAGATATGTTTTTAGATATGTTTCTAGATGTGTTTCTAGATGTATTTCCATTTTTTACTGTTTTAGTATTATTCTTATTATTAATTTTATCATAAAAATGTTTAGTACAAGAATTATATTTTTGTATAGCCATTTTCAACAAGTATAACTATATTTAATATTTACAAATAAATTATTACAATGTATATTACATTAAAAAATTGAATAAATATAGAAATGTAATATTATATATTGAATTTTATTAACCATATTTAAATAATATATTTTTCATATTAAAGTAATATAAAAACATAGTTTCTAGTGATATATATTAGTAAAATCAATTACAATTACATTTTCAAATAATATATTTCAATATGACTTCTACTATATTTGCCTCTCTAGACCAGCTAGTAAAAGGATTACATATTTCACCATTACAACTTAATAATATGTATTCGGGACACTATATATTCACCTTAAACAGATTTAGAGAAATGTTAAAAACCGCGGCAGCAACTGTAAATATTTCACATAGTGATGTGGATTTATATCTACTTGCCCATATTAAAGACCATTATTTACCACATATTAATAATAAAATTAAAGAAATAGAAGCAATACCTCTTATAGAACAAAAGACACCTGAATGGTTTAAGCAACGCGAAACAATGATTTCGGCTAGCGATGCAGGTTATTTTCTTAAGAAATGTGGTAATTCTAAGGCTATGGACGCACTTAAGATTAAAATAGGTTTAAAGCCATATGTTAAATCCAGTGCACCTCCATTGATGCATGGTAATACATTTGAAGATACAGCTAGAGCTATTTATGAAAGTCGCAATGGTGTTTCAGTTACTGAATACGGTATTATAAGTTCTCCAACCGCCTGTATTGGAGCTAGTCCAGATGGTGTTGTTACAGCGTGTCATTTAGATACTTTTGAGTGCCAGTCTAAATATGGTCGCCTATTAGAAATTAAGAATCCGTATAGCAGAGAAATCGATAATACTGTAAAACCCGAGTATATGGTACAGATACTACAACAGCAATATACAATGTCATTACCTATTTGCGATTTTGTAGAAACTACTATTGTTGATGCCAATTGTAGAACTGATTCTTCAAATTATAAGCCATATATTACATTGATGGATATGTTAAATGATAAGCTAGATATGAGTAATCCCAATTGGGAAAAGCGTGTTAAAAATAAAAATATACCACATACAAATCTAAATAAATTTGGTAATGAAAAGGGTTTGGTTGTGTGGTATTCTAAACGAGTTTCTGAAGGTGACACTAGACATCGTTATATGTTGTATCCATTAAAGTTACCATATGAAGAAATTGCTATTAAGAAATGGATCGTTGATATGAACTCGCAACAGTTTCAGGAGAAATACGAATACATTCAAACTAAATATTGGCGTTTAGATGTTTATAGTGAGAAAACGGTTGTTTATGATAAATCTGTATTTGAAGATGATTATGTACCTAAATTATGTGAAATTTGGGAGGTTATATGTAAATGTAAAGCGTTGAAGGCGCGAGGTGAAGATGTAGCAAGTTATATTGAAGAATTGGAAAATAAAAAAGATAATCCTTTTTATAATGAAAAGAAGAGAAAAAAAAAGGCAAAGACTGAAGATTGTTTTGGTGATGGTACTTCTGATAGTGGGTTACCTAGTAGTACATTTTCATTTAAACCAAATAATGATATTGAATTGGATTTTTAAAATAATATTTAATTTTTTTATTTATTTTTATTTGTTTTTTATTTGTTTAATTATGTTTTTATTATCTTTATTGCAATCTGTTTTTTATAATGTATCTAGAGTATCATTTATTATAGTTGGATGTGGATGTAGTGGGGGTATTGGAATAGGTTTTATTAATTTAGACCATTCAGTAATCGAATATTTATTTCCCATACTAAGATTACAACTACCACATATAGGTTTTAAATTATTTATATCTAATGTACCGCCTTTTGATTCAGGAATATCATGTCCTGTTTGAAATGAAAATACATTTATTTTATTAGTGCACCAAGATACATAACATTTACTTGTGAATACTTCTCCATTATATGTAGTCCATACTAGTTCTCTAATGCGTTTGGGTATCTTTTCTTTTGATTTTATATGATGATTTAGTTTTTTATTTTTATTATATTTTTTATTATTTCGTTTCTTTTTATTAATGTGTTTCGTTTTATCAATGTGTATTTTATTACTTTTATCTTTAACAATTAATTTACACCTCTTATTAGTTGAAACATCATAACTACTTTTGCGTTTCAAAAGTTTATTCATTTTATCTAATTGACATTTTAATTTTATAATAAAAAATATAAAAATATAATAATAATCTAAATATTTAATAAATAGTTTGTAAATAATAATAAATAATGGCAAATGTAAATAAAAGTACAATTCCAAATAAAAGTACAATTCCAAATGTTGGTATGATTCTTCTTGTAATATTATCAATAATAGCTACATATTTAATTTATAAAGAAGAATTTTCTGATAAGAAATTTAGTATTTCATTAATGTTTATAATATTTGTTTACTTTGCGTTTATATTTGTATTAGTATATTACAAATATTTATAACAATATTAAATTACTTATCTAGATAATAAAACAAAAATCTAAATTAAGAATAAGAATAAATAAATTATCAAAACATATATTAAATAAATTATATATAAATATATATAAAATAAAATGTCTTCAAAAAATAACATTAGTAAAGCATCTGCATCAATGTTTTCTGGTAAAGGAAAGCATTATTGGGCTTCTATTGGTTTAGTAGTTCTAATTATTGCTGTAGTTATAGCATATTATTATGTAAGAAAGAGCAATCGTGAGGGATTTGAAGGAGGTGCTCCTAATCTAACACCTGCTAAGGGAGAGGTAGTTGTAGTTTTGTTTAAAACTGAGTGGTGTGGTCATTGCAAAACGACGAAACCAGAATATGAAAAAGCTACTTCAGAGTTAAATGGCAAAAAAAATTCTAGTGGTAAAACTATTCGGTTTGAAAAAGTAGACTGTGACGAACATAAGGAATTGGGTAAACAATTTGGTGTTTCAGGTTATCCAACTATTAAAATTTTAAATGATGATGGAACCAAAGATGAATATGACGGTGCGCGTTCTTTTGATGGTTTAAAAAAATATCTAGTAGTAGATAACTAAATTTTATATTTATTTAAGTATTTTTATTTAAGTATTTTTATTTAAGTATTTTTATTTAAGTATTTTTATTTAAGTATTTTTATTTAAGTATTTTTATTAATAGGTATTAATGTTTTCATTTTTCCATCTCTTTTTTTGTAGTATTATATGCAATTTCTATTATATTATTAATATCTTCTAGAGATGCATTAATCTTTATAAATGTCATAACATCGCAAGGGATCTTGTATATAATAATTTTTTGCCTTTTATTACTTGTATTAATATCTAATTCCATTTTTTTACTAATAAAACAACAAGCCAATGAATGTGAAATAACACTAAAATAATCTAATAATGGTATAGATTGATAATTATCTTTTGAAATTGGATTAATTTGATTTATTAAATAAATACCAAGAATGTTAACATTATTTTTATCTTTATCTTCTGTTTTCTTATCATTATCCTTGTCTTCCGCATCCGAAACAATACTATCAATTGGAAAATTATCTAATAACCCCCCATCACAATATACATCATCACCTATTACATATGGCTCAAATATAAAAGGTAATGCTGTTGATGCGCGAATTGCTTTATATATAGGAATATCTGGAGAATTAGTTGAATTTAGTAATTCGAATTTATATTTGCTTAGATTAGTTACACCTATTTGCAATTCTATTTTATATTTTTCTTTAACTTGGTTAAATGTTATATTTTCATCACCAGTTTTATCTTTGATACACTTTTTGATGAGATTAATTAAATATGTTCCAGACTCTAATCCCTTTGTTCTCATAAAATTAATAAGTGATTCGGCATTAATATTTACATATTCCTTAAACTTTATCGTTTTTACTATAATTTCTAGTTCTTTAGAAGTATATCCCAAAGCTATAAGACAACCAAAAAAAGAACCAGCGCTACAACCTGATATACTTTTTATATTTGCTATAATTTTTGCTTCTTCTAAATATTTTAATAATCCTATATAACTAATACCTAGAAGACCACCACCTGACAGAACTAGATGTTTAATATTATTAGTATGTGTATTTGTATTTGTATTTTGCTTTTCAGTCATTTTTATATATCTTGATTATATTTTATGAAAATAATACATTTGATAGTATATTTATTATAATAAATTTATTTTTATATTAGTTAATTTGAAAAGTTAAAAATTATTAATGAAAAGTAAAAAAGTTTATGTAGCTAGATATAAATAGATTAAATCTATTTGGTCTATTGAAATTGCATAGGTCTTTCTGTATTTAACATAGTTCCGCCTCCTGGAACAGCTACACGTATTCCTGTTGGTGTAGGATCAATATCACCTAGATAATTAAAACGATCTAGAGGAGTTGCACATTGATTAGTTGGTTGTCCCATAGGCCATGCAGTTGGTAAATCTTTACAATTTTCATCAGGATGGGAATAATATTGACGTCCAGTTCCTAAACCATTGGGGTCATTAAGAACCATTTTAGAGGTACGACCATCAGTTACGAACATATATTGTTCGGGGAGCATGGTTCCGGGTTCGAAGCCTTCTTTTAAACACGGCCCACAGCAGTTTAGCTTACAAGCGATCTGGCGATTGCGATCCATTAGGGCATTTCCATTCTGTTGTAGAAACATACGATATTGAAGAGAGTTAGAGATATTGTTGTCTGAGCGAATTAAATCATTGACAAAATCTGATGAACGGTGATCTGTGAAATGCATAGGATAATCCATGCGGGCTGGGCAATTGCTAAACTTGTTGTTTCCAGTTCTAAAGCAGCTAGAATCTGATTCATTCATTTTTAATAATATTTTATAATTTAAGTATTTATTATTTATATATTAGATTATATTTTTTACTAATTTAAATATTAATAACATTTTAATTTTTTAAACACAAACTAAATCTGTAATATTTTCTTCTTTAACATTTTTATATTCTTCATAATCATCATTATAATATAGTTGAATTATTTTAACAATAAATTCATCATACTCTTTAGTTAATTCTTCTTTAATAGTTTTTACTAATAATTCAATTCTATCACATTGTTTAATAGTTAAAACTTTATTTTTATTTCTAACTACATCTGGATTATATCTAATAATAATAACACTTTTACCTCCTATACCATTTACAATTTCATTTATTCTAGCACATTCACAACTATTTTCATATTTATTATGTTGGTTCTCATCTACTTCTACTATTACAGAATGCTTATCTAATTCAAAATATATATCAGGACGTTTTTTACTACATCCTTCTAACATTTTACTAGAATTATAATCAAACTTATTACATATTGCTTTTCTTAAATGACGAACTATAGCCCATTCTTTTTTATTCTGTATTTTTTTACAATCTTTACATACAAATTTTGATTCTTCTTTTATATCACAGAATTTACAAAGACGTTTTACATTAATTTCACCTGCTTTATCAGGACAATGTTTTATACAATATTTAATTTCATTAGTAATATTATTATATTCTTCATTACATTCTAAAACAGAACATTTTTTTTCCAAAACTAGGTTTATCATATTTGATAGTTTATGTTTATTACAAAATTTAGGTCTTTTATCTTTATGTAATCCAAACATTGGAGTTTCTTTGCATTTAGAATATTGACATTTTTTATCATATATATTTATCATATTATCTAATTTATGAATATTACAATATAAACCTTTATTTTCTGTAGGTAAATTATACTTAGGTTTTATAGTACAATCCTTATCATTACATTTTTTATGTGATGTATCAATCATTCCATCAAGTTTATGTTTTGCACAATAAATAGGTGTAGTTTCACTTGGTATATTAAAATTTGGTCTTATAGAACAATTTGCACTAATACATAATTTATGACAAACGTTAATCATTTTATCTTTTTTATGTTCATTGCAATAAAGTCTTTTAGTTGTATTTGGTAAATTAAAATTTGGCATTTTCATACATCCTTCTTCAATACATCTTTTATTTACAATATCTATCATTTTATCTTTTTTGTGTTCAGCACAATAAATAGGATTTTTTTTAATTGATAAATTACAAGTTGCAATTTTAGAACAATTAGTTTCAATACACATATCTTTTTTTAAATTAATCATACCATCTAATTTATGTTTAGAACAATATAAACCTTTTTTTTCATTTGAATTATTAAAATATGCTGTTATTTTACATTCATTAAATTTACATTTATTAGAATTTATATCTATCATATATTTTTTCTTATGTTCAGCACAATATATTGCATTTGTTGATGTAGAAATATTATAATTTGGATATTTAATACACCCATCTTCTATACAATGTTTATGTTTTTTTATATAAAACATATTATCTTTTTTATGTAAAAAACAATAAATAGCTTTGGTTTCTGTTGGTAAATTATAGCTTGGATATTTGAAACACCCCATCTCAATACATTTATCTGTTTTACTATAAATTTTAATTTTAACATTTACCATATTTTCTTTTAAATGCTTTCTACAATAAATTCCAACACTCTCACCTTTAAAATTAAAACTAGGTTTTTTAATAGTACATCCATCTTCTTTACAAGGCATTTTTGTAATACACAATTATATAGAAATATATAGAAATATATAGAAATATATAGAAATATATAGAAATCTCTAAATAGTATATTAACTATAATATCTTTTATTATTTATGCTTTAAGTTGAAAAAAATGCAAAATATAAAACATAACAAAAAATAAATATATATTTCAATTTAAATAAGAAATTAGTAAATTTTCCCATTTATCAACATCTACATTTGATAAAAATTTAACATCTGCACCAGTATCACATCTATATGTTCTTCCTTGAGAATCGCCATCAGGATAAATACTTATTTTAGCATCTTTAATTTCAAAAATATCAGGAGCTAATAGATATGAAACTGTTAGAATATCCCAAGCATAATAATTTTGAACTCCAAAACATTTTCCAATAATTGCATATATTTGAACTACTAAATCACCAAATATATTACCATTAGAACCAATAGCTAATTTTCTTAAAAAATCTGTTGTAATAGGTACATTATTTGTTGTATCTAGAGGACACATTGTGATTGGTAATAAAGATTTAAATACACATTCTGCAGCAACAGGATCCCAATACGAATTCCATTCTGCAGTTCCATCATGTTTTGTAAATGTTTCAATATTTCCAGCAACATCAATTGAACCACCCATCCAAATCAAATTTGTAATTTTAGTCTTATTTTCACTTGTAATAAATGGTAATGCCTTTGCAATACAAGTCAAAGGACCAGTTTCTACTAATGTAATATTTCCATCTAAATTGTTAATCATATTTGCCAAAACTATATGACCTAATTCATTTGATACTATATACCTTGGTTCTCCATCACGTAAAATTGATGGCATATGACATACTGAATATGGTGTTTTTCTCCACTCATCAGGAAAAGGATTTATTCCCGCTTCATCACATACACCAATAATTACATTTTCCAATTTCATTATATCAATAATTTTCCTTGTAGCAAATAAAGCAGGTTCTAAAAAACTATCAGCAGGTGTAATAAATACACCAACTAAATTAATCTTACCCTTTTTATGAGCTGATATTAAAACAATTAATGAAATTAAATCATCAAGATTACCATCGTGTGAAAAAATCACATTTGGAATTTGGATTGGTAATGTCATTTTAGAAATATTAATAATGTTTAATACTATTAATCAAAAATATAATCTCTTTAAGTTGAAATAAATACAAAATTTAAAACAATTACAAATACAAAACATTAACAATAATTCATCACCTATCATATAACTCCATTTTTTCTTCTAATTCTTCTCTAGTAATATGTGGTTGTTTAGTTAATACATAACCATCATCTATTAACCAAAGATCTTCTTCACAAGTAGCACGATTTTCATCTAAAATATATTTAGCACAAAAATCTGCATTCAATATTTGAGTATTTAATACTATTTTAATCTGTAAATTATTAATATTTGCTTCTAATTCTGTTAAGCTATATTTATTTTTATTATTTCTCAAATCACTATTTGTAATTTTACTCATTTTATAGTATTTATATTAGGTATATTAGGTATTACATCTTTTATATATTAAAAACTCAAAAATTATCCAAATCAATCATCGTCATCAATTATCATCTAAATCAATTATTATCATTACCATTATCATTATTCATATCTACATTAGCAACTGGTACTACACCTCCATATTCTGCTGCCTGTTGTTTAGCCATTTCGTCTTGTGAATTTTGTGCTTCCCTATGTTGTTTTTTCTTCAATTGTCTAACAATAAAGCTGTTTAATAAATCATTTTCTACTATAACTTTTGCAAATTTTATTGCCACATAAATCATCAATATTAAAATAATCGCAATTACAACACCCTTTATAAAATATATATTTTGCTTTAACCATGATGTCTGTTGTAAAGCTAATGGAACTGTTGTAGATGTTGATGTAGAAGATGCTTCTACAGCTGAATTACTCAAATCTTGAGTGCTATCAAACTGTGAGTTGGAATTATAAAATATTGAAATATTTTTTGGTTTTCGTTGGATAGGTCTAATATTTTTATTACCTGGACCTATCATATATTGAACTGTATCAATAATATTGAGTGATATAGGAACTATTTCCTCGAATATTATAAAAGTCCAGTTTTGTGAACAGGGTGGATATGGTAAAGCTCCATCATAATAAAAAAATGATTTAGATTCTGGAATTATTTGTTCTGGATTCCAAGAATCACTTACTGTTACATCTTGTTCTATTGGCATATCATTTGATGGCATTTGATTAATAAATTCATTTAAGAATTCGTTAGCGGTTCCGTAATCTACTCCTTTTTTCAATAGAATAGAAACTATTATACCGCCGTCATTATCATTAATTGGATTGCGATTATGATATAGTAATAATTCTAAATCTGTATGAGAGTCATTAATTGTATGCATACTAGTATGATGAATAGTCATTTTACTAAGATAAAAAAATTCATTTTTAAATTTAGCAATACAATTAGGTGAAAATCTTACAGTAGGTATATTATTAATCATACTAACACTACAGGTTGTAGGAACATAATTAATTGCAAAACGACACAAAGCATTACAAGCAGATACACTAGTAGTATCTATATTTAGTGGAGACACACGTTCTGCTTTACGACTACAATTTCCATATCTAGCAACCCACTCACTACTTCGGTCAAAAGCCCAAAGTCCTGATGTTGTACTATCATTAGCTGATATGCTTGGTGCTGTCATTTATATACTTATTTATCTAATAATTATAGTTATTTTATTCTATTAGCATTTACGATGTTAATAAAATTTGATTATTAATAAATTATTTATAAAAATATAAAACATAACAATAAAATCAATTACTATAATAGAAATAGAAATAGATATAGAAATATAATATAAATTTACATATATATATATATAGATACATATCTAAATATTATCTAGATACAAAATGATAATTAAATCACTTTTATTTATAATAGTATGTTTATTTGTATATGAAACTTTTATAACTTTATCAAAAATGAATGAAGAATATTTTACTAGTATAGAAATAAATAAGCAAGAAAGATTTGTAAATTTAAGTGATGATCCAAATAAAAACGATATTTCTAAAACTATAGCAATTAACTGTAAAAACTGGGCTAGTAATATTGATGTAATTATGACATATACACCAGAACAATTAAATGAAAATCTAGATACACCTTATTATTCAAGATTTAAACCTATTGAATATGAAGGTAAAAGACAATATTATTGGAGAGCAAATAAACTAGTTCAAGAAGGTATTAGAAGGTCTAATGATGAAGATATAGAAATTGCAAAAGTTCAATCTTTATTTGATAATGAAACTGATCCTGATAAAAAACAAATATTACAAGATGAATTAGATTTGTTTAATTGGAGAAAAGATAGCAAAAATATATTATCAGTAAAAAATGAAAAAACCGGATTAGATAGAGCTATGCGTGACATTATAACTGATTATTTTCCTGCTGAAATAGGAATGAATCGTCCTTGGATTGAAAGACATTCTCATATACCCGATTATAGTTATTGATATAAGTTAAATTAATACATATTAGGAATAGTTATTAAACTAGGTTTAACCTTGTAATTATTATCCATATCTAGTGTATAGAATTTTGTTAAAGATGCATCTGTTGGAACTGAAATATATTTATTTGTCGCATAATTTGCAATAGTTATCAGATTAGTATTATCAAAAAAATTAGCTGTAGTTGTAGGTGTATTATTAGTTTGACTTTGATTTAATAATATTGATTTATTATTTATATAAATTATAAATTTACCAGAATTAAATAATCCATTTGAAAAAGTAGTAGCATCACTAGCTTTCATTTCATTATTTGAAAGTTCTATAAGATTTGCTTCTAGAATAATAAAAGAAACATTTAATTGAAGTTTTGAAATATCTCCAGTAAATGATAAATTGCTAATTCTACGAGGAGAAACACCAATCATATTTGCTATAGCTAATGTAAGTTGTGAACTAATAGGTAAACTAGAAGTAATTGTAGGTATTGAATCATCAAATTTTTCATATATTACATAAATATATAAATAAAGAAATATTATTATTAATATAATAAATAATAAAATATGTTTTAATTGTTTCATTTTCATTTATATTTTCTTTTATTCTATTTCTTTTATTCAATTTCTTTATAATAAAATGATATTTTTATTAATTTTATTATTAATTTTATTATTAATTTTATTATTAATTTTATTATTAATTTTATTATTAATTTTATTATTAATTTTATTATTAATTTTATTATTAATTTTATTATTAATTTTATTATTAATATTCTTATAATTATTTATAATTCTTTATTACATCAAAAAAATAATCTAATTATAAATAAAGTATTCAATAAAAAGTATTAAACAAATAATATAAATAATTAATATGCCTACTCTAAAATCAACCGGTAAGCGTTCATTTACTATTAATAATGCATATCACGTAGATGGTTGCAAAACCAAGTTTTCTCATAAAGATTATACAGGACGCTTTGTTGGGAAAAGTGCTCAGCGAGCAGCAAGTAAAGCATTAACTGAGCTTTGTCACGCTAAGCGTATTCGTGGTCAATGTACTTTATACATTGAGATGCGCGAAACTACTCAAGGTTCTAAACATAAAGTTTATGCTTACCAAGCTAAACGTGTTAAATATTCAGAACCTGTTGTATATGGTGATGTTAAACGCGAATATCATAATGTTATTAAACATGTTCGTATTCCTACTGAAAAATGCGATAAATCTCATAAATCATCTGGTCGCATGTTTTCATTTCGCAAATCTCATGCTAGTAAGAGTAAGAGTAAGATGAGTAAGAAACATCATTCTAAAACTAAGAAAAGTTCCAAGTAAAAAGTAAATAAAAGAATTAAATAAAAATGATATCAAATTTACATATACTATTTATTATTTTACTAATGTAAAACAATTGGAACTATAATAATTTTACATTTGTATGTATTATATTCTATAAGGTCATCATATTTTTCAATTTTTACATTATTTTCGATATCATATAATTTTAAATTATCTTCATAAACGATTATATTTAGTTTTTCACATTCTTCTTTAATTTTAGTATGTAAAGACTTATATGTTTCTTTTAATAAGTATTCTAGAGATAAAGTAAATACATATTCATGATGTGTAAATGAAAAATATATAGTTCTATATAAATCCATTATAATTTGAATTATTGAATTAATTAAAATATTATAATAAAAAAATTTCAATTTATTAAATTTCAATTTTATTTTACAAAAAATTGAAATTTATAGTCTAATTATATTTTCATAAATTATATAATAAAATAATATACTAATAAATACATTAGAAAATGAATGAACTCGATAGAGCATTTATTCAATCATTTAATGATGAATATAATAAAATAATGAGTAAAGTAGTAAGTACTAGTGAAAATACAAATGTTGATAAACTATTTAAAAATATTAATATACCTTCAGAATGTATAATATGTTATGATGAAAATGTACCTTGTTTAAAATGTTATCAATGTACAGCAAATTATTGTAAAACCTGTTTAACTAAAATAGCATCAGATAGCAATAAATGTGTTTGTGGAATAGATATAAAAAAGAATTATAATAAAATGAAGGAAGTTAATATAGAATTACAAGAGAAAATAGAACTTGAAAAGGTGCTTGCTGAATCATTAAAGGATTTAAATATTAATAAAAATAATAAAAAATATATAAATATAAAAAAAAGTAATTTAAAATCTGGAGGAAGTAATAACACTAGTAATATTACAAATTGGAATACAGACAACGATAATGATATTATAATTAATAAAAGAATAGAATATTTATCAGATATGTATAATAATAATATTTATAATATTGATTTTAAAACATATATAAATGATAATTCTTCTAATAAACCAAATTTTAATTATGAATGGAATTATGATAATAAAACATTGACTTTTTCTCCTTTTATTAATCAATCTCATCAATCTCATCAAAATGATGATTTAATAAATATTATTATTAAATATTCTATTCTAGATGCTAGATTTCAAGCTGAATTATATGTATGGTTACTGAATATATTAAATACTCAATCTACTATATTTAAAAGCAAATGGAATTCATTAGCAAATAAAATTAATAATTTTAAATCTAAAAATAAAATTGAGATAAAAAAATTAATGTCTGAAATCATTAAAATATGTGAAAATTAGACATTAAAATATTTAATTTTAAACTAATATTATATACAAAAGTATAATAACATATTTAATTTTTAAAATAGCCAAGTTTTATCAATGCGTTTTTGCTTGTATCTTGTTCTGCTTTTTTTATATTTTGACCTTTTCCTTCTCCTAATACATCTTTATTATTTGGATTAATCAAATTAACTGTTATAATAGTTTCTCCACTTCTAGATACATCATTTTTTACAACTTTAAAAATAGGATTATATTTAAATATACGTTTAACTAGTTTTATGATTTTATTCTTATAATTTCTATCATCTAGAATAAATGTTGTAATATCTAATTGTGCCGATTCATCTTCAATAAGACTAATTAGAAATAATTCGGCTACTTGGTATCCAGCACCTGAAATAAATGAACTCAAGAATCCGTGTTTATCATTATTAAAATCAAGATAAATGGCAGCGATAAAAGCTTCAAAAACATCACAAAGAATCTTATCTTCATCTCTAGCATTATGTAAATCATCTAATGTCCGCCCAATTACTAAATAATCATGTAATCCTATAACTTTTGCAAGATGACCTAATGTAATTCTATTTACTAGATTCATTTTCATATTTGAAAGGAAACCCTCACGTTGGTCTGGATAGCGGCGATATAAATAACTCACAATAATGTTTTCAATTACAGCATCTCCTAGAAATTCTAAGCGCTCATATGAACGTTCTCGAAGAAGAACACATCCATCAGGGTTCTTAACTATTTTTACATTATCACGAGAACATATTTCTTTAATTTTACCAATAGTATAGGTTTCATGAACCATTGCATCCTGATAGAGGTCTAAATTATTAATATTTTGAAATACACCATATTTTTTTAATATATTTTGAACTGCATTTTTTGTAAGCAATTTATTTACTTTATTAAAAGGATTAATGTATCCAGATACAATTTCATCTGGAGTGGCAACTAATTCATATGATACTTTATTGTAGTTGGTATTAATATGTTGTTCTGTCATTTTTTAAAAATAGTTTTGTTTGGTTATATATTTAATTATTAAAATTATAAAAACATAAATCAAATTAATATTAGTTCTAGATATAAATTATAAATAATATACATATTTATGTATTGTTTAAATCAATTTTTATTTATTAGTATTATTAATTCAAACTAATTAAAAAATTGAATATAAGTTATGTGTAAATTATATTTAATTTATTAATATATATATATGTATCTAGAACTAAAATATTTATTAATTCAAACTAATTAAAAATTGAATATAAGTTATGTGTAAATTATATTTAATTTATTAAAATATATATATGTATCTAGAACTAAAGTATTTATAAAAATGATATCATTTTATAAATATGTAGATAGAAAACCTATACTTATATGTGAATTGAAATGTCAGGAAATACAGGAAAAAGTACATAATATTAAACAAAATAAATTTTCTATATTAGACAAAATTGATTCACAGTATTACATTATATTTTATGAAACAGAAACAGAAAACCAACTATTAAATAAAGCTTTAGATGAATTGAATACTAAATTTAATATTTATAATGAAACTCAATTTATTAGTATTAATACCGAACATTTAGAAAATATATCTACAAATTTTACTAAATTTACAAAAGTAATTAAAATTAGTATATCTAGTGTAAAAATGTTATTTCTAAAAATATCTAAAAAATATTTACCTGAATCAATTAGACATTTAGATTTAGGAAAGTTTCGTAATGCATGTATATTATATGACTTGCAATATTTTACAAAATTACAATCATTATCACTTAATTTTGAAGATTATATTAAAGTAAAATTTGGAGAACTTAGAGAGGATAGAGATATATGTTGTTTGTTTTACACGAAAAAATTACGAGAAATTGTATTATTTTATAATGATGATTTTTCTAATTATAATATGGAGGAAAGTGATTTTATATCACAATTATATAAATCAGAGTATTTCCTATGTTCATATAAAGATAAAATAAAAAGCATAAAAATTAATAATAGTAATCGAACTATTACAATAAAACTTATAAATAATAAATTTGAATCTCAATATTTAATAGAAAAAGCTATGAGACAAATGGTATATCATATACCTACACATTATATAACAGAACTAATAAATCAAAATCCAATTCATATTAGTATTCTTAAAAATCTAATTAACGAAAATAACAAAAACGAAAGCAATAAATTATAAATATTTATAATTATTTATTTTATTAGTCTTTATTTAATATTCCTTGTTTCTTCTTTCATAATTTTTATTATATTTGCGAAACCATCTGTAATTTCTTTTTTTCTGTTATTTGTATTCGTATTCATACTCCCACCCCATTTTAAATGCATACTATTTAAAACAATTACCAATAAATCAAATGTTCCATTAATAATCTTACCTTTATCTTTTTCATGTAATACATATGCTCCTTTATTAACTACTTTATAAATTACAACATATTTTGATGCTAGAAAGCTTCTTATATAATCTGCATCACTCCAATTAGGTAAAAATGAAACAATTGTAAAATCCACATTTAGGTTGCTCATTTCATCCAATATATTTATACATTGTTTAGTGCAATTTGACATTAGTAATGGTAAATAAGGTGGATTAAAGACAACCCCTTTTATATTTTGATTTAACATCCTTTCAACAGTTAAATTATAAAAGCTACCTAGACTACCAAACATACGGTCAGTATCTAGAAATATAGAGCAAAACATATTCATATTAAAATTAAGAGGACTAGCAAACATTTCAAAGCTAATATTAAATGTTTCACTAATATCATCATAAAGATTTTTACCTATACTCCATTGTTGATTAGACATATCAAATATTGAATAGCGCAATAACATTCTAACCATATCATATGGATAAGGTCTATCATAATTTTTTATTAATTGTGAATAGCGTTTTAAGCTTAATGTTTTTGAATAATCTCTATATTTTACAATTATATAATCATCACTTTTTAAGGTTAACGAACAAATTATATCTTTATTAACATCTTCTTTATAAACATCTTCTTTATAAACATCTTCTTTATTTATATTTTCTTCATTTGTAGTAATATTTTTACTCGCATTCCCATTTGTATCTATATCTATTTTATCATCTTTTATTAATAATTTCTTTTGTAAATTGTGTTGAATATTTGCAAATTGTTTATTAGAATTTGATATTGCTTTAAGAATTGCTAATTGTTTTTCAGGACTCATTGTTATTTTTTTTTCATTATATTCATTTATCATTTTTGTAAAGTAATATACATTTCGTAATAGTTCAATATTATCTAATATAGGATTAAAAAATATATGATGTGATAATGTATCATAATTTATTTCTTTATCTAAAATATCTAAATTATTTATATTATTATTAGTGTTAGTATGTATATGTGACTTTTGGATATTAGGTGTAATACCATGATTAATACATTCTAAAATAAATCTATCTATAATATTTTTATTTTCATATTTTTTTCTATTATTTTGTTCATATGAGTCTAATATTTTAAGAATATTTTCAATTTGTTTTATTAGAGACTTATATATTGAATATCTATTATATTCCTTTTCTAGATTATAATATTGTTCTGATATAAATTTGAAATTTTTAGTTTCATTTTTATAAAACATTATTAATTTATTCATTTTTCATTGTTTAATTATTATCTATTCATATTTATTTACATTTGTTTATATCTTTATTTATATAAACAATTTAATTATATAAATATATAAATATATAAATATATATTATTTAATCAATTTTTAAATCTTATGTTGAAAATGTTTGAAGGTCAAAAAACATATCTATTTAATATATAATATAATTAAAACATTAAACATTAAAACATTAAAACATTAAAACATTAATATTATTAAAAAAAATATAATGCCTCGCACCAAAAAAAATAATGACAAAAATACGTCTTCTTCTAAAAAAACTATTAAAATTACTAGAAAATCAAAAAATATAGAACAGAAAAATATTAAAACACACAACAAAGATGAACACAAAGATATTGAAGATTTAAACAGTTTTCGACCTCCTAATAATCCAAATAAAGTACATCCTAAACTTTGGGAATTACCTAATCGTAAACACTTCTACAATTGGGTTATGGATACTTTCCAACAATATGAACTTGGTAATACAAAAAAACAAAAGAGGGAAATTCCAAAAATTAAAGAAAGATTAGAACTAAACAATATTCAAAAGCTGACGCGCGACTATTTACAAGGAGAAAGTCCATCAAGAGGTCTTCTTTTATATATTGGATTAGGTGTTGGTAAAACCTGCGCTGCAATTACTATTTCAGAAGCAATTCTTACTAAAAAAGAAGTTATAATTATGAGTAAAACAAATTTAGATAAGAATTTTCAAAAAGAAATACGCACTTGTGGTGCTGAATATGTTAAAACAGCAAATTATTGGGTATTTAATAATTGCAATAGCGAATCGCATAAAAAACTTGCCGATGAATTAGGTATTCCGGCTACTTCAATTCGTGAAAATGATGGAGCATTTTTTGTAGATTTTACAAAAACAAATTCTAACTATAATGAACTATCGTCAAATGAGAGAACTAAATTAGATTATCAAATAAAAAGTATTATAGATAAACGTTTTAAATTTGTACATTATGATAACCCCAGAATATTAACTAAATTAAAAGATGGCGATTTTGATGATAAAGTAGTAATTATTGATGAAGTTCATAATATGGGAAATCGTATGGCATCTGGAAGCTCAAATGGTGATAGATTCTATGAACTTTTTATTAATGCAAAGAATCCAAAATATATTTTCCTTAGTGGAACTCCTATTACAAATCAAATATATGAAATTACAAAGATTTACAATATATTACGTGGTTATATGAATGTTATTGAAATAAAAATTAAAACTACATTTGATGTTGGTATTGATTATACTAAAATAAAATATAATCTCAAAAAAAATGTTAATTTAGACCAAATTATAATTAATCAGTCTCAAAAGATTATTAAAGTAACGAAAAATCCAGACAACTTTATAACTAATCCAGATGGAAAAGGAATTATATATAAACCTGATGCTAGCATAGATTTTGACAGCTTTAAAACAGAAATTTCTGATACAATTCAAAAAATGGGATATAAAATTAGCGTAGATGATAAGGCAAAACCAGAAACATGTTTTCCAGAAGATAAAGAAGAGTTTGAGCGGCTTTTCTATAATCCAGAATTAAATAAATTGAAAAGAATAGATTTAATTAAAAGGCGTATTGCTGGGTTAACATCATATTATGAATATCAAGATCCATCTCAATATCCAGATTTAGTCGCAATTAATAAAGTTCAAGTTCCTATGAGCGAGTTTCAATTTGCATCATATGAAAGATATCGTCATCAGGAAATAGAAAAAGATAAAAATAATAGACATAGACAAGATGAAGAAAATACACAGTCCTTATCATCATATCGTATTAGTAGTAGATTAGCATGTAGTTTAGTTTTTCCTGAAGAAATAGGTAGTCCATATGATAGTAAATTATTCGAAGATAAACTTGGACTTTTAGAAACATTAGGAGAACAATTAGAAGATTTTAATATTCGAGCTAGTCAGGCTGAAATAATGAAAACAAAAGATTTAGATAAAGAAATTAAACAAGGTTATTTACACCTTCTAGAAAGAGATAAAGGCAAATATCTAGATATTACAAATGGTAGTCTAGCTAAATATGCGCCTAAATATTTAGCAATGATAAATAATATTGAAAATAAAAGTAACAAAGGTAAAATTTTAGTATATAGTTTTTTTAGAACATTAATAGGGTTAAATACTTTATCATATTCTCTTATACAAACAGGTAAATGGGCTCCGTTTAGTATTAAGAAAGTGCGAGGTGAAGGTGAAGGAGGTAGAGGTAAAAATAATTATATATGGGAATTAGATGAAAATGAAGAAGATAAACATAAATCTAAATTCATATTCTATACTGGCGGTGAAGATGAAGATATACGAGAAATATATCGCAATATATATAATTCAGAATGGGATAAACTACCTCAAAACTGTAATAAGTTAGTAGAACAATTAAAAGCAATTCATTCTAATAATTATTATGGCGAAGTTATTAAAATGTTAATGACTACTAAAACTGGTGCCGAAGGATTAGACTTAAAAGAGGTGCGTTATATTCATATATTAGAAAGCTACTGGCAAAATGTGTTAATTCAACAGGTAATTGGAAGAGGTATTAGAAATAAATCACATTTAGCATTAGCTCCCAAAGACCGCAACTGTGAAGTCTTTATTTATATGGCAACTATAACACCTAATCTAGTTCGCAAAATTTCATATGTTGATGTACGAACTAATGATATTTATAAATATTCTAATCCAGCATTAGCTGATAAAGCCGGTAAAATTGTGTCTAGCGATGAATATTTATATCTTACTTCAGAAAGAAAGAAAATTATTATTAGCGAATTTCAAAGATTAATGAAAGAAACTGCTTTTGATTGTGCTTTAAATTATAAGGAAAATATTCTTAATCCAGAAAATAAAGGATTAGTATGTATGGATTATGCTACAAAAAATAGAGATGAATATCTTTTTACTCCTGCTATTGATGATACTGTAGATACTATTGATTTAGCTCAGGAAAAAGTAGTAACTATTCAATATGGTTCATTTCCTTATAAAGGTAAAATGTATTATTATAATACAAAACCAGACACCAATGGTAAAATGAATATATATGATGAAAATTTAGTTGGTAGGGTTAGAATACCTAAACCAGTTGGAGAAGTGCGAATAGTAAATGGTAAAAAACAGTTTGTTTTTTTTACTAAGAAAAAGAAGTGAAAATATAGACAAAAAAATATAAATTAAAATAATATGTTTGTAAAATATTAAATATAATTTTACAAATTATGAAGAACACATCAAACATTCTTGCGATTCTTCATTTGATTTAGTATTAATATTATGATTATTACTATTATTATTACCATTGATACCATTACCTTTTTCATTAGAGTTTATATTCATAATAGCATTTAATCCATTTAATCCTGTTTCCTCTTTCGTTTTAACATTTTCTAAGTCCACACTGAATTTTTGTGCGCTAGTTTTAGCTTGACTTCTCAAATAATAAATGCCTGTTTTTAAACCCTTTTTCCATGAATAGAAATGCATAGCATTCAAAGTTTTGTAGGTCGGATTTTTAACAAATAAATTTAATGACTGGGTCTGGCACACAAATGGAGCCCGATCCGCTGATAAATCAATTAACACCTTTTGTTTTATTTCCCAAACTGTTTTATAGCGCTCTTTAATATCAGTTGGAATTTCTGCAATATCTTGGACACTTCCATCAGCTAAAATAATCTTATCTTTCATAGCAGAATTCCAAATACCTAATTCGAGTAAATCATTTATCAAATATTTATTAACCACTACAAATGTTCCTGCTAGCGTTTTGCGAGTATAAATATTATTTGTAAATGGTTCAATACATTCATTTGAACCCATTATTTGCGAAGTAGAAGCTGTTGGCATTAATGCTATTAATAATGAATTACGAACACCATGTTTTTGAATATCAGCGCGTAGGGTTTCCCATTCTTCTTTCATATCCGCACTAGGTTCAACCCCCCATAAATCGAATTGAAATTTACCTTCATATAAAGGACTACCAATAAAAGAAGAATAAGCTCCTGCATATTGATTAGGTAATTTAAGTTCCTCGTCGATTATGAAATAGGTTTCTTTTAATTCAACCATCCGTTTTCTATCATCTTCAGATAGTTCGTTTGGAGTATTAGCTTGTGTGTGATTATTAGTTTGTGTGTGATTTGTGTTACTAGCACCACCCGAACCCAATTTAAGCAAGCGCTTATATTCTTGAACGTATTTTTTTCGTTTTCGAGCGATTTCCATACTTGCTTCTAGACTTGCAAAATACATATTTTCAAATATTTTGCGATTTATCACTCGAGCTTCATCGCTGTCAAATGCTATTTTCATCATAGCAAAAATATTTGCGAGCCCAGAAATACCAATACCTTGGGGGCGATTTTTCCTATTACTATACTCTGCTTCCTTCACTGGATAATAACAATAATCTATAACTTTATTTATATTTTTAACAATATGTTTTGCTACTTCCCTTAATTTTTCATAATTAAATGTCATAACTCCATCAACTTTTTCAACGAATTTAGGAAGAACAATACTAGCTAAATTACACACAGCAATTTCTTCACGAGATGTATATTCGCAAATTTCAATACACAGATTACTACTTTGAATAGTTCCCAAATTCTTTTGATTGTTTTTAGTATTTATAGCATCTTTATAACCAATATATGGCATTCCTGTTTCAATTTGTGCTGTAATAATTGCTTCCCAAATAGCACGTGCTTTAACTGTTTTATTTGCACGCCCTTCCTTTTCATATTTGATATATAATTCTTCGAATTCGGTGCCATATTTTAAATAGAGGTTGGGGCATTTATCAGGACACATAAGCGACCAATCTTCATCAGCTTCTACACGGCGCATAAATAGGTCAGAAATCCAAACAGCATAGAATAAATCTCGAGCACGCTCTTCTTCAATTCCTGTATTTAATCTTAATTTAAGGAAATCTTCGATATCAGCATGCCATGGCTCAAGGTAATTTGCGATAGATCCAGCCCTTTTACCACTATTATGAACAATACCGAGATTAGCTACAGTATAATTATGATTATCTGTTATATTAAAATCATAAACATTTCCTTCATAATTATATTTTGATATACTTCTAATTCTTGACCAAATAATATTATCATATTTGAAATATCCTAATTTATTAGAATATTTAACTTTATCGCCAAAAATAGAAATTAAAGCTTTATCTTTAGGAATACGAATAACATAACATAGTTTTTTATGCTTGATATAATCTTGTTTTCCATTTATTCTTGTAATAAAATGTCCTTTACCAATATTATTACTTATATGTCCAGATGACAAAACACCTATTCTTAATAATAAATATCTAAATGTCATAGCAACTTGATATGAAGTATTATTAAAATATATTTCATGTGTATATCCACCATCACTTTCAATTAATCCTTTAAGTAAAAACATTATTTTTTCATTTGGTAAATTTATGAATGTTTCGTGTATAAATTTATTTTTATTAGAATCATATAATTTATTATATGGTATATTAATTGTTTGTGATGACCATCTAATAAAATATGAATTATTATTTAGATTATTCCCAGTCCAATAATGTATGTTTTTATTTTCTAAATATTGTTTTACAAAATTAACTGTATCAATTTTGCTTTCTAAATTTAATGTTATACCATATTCATAATTATTTTGAGATCTTACATAGATATGACCATCACCAATCATAATACCATAAAAACGACAATAATCATTATTATATTCCAAAATATCATTTACAAATGATGGAATTGGGTATCCAAACATATCATTTTCAGTTAAGTCTTTTGCTAATATAAATTTAGGTTTAATAATATTTATATTTATTCTATTTTTTATAGTTTTATAATTTAAAATTTTGTGCTGTCCTTGAATAACATAAATTTCATGTTCTTGAGTAACATTAATATCTTCTATACTATATTTACCTCTAATTTTTAATATTTCTTTATTTATATTATTTATCGATATACTACAAACTTTTTTATATGAACTATCTTTTGTCAAAAGATAATCTTCGCATGTTACTTCATTCATTCTTTTTATACCATTTTTTGTATAAACAGTTGTTTCAGGTGTAAAACATTGATTTATATAACGAGCGGTTTCATTAAAAACTTTTAACATAGGAACTAATCCATTTCCAATACCATTGGTACCACGAATACGACTATTTTTAGCGCGAATTTTATGAAATGCTATACCAATTCCACCAGCATGTTTACTAATCTTGGCACAATCTGTTAATGTCTTATATATACCTTCAACACTATCTTCATCTACTGTAAGTAGAAAACAACTAGATGCCTGTTCTCGCTGAGTTCCCATATTAAATAATGTAGGTGTAGCATGTGTAAAATAGCCTTCTGCCATCATTTTATATGACTTAAGTGCTTCTTTCAAATCATCTTTATGAATACTAAGGGCAACTCGCATTAGCAAATGTTGGGGTCGCTCTACAATTTTATCATTGATACGCATTAAATATGCGCGCTCTAGTGTTTTAAATCCAAAATAATCATATGTAAAATCATATTCGTAATCTAGAGTAGCATTTATTTTTTCTTTATTTGCCATAACCATTTTATAAAGCCGTTCATTAATCAAGGGTTTATTTTCTCCTAAAACATCTTTATTATCCCATAATTGTTGAATTACTTCACTATAACTAGGACTAGTATTTTTATGATGATTACTAATGATTATGCGAGATGCTAATTTACCATAATCTGGGTGAACTGTAGTTTTAGCAGCACATATTTCAGCAGTAAGTTCATCGATTTTATGTGTTGGAATACCATTAAATATTTGAGCTATAATTTGTTGTGCTAATTCAATAGCATTTGATTTAGTTAAATCTTTTGAATATTTTTGAATACGTTTAATGATTTTATCAAAGGAAACTTCTTCTTGTTCACCATTGCGTTTAACTACATACATAGATTCTGACATTGTAGAAGTACTATTGCGTTCTGAACGTTCAGTTTTATCTGTTTTATCAGTCTTTTGTTGCGATGACATTAGAATTTATAGATATAGTTATATTTGTAAATAATTATATTAATTGTTATTATTAAATATAATATAAATCAATTTTTTTAAGTAAATTATATTAACGATATAATTATTTGTTTATAAAAAATAATTGATTTATAAAAAATTTTAAAATAAATATAAAAAATTTAAAATAAATACAAAATTTATTGTGAAACAAATAGCGCTTTTTCAGATTCTATTACAAGTGTTTCAACTGGAACTACTTCTTTTTTCTCTTCACCACTTGACAATAATTTTTGAATATTAAGCTTAGTGATACGCTCACAATAAAACTTAACCTTTTCACAATAGAATAGTTCAATCTGATTATTATTTTCTAGATGGTTGAAAATATCATAAATATTTAAAACATTAATAATATTTTCCTTTTGTTCTATAAGATTTACATATTCACCTTCACATTGATTAATAATGAGTATTAATCCAACAATTTCACCACCATATTTTCTAATTTTCTTAATAATATTATTCACTAGAAAATCGTTACCAATTACTGTTTCAATGAGTAATACATGGTCATCAATGTTCATTTCTCCTTCTATTTTTATATTTTTTATATTATCCTTTTCATTTTTATCATTGTTTTCGCTATTAATATACATTATACCTTTTTCGAAACTAGTAGCTACATTAGTAGCATATGAAATAGCACTTGAACTAGTAGCACAAATCTTATCAAACTGTAGTCCTTTAGTCTTAATAGCATTTTCAATTAAAAGAGTAATATTATCGAAAAGAGATGGATTGCTAATTGACTTATTAAAATTTAGAATATATGGTTTTTCACCATTTTGAGATACATCTTTAACAACTAAAGACTTAGTGTCAAAGAGAGAGGTGTATATAGATGCTTTAGCCATTTTATTATTATTTATTTATAAAGTAGTAAAGTATTTATATTATTGAGTCTAGATAGATATATAATAATTAGTTAATATGTTATATGTTTATATTGATATTTATATAAGAATTTTTAAATTAAAATTTTACCAATAAAAAAATATATTAATTAATAATAAGATAATCAAAATATATAATAAGATAAATAATAGATAAATATTAAATTATCAAAATATATAAAAATGATTAAAAAAATTAATAAATCTAAAAAAAATATTAAATTACAAAATAAGAAAACAAAAACACAAAAAGGAGGTAAAACTTCTATGAAAAAATTTACAAATATTAAATATGAAGACGGTAAATTGATTCCTAAGCTTAAATGTAATGTATGTAATGGTGATATATTTAATCTCCGTACAATGACTATGGGTTCAAAAACTAAAGCTATACTAGATGTAGAAATATTTGATAATAGATTTAAAGTTTTTACTTGTGTTGGTTGTGGTAATGTTACTATGTTTAGCAATAAGATTAAATGTGATGGTAAAAACTGCGATACATCATATTTTTAGACATTTTTTTAGACATTTTTTTATTATTTTCTAAATTTTTTTGCTAAATTTTTCTTTAAGTTTTTGTGAAGTTTTTTCTAAAAACTTCGCTTTTAGTTAAGTTTTCGCAAAAACTTAGTAGACATTAACAGGTTTCAATACTTTTTCAGTATCTGGGTCTCTAGTTACAATTCTAAAAAGTAGATGTGTTTGTAAATCTAGATTAATTAATGAACCAAAAGTAGCTCCAGTAAAATCTATAGTTGTATTATCATAATATCCAGATACAGTATTACTAGTTGCACTATAAGAACCAGGAGGACTAATATATAGATTTTGTAGGAAACTTTTATTACCACCATCTGCATTATTTTCTAAATCTAAATTTACAATATAATGTCCTTCAGCTCTATTAATAAAGGTATTAAAAATAGAATTATTAGATGCTGCAAAACCTGATATTGATATATTAGATGTAAAATCTTTGATTAATACATTGTCACCAATTCTAAATAATCTATTTGAAAACGTTGATGTAGATGTAAGTTTTATCATTTTAAAATCCGATTGATTTACATAAGGAAATGCATTTGAAGCATCAATTTCTAATGTATTTCCAATGACTGATAAATTAGAAGTAAAACCTATATTACTAAGACTTAATACGTCATTTTGTGAATTAATAAAATTGCCTCTAGGGTCAGTAATTGAAATACTCATACGATTTAAACTGGCTAATGGATTATTATAGAATTTTTTCTTTTCGAAATAAGCAGGATTAAATTTCATAAATCCACGCATATATTCTGGTGTAAAAGCAGTAGTAGGACTAGAATTTACTATACTGTTAGTAGTACCTGAAACATAATCAGTAGAAAGTGTATTAGTATGATATACTTTATCAAATAATAAAGTAGAAAATGCCCTATCTGTCCAATTATTTGTACCTTTGAAAACATTGTCTAATTCATCAATTCGCAGTAGTAAATATGGATATTTCATTATACCAGCATATATGCGTGTATCAAATGTATTAATTGACGTATCAATTGGTAATATTGCACTAACCAGTTCAACACTAACAACATTTTTATATTGTTGGCTAATAGCGGCTCCTTCAAATGTTGAGTTTTGGTTGAAAAATACCTTAAAATTATATCGGCTTTCTAAATTTTCTTCCCAAAAACGATCAACACTGTTAATATTAATATAATGAACTTTTTCGATATATTTAGGTTGAGTATCACGCTGTAAATTAATGAGTGCCTCTTGCATTTTATTTACTTCGTTTGGACTAATCATTTGAATCTTATTATCATTAACTATGCGTTCTTCAATACGTTCAGAATAATTATCTGCTAATTCATTTCCAAAATTATATAATTTTATTGGGTCTACTTGTATCTGGTTAATATTCGTTTTTGCTTCAGTTTTATTAGTTTGGCGGTCATTATTATTTTGACGGTTAGCGCTATTCTGCGCTATGGGAGAAGTTCTAATTGCTGTAATATTTTCCCGTTTTTCAATAGAAGCATATTGTTGGGCTTGTGCATTTCTTTGTCTTTGATAATCTTCCAACATTGACATTGGATTAACACTATCCATACGTTGTAAATTTTCAATATTTTGATATAAAGGACTATCAGCATTTTCACTACCTATCAGAGAATCAGTTAAATCATCACTTAAATTAAAAGAATTAATTGTAAAATCAATATTTTCTTGTAGTAGAGTTTGTTTATTTTGTTTAGGAATATCAGCTTGGCGTAGATATTGTGCTTCATATGTATCAGTAGCACTACGAGCTCCCTTTACAAATTGTTCATTGGTTACATATTGAGATGATGAAATTGCAGGTTGTGGTAGATATGTATTAGGGTTTCCATCACCTCTAATTCCAGCGCTAGTTCCTAGAGATTCGCGATTTGAAATCATTTCATTAAACTTATTGGATAAATCTTCATTATCTTTAATCATAGTAAAGCCTTGAGAATTAGTTGTATTATCTGATGTAAAACTAAGAGGCATATTTGGATTCATATTCATACCAGAATTCATAGTTGCATTCATAGTAGCATTATTCATTACATTAGTTCTATGTAATTGATTTGATTGCTTTTCTGTAGGTTTATTTACTGTCTTTTCGAATATTTTATTATGGAAATAGGTAATTGACTTTTCAGAAAGACGATTATTAGCATTCATTAGATTTCGTTCATTAGGGGGACATTTATCATAAACCATTTTTGCCATTTTATCAAAGTTGGCTCGGTATGATGAATTGAATGAAATATCTTTATTAGTGCGGCGTAATACTTCCTCGCTAACTAATTTATAAGTATTATCTAGATTACCTTGTGAATAGTATAGCTTATCAATGTTATTATCAGACATAGACATTTTGAAAGTATATTTAGTTGTTTATATGTAATTATTTTATGTGATTGTTAATCTATTACTAGATTTATTGTATTGAATCTATTTAATATTTATTAAGAAGTTATTATTTTTAGAATTTATACTTCTAATAATAATTATATGAAAAATTATAAAAACTATAAATAATATTAATCTGATTTATTGAAATATTCTATCCTCTTAGCATTCATATCATCATCTTTTACTATATTGTCAACTATATTTTCAAAACTTTTTTCACCATCCAGAAGACTAGTTAAGAAATATATACAATATACTCCACACTCGCTATTTTTATATTGATGACGCACATTATTTATTTTAATATCAACATTATGTCCTATTTCAGAAGCTTGTTTTTTCAACCTTTCCATTAATACTACTACTTCTTTATTTGGTTTCATACCATAACTATCCCAATAGCAAATTTGTCCTTTTCTATTATCACTCAATCCAGTTTCTTCTTTTTCACCTTTGAAGTCTCCATACATTGCTACCCAATGACTACCTGATTGTGTATGTTTATCTAGATTGAATACTACTCCTATTTTTGTCTTACCTTTTTTCATTAAATCATTTAGATTAATCTTACATAATTCATCAATAACACATTGTCCGAATCCTACTTTAGTATCAAAATCCATAGGTACTGGTCCAATAAATTCGAAATGTGGATATTTAACTTCATATTGATTCATTACATCGCGAATATCTATAGTATTCAACCATTCAATTGGATTAGAAAGCCATTTATTTGGCATAAGTGGCTTAAAATTCTTTAATAGTTCTTTGGCAAGAGGACTATCTTTAATAAAATCCTGTTTCATCCAGCATATTTCATTATTACATTTATATTTCATCACATTATTTATAGAAGACCAAAGACTGCTTCCAGATGTGTTATTGTCAAAATGGATTTTCATATTTGGATTACTAGTAGTCTCAGTATTCCATTTGGTAGCAATTTTACGTAAGGCATCAATACTAAAGCAAGATTCATCAGTTGCTGATTTAATAATATTTACATTTGATTTAGATAGATAATTACCTTTAGAAAGACTGGTTGGTTCGATAAAAGGAGCACATAATGATTTGCGTGTTTTTGTATGAGTTTGTATTTTAGTGTTTGCATTTGTTTGAAATTTTTTATATGGTTTTATATATAATTTTTTTTTAGTATGTAAACTTTTTTTAATTTTCTTCTTATATATTTTACGTTGTTTCATTGTATAATTTATATTTATGTATGTTTATGTATATAGATATCTAAATATTATTAAGATAAAAAATTATTAAAATAATATATAAATAATCTCACATATTATTTTGATATTCCATAATTTCCAAGAATACTCTGTGTTTTGAATATTCTGGATCATTAAACATTTCTAATAAAATATTTTCAGTAGAAAATGAACTATAATTTTCTTTTAAATTTTCTTTTAAAGTATCTCGAATATATTTTTTTAAATCACTAGACTTCTCAGTATATAATGTTTCAATCATATTCTTCAACATAGTTTCTGTAAGAGTCTTTTGTTTAGTATTTTCCAATTCTTTTTCATAATAATATTTAATATAAAAATATGTAACATCTTTTACTAATGTAGTTAAATTACTCATTTTGTTATAAATATATATATATATATATAAATATAAATTATGTTCTAGACATATTTAATTTTTTATTTTTAAGTCATAAACGAATACATATAAGAATATATATATGAATAATAATACGTTTTTCTTTTATATATAATTTAATGAATTTTATTAGTTAGTATGATAAAAAATATTATATAAATTATTATATAAATTATAATTTAACATAATATTAATTAATAAACTTTAATTAACTTAAATATAAAAGTGTATCTAGATACATATACATATATATATATATTATGATTTCATATTGCATTAGACTTTTTAAACAGATAAGTAGATTATATAAAATTAAAACACATATAGATAAGATTATTATAGGATTTACAATAGAAAATACTGATAATGAAACAGAAATTATTCAAAATAAAAACTTTGAATCTCTAAAACAAATCATCTTTGAAAATGGTAGTCTTTATATTAAATTTTTTCAATGGTATATTAGTAAGCTAAAAGCCAATATAATAAATAATAATACTAATGAAATGAAAAATACATTAAAATTCATCACATATTTTGAAGATATATTTGAAAATTGTCCTTATCATGATTTAGAACATACTAAAACCATTTTTACAGAATCAACTGATGGAATTGATTTAGAAGACTATATTGATATATCAACATTTAAGCCAATTGCTTCAGGTAGTATAGGTCAAATATATTATGGTCGCAGAAAAGAAGATGGTCTAGAGGTAGCAATTAAAGTTAAACATCCTAATATTGAAGCTGATTTGTCAAATCAAAGTGAGTTAATACAATTAATTAAGCTTTTACAATCTATAAGCTTCTTCCGTAATAGATATAATTTATTTTTCAATCTAGACGATTTCTTATATGATATAAATTTACAATGTAATTTCAATAACGAAGCTGATAATTGTAGCACATTTAGAGAAAATTTTAAAGATAGTTCACATCTAATTATTTTTCCAAAAGTAATATATCAATCGGAAGATTTATTAATTAGTGAATATATAGACGGTCGGAACTTTAATGAATTATCACCGATTCAAAAATTAAATACTAGTATAAACTTTAATTGCTTTTTTTATCAAATGTTATTAGTTGATAATTTTGTACATGGTGATTTACATTGTAAAAATTGGAAAGTTAGAGTAATAGATAATGATAGTGGTAATGATAATAAATCTCAACAAGTTCAAATAATAGTATATGATTGCGGTATTTGTTTTAAAAATATTAATGTACAAATATCGCAAGATTTTTGGTTTTCTTTAGTTAAATATGATATTGTTGGATTAACTAAAGTATTAAAAACTATGATTGAATATACTAATCCTGATTGTAATACTGATAATTTAGGAGATGAAATTAGTAATATTTTTGATAATGTATTAACTCAAAGTATGGGAATAAATATTATTATGAAATCAATAATTAGTTTTTTTCGTGTAAATAATATAAAAATACATAAGTTTTTATTAAATTTTAGTATATTAATGTGTGTATTAGAAGAATTTTTAAAAAACAATGATATTATTGATAGGGATAAAAATGAAACTATTAAAACTAGTATGTTTGATATTATTAATGATGGTGAATTAGATATGATTACATTCTGTGATGTTAAAAAATGCTATCCAAAAGTTAGAGAATTATTTGCATTACATAAAAAAGATAAATTTGCTAAATATAAAAATAATATTACTAATAATGAAATAAATGAAAATATTAATAATGAAAATAAATTATTTAGTAGTATTTCATTATCTGGAATGATATTTAGAAGTCCAGAGTAAAAAGTAAAAAAGTAAAACTAAAAATATAAAGTATAATTAAATATAGATTGTAAATTTTATAAATTATATTTATAACTATATAACTATATAACTATATAAATATCATAAAGCGAAATGTCAAAATCTACTTGTATTCATATATTCCGTCGCGATTATCGACTAGATGATAATACAACTCTACTAGAAGCTTGTAAAACTCACGATATAGTAATTCCAATATTCATATTTACTTCAAAACAAATAGATAAAAAGAATAATCCATTTAGAAGCGATAATTGCGTCCAATTTCTTTGCGAATCATTATCAGATCTAGATAAACAATTAAAATCACATAAGAGTCAATTATATATATTCTATGATGACGCGCGAGCCAATGAATTTGATATTCTAGAGTCATTAATAAAAATGAAAGGAATAGATTTGCATCTAGATATAAAAACTATTTCATTCAATATGGATTATACACATTATAGTAAGCAGCGCGATGCAAAAATAGAAGAACTATGTAAAAAGAACAATATAAAATGTCTAGTAAAAGATGATATTTGTCTTAATCCAATTGGAACAGTTTTAACAGGTGGAAATAAACCATATACTAAATATACTCCTTTTTGGAGAGCATCAGCTTCTAAAGATATTAGAAAACCTATAAAAAATACTAATAATAATTTTTTACAGACAAATATGACGCTATCTAATAAATTGAAAAAACACCAATTTGCAATTACAATAGATGAAGTAATGAATACTGAAGGGAAAATAATGGCGAAAATCAATGACAAATTACCTGAAAGAGGGGGTCGTGATAATGGATTACTGATATTAAAGGGGATTACAGAATGGAAAGATTATGATGAAAATCGCGATTTGCTTTCATATAAAACAACTCACCTCTCACCTTTTAATAAATTTGGTTGTGTTAGTATTCGTGAAGTATATTGGACTATGAGAAATAAATTAGGAAAAGATAATGGTGTTATTAGACAGTTATTTTGGCGCGATTTCTTTTATAATTTATCGCATTTTCATCCTGAAATATATGTGGAATCAGCACTAAATCCTAAATATAGACATATTAAATGGAAAACCGATCCTACCAAATTCAAAGCTTGGTGCGAAGCAAAAACGGGATTTCCGGTTGTAGATGCTTGTATGCGAGAATTAAATACAACTGGATATATGCATAATAGAGGACGTCTAATTGTATCTAGCTTTCTATGTAGAATGTTGAGTATAGACTGGAAAGAAGGGGAACGCTATTTCGCTCAGAAACTATATGATTATGACCCGGCACAAAATAATTTTGGATGGCAAGTAAGCGGAGCTAACTCTAGTGGAACTACATCACGTCCTTTGGAGCAAACTATATTGAATCCATGGAGACAGAGTATTCAATTTGATAAAGAAGGCACCTATATAAAAAAATGGTGCCCTGAATTGGAAAATGTTAAGGCTAGTCATTTACACAAATGGAATGAATATGCTAAAGAATATATAGAAAAAGGTATTAAGTATCTAGAACCTATTATAGATTATAATGTAGAAAAGGAAAAGAATTTAAAATTATACAAGAAATATTTATAATAACTTAAGTGTTAACTGGTGCTGGTGCCATTGTTGGTGTTGGTGCCATTGTAGGAACAGGTGGTGGTTGTGTTGGAGCAGGTGGTGGTTGTGTAGGAGCAGGTGGTGGTTGTGTAGGTGGTGGTGCAGCTTGCGTTGGAACATAAGCTTGCGTTGATGCTGCTACAGTATATGGCTGTGTAGGAATATATCCGCGCGTCGAGTGTGGTTGTGTATTAATTATAATACTATTGTGGTTACTACTTCTTCTATGATGTCTGTCATATGAATAATCATAACGATTATCATATCCTCCGCGCCAGTAATAAGGATCTAGCCAATAAACATAATCATAATAAGGATTATTTATATATTGTGGTTGTTGTGATTGTTGCAATTGTTGATAATTTACTTGTGCATTAATGTTAGCAGGTGGCGCTGATGAAACTTGTATAGATGGGTTTTTAATAAATAAAACAATTGATACAACTATTAATACAACTATTACTAACAATAATGCAGCTAGAACATAATATATCTTTGCTGTTTTCATTTTTATTATTTTAACAATATTTATGAATATAAATTTTTATGTATTATCCAATATCTAAATAATAGTTAGAAAAATATAAAATTAAATTGTAAAATATATAAAAAAATTAACTAATAAGCTTTTAGTTAAGTTTTCGTAAAAACTTAGCTTTTGGTTAAGTTTTCGCAAAAACTTAGGAATTCATTATACCTTCCTCGTAAAATATATCAATATGTATTGGATTTTGAGAAATTTTATTATTTATAATTATTTTTGGATTTTGAATTGATAATATAACTTGTTGTTCTTTAATACCTTCTTCACATTCACAATTTTTATAATAACCATATAAAGGATATTTTATATTATTATAATCTAAATGTTTCATAAATATACCACGTGCATTTTTTCTACCAAACATTTTATTTAGTTTTTCTCTATTTTCAATAACTTCTTTTTCAAAATTAACATATGTATATATTATAATTGGTTTAATTGAATAATAATGTCGGATTTCTTCTGTAAAATTATCTAAAATCATTTTTTCTAATATTTGTTTATCAAATGAGAAAGCATAAACAATGTGTTCTTCTTTGTGTTCTGGGTGTATAAAATATAATCCAATCAAATCACTACAAAATCTAGGTGGTGCCTGTGCTTCAGCCATTTTTATATTATTAATTCATATAGTTTTTAATTTTTATAATCATTATTTCAATGATTTTTATATTCAATTTTTTATTTATTTATTATTCATCAATAAACTTTTATTATATATATAAATATTAGAAATATAATAAAATATGTCTACTAAAAAACATATCAATACACATATCAATACACATATCCATAAATATATTACTAACAATAATAATTTTAATATTAAAAATGTCAAGAATACTAAAAAGCAATTATCTAATGGTAATAATACTAAATACATACTTTCCGAAGTAAAAGATGAAACTTCGTATAATCATTTTAAGTCGCTTTTACAGTCATCTCCCAATTTATGTAAAGGCAAAACCCATTCAGGTTCTAGATACAAAGTTAATATCGCTTTAAATAAAGATTTTGCTACTCTTAAGAAAAATCATCATTATCGCATAATCTATATCCATAATAATAATGAAATAGTTGCATATATATCAGTAAAGCTTTATAAAAAAGATGGTGGTTTTATGTTTATCCATAAAGTGTGTTCTACAGGTGGCGGTCAAGGAACACGACTAATGAAAATGATTTTAAAAGACGCCCAGAAAAATCACGAGAAACTAAATATAACATATTTGTCTTTAACAACACATAATCTAGATCTTGTAGATTATTATAATACTTTTAATCCTACACGTACTGAAATAGTAGATAATCCAGGAACAAAAGCACTAGTGCCGAAGAAAGTGGCTTATATGATTTGGCAATTGAGTCCTAATATGCCAGAGTTAAACTACAGTTGAAGAGAAGTTTTAGTAAAACTTCACCAAAAGCTAAGTTTTTGCGAAAACTTAACTAAAAGCAACAAGGATTTAAAAACATTTAATTAATATTTGTATTTATTGTTTATTCACTATGTTTTTCTATTAACTTTTTACAATCATTTATTTCATTCTTTATTTCTGCTAAACTTTTATTACAAATTATTTCATTTTTACTACTCAACCTTTTCAATATATTTAGATTTAATACACACTTTTCTAATTGTTTTTTGCTTACATTAACATTTTCCTGATGCACTATTTCTATATCTGGGTGTCCTGTTTTATATGTTTCTAAACGTTTATTTAAATTTGTAGCATAACCTATTTTATAACATTGTTCTTCTTTACCATCTTTTAGAGTTTTTACTTTTAATACATATATGAAACCTTTTCCAGATGTATTTGTATATTTAGTATATTTTTTAGTTGTTGCTCTTTTCATAGATTGTTCTTTTTGAATAAGTTGCAATTTATTTGTAAGCTTTTTTAGTTTTAGTTTATCTTTAGAATTTACTATATATTTACCTGTTTTACGAATTGAAGGTAGAATATCACTATATAATATTCTTTTAAGTTCAATTGCTTTTGGCTTTTCCGATTTATCTAGTAGCATAAATAAACCTGATTCGCTAATCATTTTCATATATGATCTTATATAATTATTATATTCAATATGTTGTTTTGTTGGAACATTTTTAAGTAGTTTTTCTAATGTAAGTATTTCTTTTTTATCAACTTCAATTCTTTTAATTTCTGCTTTAATATTTTTATAATCTAAAGATTTAAATATTTGACGAAGCGAGAACCATATTTTATTATCGTTATCAATTAATAATAATATTTGAGTATTGTCAATTTTAATAATATTTTGATAAATATCTACAATTAAATTTCCTAAAGACATATTTACTTATTAAATTATTATATATTAATTAGATTTTAAAATTGTATAAGTAGTATCCCCAATAAGGGTGCTACTTTAACTTTTTTAAATTTTTTAATTTTTTATACGTGGGGCTCACTGAAAGAGCCCCAATTCCTATTTTTTTTTGTAAAAAATACATTACAAAACATAATACTACAAAATTTCACTATGTTTTTAATGATAGTTATCCAGAGGAATTTGTAATACAAGTTCAAACAATTAGTGAGCGTTTGGCTTCAAATTATGTAAATTCTATTGAACGTATTATTTATTATGTGGATAATGTGGATTCATTAGGAAAAGATTATCAAAAAACAGCTTTTGAGAAAAGCCGTGCCAAAAATTATATAGAAAATTATATGGATGAAAAGAATGAAGATTGGGTGAAAAGATATAAACCTAGGAAAATGGATAGGAAGTGGATTTTATAATAATTCTATTGCCATTTAGAATATAATAAATATCCAATAAAATACAGACTCACTAACATACAAATTATATATGTTGAAAACTCAGCATTAGATTGTAATAATCCATACGCCACTAAAATTGCCAATACTACCATTAAACTATCACCCAATACAGTTAAAGCTCCGTGTTTGTTACCATATGATTTAATTAAATCAATTATTGAGTTGCTTCCAGAACTGGTTTTCAATATCAGAAAATAGAATAGAAAATCGTGGGCTATTTGGACGGCGAGAAATAACAAAATGAATTTCCATAATACAAATGATTTATCAGCATCACCGAAAAAATATTTATATAGCCATTGTGATATCCAGAAACCAATTAGAACTATTAAACAATCTAACATAATAGCAACTAATCCAAATTTATCATACCAGACATTAATTAAGTCACCCCAAAAGCGAGGTAACATTCGAAAAGTAGTAAGCAAAAATGCTTCGATTACAAAAAGTCCAGTTAAAAAGGCAAACCATATTTGGGGTGAATTAATATTTGCTAATGATAAAGACATTTTTAAGATGATTGATTAATTTTATTATTCGTTATTATTTATTTAATATATTTTTATTATTATTTTATTTATGTTATTTATTTGATAGATTTTTATTATTATCTAAATTTAATAGATTTTTATTATTATCTAAATGTAATAAATTTTATATTAGTAAAGTATAGTAAATATAGATATGTCATCTAGAAGCTCATATGGAAGTTCTAAACCATCAGTTGGTTTAGATGACTGGAAAAAAAAACTTATAGAATCAAAAGAACCAACAATATTAAATCTTCCAAATCATATAAATTGGAGAGACATAAATGGTGAAGAATATAAATCATTTAAATCTTTTTTTGATTATACATTTGATAAAGTTAAAAATGAATTAGATAATAACAAAGGTCCTATTATTGAAGTTCATAGATTTAATTTACGAAAAGATGATAATGAAATAAGAGAATTAAATAACATTAAAGATTATTATTCTAAATTATATCTAGATGAATTAAAAAAAAAGAATGATAGAAAACATTATAAAAATGAATCAGGTGAAATATATCCTAATTATTTAGAAGATTTATATACTAAAAATGATAAACCATATGTTGAATTTGAAAAAGCCAATGGATTAAATAAACCTATTGTAGACCAAACGGATGAAGAATTTTTTGATACATTAGGTTTAAGAATTGATGGATTGGAAAAATGTAAAGATGTAGATACAGAACAACCAGTAAAAAAATTTCTTGAAATTCAATATGAAAAAGAAAAGGCAAATTATGAATTATTAAAAGAAAAAGCAATTAATTCTAATGAAAAAGTATCTTCACAATGTAAAACATTTAAATTAGGTTTAAGTAAAACAATAAATAATTTTAATAAACTAAAATTTCAAGAATTTATGGAAGCTAATGATTATAAAGAAACAAATTTTATAAAAACAGTATTACCAGAAATATATTTTATAATTGATAATGGTCAATATAAATTAAATTATGATAAAATATATAGTGAATTAATTGATTCACAATTACAAGATATTATATATCAACAATATGTTTTTGGATTTTATGACGAACAAGAATTAAAAACTATAAGGGATTATATTAGACCATTTATATTAGATGCGGGTGGGACATTAAAAAATACAAATGAAAGTGAAATATGTAGTCCATTTGTTAATTGGACTATAATGTTAAATTTATTATATTGTAATTGTTCTATTACAAATAATGATGTATTGTGTCCTGCTAGATTTATTATTCCAGAAAGAACTTATACAAATTTTAAAACTACATCATCTTATATAGAATTTACACTACGTGAAAAATCTCAAATTTTAGATTTATTTAATAATCCTATTGAAAAAAATGCAAAATTTATTGGTATTATAACACTTAAATATTTTCATGAAGAAGAAAATATTAAACAATATCGTGTATGGTTTTTATTTATATTTGAAAATAAATATTCACCAAATCTTAATGATTTGAGGAGAGATTCTATAACAGGTACTTATGATAAATATTTTATAGTTAATTCAAATCTCAAATTTGTTAATAAAGGTTCTTTATTTGAAAAACATAATATAACACATAGTGAATTAACTTTTTTTATAAAAAAATCATTAGATAGGCAAATATATTTTTATATGACTGGATTAGATAATAAAACTATTTTAATATCTAAAAGAAATAATTTACATACACTACCTTTTTTAAAAGATTTAAATTTGAGAAAAGTTAATGTTAGTATTGTAAAATTTAAAAAAAATACACATATTTATCAAACACATACATTTAGAGTAGATTTAAATATTAATAATAATAATCTATTAGAAGGTGGATATAATTCAGATAAATTATTATTAAAACTTCAATTAACACATAATGAAAATATATTGCTTAAAGGAATTCAAAATATATGTGGATTAAATTTCATTAATTTTACTAATAATACAAATTTATTTTTAAATATAATAAAAAAATCTGTTTTAGATAAATCTTATAAGGAATTATATAAATTATCGCAAGTTTTATATAATTATTTACTTATTTCATATAATGAAATATTTTTTTATCAAGATATCGGTAAATTAAATTATAATTATAATATAACAAGATATATACCACTTAACAAAAGTTTTTATAAAATAAATGAAATTTTTATAAATTATAAAATATTTGAAAATTTTGATAAACATATATATAATAAAAATGAAAATAATATATTATGTTTTGGAAATAATTTAAGTATCATAGAATTAATATTATTTAATAATTATAAAATTAAAAATATTAATAATATTTTAATTACTTCTCAAATTAATTATAATAAAAATATTAATGATTTTAATAAAATTATTAAAAATATTTCTAAAATATATAATTTTAATTCATTATTATTTGACAAATCTATTTATGAACTTATAAATTTTAATGATTCTAGAATAGAATTAAAAAATAAATTAGTATATTATGATGTAATTATTAATAATAGAGGTGTTGGAAAATATGAACATTATTATAATACAGTTAATATTTTGGTTGGTATATTATTGGGTTTAAAATATACTGCAATAAATGGAACATTTATTATATATTTTGGTTCAGTTGCTTATAAACATCTAGCAGATTTATATATAATAGCATCTAAATATTTTAAAAATTATAATTTATATTATCCAGAAATTTCAAATCTTTTTAAAAATAATGGAGTAATAGCAATATTTAAAGATTTTAAAGGTATTAATAATGATGATTATAATGATATATTTAATTTAATTAAAAAAGTAAATTTAATGCTTCCAATGGGAGGAACAGAATTTAATATATATAATAAAGAAATTAGAAAAAATGATTTTATGATTTATAAATCTATTGATCCAGAAATGGAAAAACAAAAACATTACTATATAACAGGATTTTTAAATTCTAAGCCAAATGATTCATTATATGATGATATAAGAAAATTTAATGACGAACATTATTTAAAACAAGATATATATATATCTAAATTGTTAAAATACATTAATATTCCAATAAAAGAATTAGAATCTATAAAAGTTCCTACACAAGAACAGCTAACAAATGCAATCTTATATTGCAAAAAATATGATATACCATACATAGATAAATTTTCTAATCCTGCTTTTAAAGACAAATTTGGAAAGCAAATATTACATGAAGCATATGGACTTCATGAACCTATCTTATATAAATTCAAAACCCCATTTAAACTACATATACAATCTGCAACTAAATCATTAAAGCTTATTTCATCTATTAATAAATCTATTAGCAAGTCTATTAAATCAAGGAAGACAAAGAAATCTAATAGAAAAAAGAATTCTGGTTCCTTTAATATGTCTGATTTTTTTAGTAAATCATCTATATCCAAATCCAATTCAAAAACACGTAAAAATACTAATAGAAAACACAACAAACAACACAACAAAAAAAACAATAGAAAAGTATCTAGTAAACATTATACTGAATTCACTATAAATCTCATTCCAGAATTAGAATTTTCCAATAATCGTATAGAACAGACCACAAAACTAATAGATAGCCGTCGCAATTTTGATGCGCCAGAAGAAAAGATGCAAAACCTCAAATGGTTTGAAGCCAATAAACAGTTTCGCTACTATAAACATAAAGATGATAAAGAAAAGATACATCTAGATGTATTAGTTCGTGATAAATTAAAAGATAATAGCATTTCACAAGCTTGGCTTAAAATGTATGAAATTATTACTGATTGTAATATAGTTCCTACTGGTCGCAAAGGCACATTCAAATCTTTTCATATTTGTGAAGCACCTGGAACATTTATAAATTGTCTTAATAATTATATTCACACTAAAACCAAATATGATAACTTTGAATGGAAAGCACAAAGCCTTTGTGATAATAATCGTAATTGTGGAGGTAAAGGTGGAAAAGATGGCACAGCATTCGGTGATGATTTTGGTTTGATAAGAAGACATAAAGATAGATGGAATTGGGGAGCCGATGAAACAGGTGATATTACACACATTAATAATATTCAGCATTATGCTAAACTTGTTAAGGATACGTTGGGTCAAAACATTGATTTAATGACTAGTGATTGTGGATTACCGATGAAATCAACAGGATATGAAAAAGTAGCATTTGCTTCATTTCTGGCAATATTACACATTTTACCAAAAGGTGGAACTATGGTTTATAAAATATTATCACCAATCGACGAACCTATTATATATAATCTTATATATATTGCTTATACGAATTTTAAAGACCTAATATTCTATAAACCAGTTCAAAACTCGCAATCACGTGAGTTCTATATTATTGGTAAAGGTTATCTAGGAACAGAACCAGCAATATTAGATAGATTTTTTGATGTATTGAAACATTTTAAAGAAGGAGAAGAAATAGATTTATTTGGCGATGAGTATCCAGAAGCTTTTGTTAGACAGATGGTTCAGGCAAGCACAGAATTAGCAGATAATTTTGTTTATACAATTGAAAGACAAATTTATTTTGTAGATAATGAAGAAATGATAACACCAGACTTTATAAAATTATTGAAAACTTATTATGATGAGAAAAATAAAGATTGGATTGATAAATATAATCCAATGAGGCTGGAGAATTATAAAGATAAATTATAAAGAAAATATATTACTAATAAAAAATTGAATTATTTATTATAAAAATATGGATATCATATAAGCAAACACAACATAATGGAAATGACTAACATTGACTCTAGCGATGATAATAAAATTTATAATGAAAGTATTAAACAAACAGAGGAACAAGCACAAGAAGAACAAGAAGTTAATTTTTATAGTTGTGAATGTTGTGATGTAAAATTTAAGAATGGTTTAGGATTTGAATATCACATTACTAATGGCAAAACAGATAAAAATGGAAAAGAAACTGGTTTTGATGATAGTAAATTATGGTGTATATATGATGGAGCATTATTTAATGATTCATGGATTTACTTTTTACACAAACCTTTTGCAACATATGGAGATCTAAAAACACACATCACTAATAATTATAATTCTAGAAATACTTATCCAGAAGATGAATCAAATATATGGACTCATTTATATAACAAACATATTAATCCAAACATACCTCTAGATGCTAAAATGTATGAAGAATATATATTTTAAGTATATTATGTTTTTGATGTTTTATTCATTATTCGTTATTCATTTGATAAATAGTTTTAGAGATACTTATTTTTTATTTATTTTTTAGAAAATTTAGGAATATTAGACAAAAATTGAAATAATTATTTATTATTATTGAATTATATACTTACTGGAATAACATTATTTTGTTATTTGAAAAATGTCTTCGTGTAAACCACCTGTAACTCATTTGATTACTTTTACTCATCCAAATGGAAGTGTAAAGTCTTTTATTTGGGCTTCTAAAGATGCATATGAAGGACAGAAGCCATCTGATTATGCTAAAAGTCTCTATGGTACCGAAAAGGATTCATTGCGAGGTGTGAATCTCAAGGGGCAGCCAAAAGTAGTTGAATATGGTATTAACATTTACCATTTTACATGCGACAGGTTTCCGAACTAACTATTCATTTGATAAATGATTCTAGAATTATTTATTTTTTTTAATCTAATACAATCAATTACATCATATAATAAAGCTAATATATAACTATTACTACCGTCTTCAGTTTGTCCTTCATTATAACAATTATGTTCTAGAGTCTTCATAATTTCACTATGATATATATATTTTAATATATTTTTGCATATTTCAACTTCAGTTTCTAATACATATAAATCATCTAATGATAGTTTATTATCTTTTATTTCATATTTATCTTTTTCTTCTTCTTTTTCCTCTTTATTACCTTTGCCTAATATATCATAACTTTCTATTAATTTGTAATAAACATTTGACGGTTCATTATAAACAGTATAAAACTCCTTAGTAGTGCCTTCTAAAATCCATTTTATTTTTGCGAGGGCTGAAGCCCCTCGTGTTCCATTGTGTTTAGAATTTTCCTCACATTTGCGCACGGGATTACCTAAAACATGTTTATTATCACTTATAATACTAATATTATTTTTTAATGTATCTAGAAGCACTTTAACTTTTAATCGAAGAGTAATTGCTTCTTTTCGTTTAGCTATACATGGTGTATTTTCCATAATCATATTAGGAATCCATATAATAAAATGTTCGGGACACGCAAACATTTCTATAAAACAATTAGTAATAAAATCATCAATTGTTTTTGATATAGCATCTAGAGTAAATAATTTATCCCATATTTTCCTTTGTTTAATAAAATAATATGTTAGCAATCCGAAAATAGATATATATGTTATGAAAATAATACAACATAATGCAATTATCATTATTGGTGTTTTATTAAGCTTAAAAGATTATTAGATTATTAGAATATATTTATAATAATTCACCGACAATATATAATATATATTAACTTTACTAAATATATACTAAAAATGGAATGTCGTTATTGTGAATATAAATATTTAGATGGAGGTGATATTTATGAATGTATGAAAGCATCTTCAATATGGAAAAATGCTACTGAGGAAGAAGTAAAAGCAGGAGCTATAAATCGAGGATGGTCTAAAACAAATAATAAACAGTATCAAAAAGAAATTATAATTCAATATAATGAAATTACTAATATTACGGTTAAAGAAATGTATTGGATAGAAAATAAATGTTTTCCTAGAATAACTACAATTCAATGTGATGAAAATTTACATATTTTAGTTTGTCCTAAATGTGATGGTATTTTTCCTAGAGATAATAATAAACCTAAAACATATTTTATCTATAACTATATTTAACTATATTTAATTAAATTGATTATATTTACATAATTTTAGAATTTAAAAAGTAAAACTATTATGTATCTAGAAGCATATTATAATTATAATTATTTATTATAAATAAAATTAATATTTAATATAAATTAATACACATATATATATCCTATTAAAATGTATTCACCTAGTCTTCGTTTTTCTACCCGCGTAAGTGATAAGCGCAAACGGGGAACCAAGTTTCCTGTGCCTCCAGCAATGCCACCTTTTGGAAATCCTGCTTCCAATCCCGAAAATGATGATGACGACGATGATGATGGAGGACATTCGCCTTTTAAATTTCCTAAGTTCTTTGGAAATGACCATAGCGATGTTTATACCACAAAGAATCATATTTATTTCAAGACTGATGTAACACGTGAGAGCATTGATAAATTGGCTACTGAAATTGATAATTTAAATAATAAGATGCGAAATTTGGCGAAGAAAGATAGTTTAGGCACCTTTACACCAAAACCTATTTACCTACATATTACTACAAATGGTGGCGATCTTTTAGCTGGTTTTTTCGGGTATGATAAGGTTAAGGATTCACGGCTACCAATTCATACTATTGTGGAAGGAAGTGTTGCTAGTGCTGGAAGTCTGCTTAGTATGGCTGGTAAAACCCGTTATATGACTCCGCATTCGCACTTGCTTATTCATCAGTTGCGAACGGGAATGTTTGGAACATATGAGGAATTGGTGGATGAGAAAAATAATTGTAATCAATTTATGTCGCGATTGGTTAAACTATATCAGGAAAATTCAAAAGGGAAATTAAGCAAGACTAAAATTAAGGAAATTTTGAAGCGTGATATATTCTGGGATACCAAAACTGCTATTACTAATGGGTTGGTGGATGAGGTATGGAATGGGGTTCCAGAGGAGGAGTAGGGTGGTGGAAGTTGGGTTGATTAGGTTAGGGCTAATTGATTGGTTTCATTATTTTTTCTTATTGTTTCAGTTTGATATAATTGTGGAATATCTATTATTAATAATGAACCATTATTATAACCAATATGAATTGCTTCCATTTTTCTTATTGAATTTTCTATTTGTTCATATCTTTTATTTAACTCATTATAATCTACACAATTTGCTTTTTTATTTTTTTTAATAAAATTATATTCTTTATCTATACGATTTTTCATATATTTATAATATCTTGTATCTTCAAATTTATTTAACATAAAATCATCACTAACATTTTCAAATGATAATTCTATAGCTGATGTTAAATCACCTAATTTTTCATTAATTTTTGATAATGAAATTTCAGGAGTTAAAATTATATTTTGATTATCTTTTTGAATTTTATTATCTTCAATAGTTTTATAAAATTTCTCTTTTACTTCTGGATTATCATTAACATTACTTACAAAATCTGTTAGTTTTTTTTTATTATTTTTACTATTTTGTCTAAATTGAGATTCTAAGTAATTTGTTAAATCATTATCATATATAGCATTATTTAAATTTTTATCATATATAGAATTTTTTAAATCTTTATTATATATAGCATTTTTTAACATTGTTTCTATATTATCAATACGTGAATATATTTTACTTGCATCTTTTATAGATAATTTTTTTGTGCAAATTAATAACATTGTTTTCAATAAATCTTTACTATTTTCTAATATATTTTGCCTAAATTGTTTCTCTTGAACTGTATCAATTGAGTTATTAACTGTTAAATAAGCAACTCCTTGTTTATTCATATTATATTTAAAAAAATTATTGTTTTGTATATCTGAATATACTAGTTTTAAAATTTCTATTTCTGGTTTTTCAGATTTTAATATTTTTAACATTTCTTCGAATGGTAAATTAGGAATACTTTCACAAGAAAATGGATTTATTATATTTATATTTTGATTAATAGTAATATTTTGAATATTATTTATTGTATTATTATTGCTATTTGTATTATTAGTATTATTTGTAATATTTTGTGGTATAATTGGTTGATTATTTGTTTGTGAAATTAATTTGTTTTGATTTTTTATAATATTTTTTGCTTCTTCTAAAGTTGTAATATTATCTATTTCTTCTTGTGTTATAATTCGAGGTTTAACAAGTACTTGTAGGGATTGTTGTAATTTACCACATTTTGAATTTTTATTATGAATTGACAAACAAGATATTTTTGTAAATTTTTTATTACAATGAGAACATATAATATCACTATTTTTCGAAACAATTATATTTTCTACTTCTTCTACACTAATTGAACAACTAGCTGATGTTAATAAATGACGTTTCAAATAACTAGTATATTTAAATTCAGTTTTACATCTAGGACAAGTTTTTGTTGCCATTTTATATATTTATTTTATAATTAATTATTAATTATAATTTGTTTTTATATTAATATATTATGATATTTAAAATATTTAAAATATACGTCTTTCAAAATTTAATTATTTTGAAACATTTTTGAAACATTATATTATATCATTTGAAAACCTATAATTAATATATTTTACTTATAATTATAGTATTGTGTTCTAGTTATTATAATTAAATACATAATATTGATTATAATTTATGCTTATTCAAATATTTTTCAAATAATATTATATAAAAAATCTATATAATTTTCTATTATTTTTTTGAAAATTTTTCTATAATTTTGACTCCCTCTCTCTTTTTATAAGTCCAGATATTATTTTTGAATTACACTCGTTTAACTTATATTTATGGTCTTTAAAATTGTTTATGACTTTCAAATTATTATATCATTTTTATATATCATTATTTTTTCACATTTTTATATCTTTCAAATTGTAACATTATAGCTTCTTATATATAGTATTATTTTCAAATTGTTTATTATTTTATTATTATTTATATATTATTATATTTATTTCTTATATATTATATTTATTTATATCTAATTTATATCTATTTATATATATTATATTTATTATTGTTTATAATATATCTTTATCTGCTTACGCGCGCACTCGTAAGTTCTCTTCACATAAAAACATATATATAATTATAATATAAATCTTTATAAAATATATAATAACAATTTGAAAGATATAAAAAGTATAAAAAACTATGTGAATATAAACTATTATAATATTTTGAAAGCAGTAAACAATTTTAAAGCCCATAAATATAAGTTAAACGAGTGTAATTCAAAAATAATATCTGGACTTATAAAAAGAGAGAGGGGAGTCAAAATTATAGAAAAAATTATAAAAATTATATAAAATTTACATAACAAATATATTTTTAAAATAAAAAAGTAATTGTAAATATTCAAAATGTTAATGTATTTTAATAAAAATATCAAATCCATCCAACACATAATATATTCAAAATTTATTGAGTGTAAAAATAAGCAAATTGAATTAAATATATATAATATATATAAAATAATGAATAATTTACATTAATAAAAACATTGATACTTCTTTCAAACACCTACACGCTTTTCTATTTTTTCTATAATTTCATTAACAGCATTTATATTAAAACTAGTTTTATTATTTTCCTTGCCTTCTTCCATACTACCCATAGCGCCATATATAGTAAGCACCATATTACGCAACCATTTACAGCCATTACGCAATAAATTAATACTACCATTTTTTCCTATTATACAACAAATATTAGGTTTGTCTTTAGAAATATCTTCATCAGCATCTAAAATATCATCACTAATCTGGAACATATAACCTAATATATTAGACCAAACTACTAATTTATTAAATATACCATCACTACCACTACTAATATCACTACAACCATCATCACCACGACTACTACAACCATCACTACTATCAGCTTCTATGTCTCGCCACCAAACTTGCAATAAGTATCCAGAACATACTGATAAATTAAATAAGCTACTGGTTTTTTTCAAATTCAAATCAATATTTTTCATAACTCTAGAAATATTGTCATCTAGAGATAATATAATTAAAAAATCTTCAATATCTATTAAATCTATAATTAATTTTTTTTCAATATTAAAGTCTCTATTGCTATTACTATTACTATTACTATTACTATTACTATTACTATTACTATTACTATTACTATTACTATTACTATTACTATTACTATTACTATTACTATTATAATTGCTCCATTCTAAATCAATATATTGTCCGTCTATTAACATATTTAAATTATATTCAAATAAATGATGTATATCTCTTAATGCATCTAGATTATGTTTAGTAATATTATTGTCTATATGCGCATCATTTTCAATAACAATATTAAAAGTAAGACCAATTCGATTAAACATATAGTAAATAAAGAAATTTGTAAAGTCTGCTCCATATTTAATATGAAAGGCTTCTTTTCCTCGCCTATATGAATCATTATCCATCTCTGGTAAATCATCTAATACTAAACTTAAACAATGGATTACCTCTATGAGTGATGTTATTATATATATAATATTTCGCTTTGAATCTATACAATTTTCACAACAACTAAATATAAGACTTAATATAGGTCGCAAACGCTTACCATCTTGTAATAAATATATAACTTTATCTTGAATTTCTTCTGGAAACTCTTTAATATATTTATTCATTATAAAATTTTCTATTTCATTAAAATATAAATCCATATCTAGACTGATTATTAAACTAATTATTTATATTGGAGGAACTATTTTAAAAATAAATTTCTAATAACTAATTAATACTAAACATATATAAATACAAATACTATAAACATATTATAAATATATAATATAATATAAAATATTTTTTAACTCTAGAATACATATTATATAAAATGAATGAAGTAAATAATAGTAATAATAAAAAAGCACCAAATGCAAATTTAGCAAATGCTGTTACAGGTAATAGTAATAAAGCTAATAAAAATGAAAACTTAAATAATAAAGAACCTAATAATGAAGCTGATAAAGAACCTAATAATAATGAAGCTAATGAAGCTAATGAAGCTGATGAAACTAATGAAACTGAAGATCCTAATACTAAAAAAGTAACTATAAATACAGGTAATCAGTCAAATATGTCACCAAATATGATGTCAACTAATACACCTACTAATACACCTAATATTAATATTAATAAAGCTATTAATAATCTTAATCGTAATAAAAATCTTACTAAGAAAAAAAGTAATAATTTACCACAAACAAATAATAATACATTAAAAAATACACCTACTAGTGATACAAATACTAATACCAATACCAATAGTGAAACTACAACTAATGTAGACTCTCAAACTGAAGTTGAAACATCTACTAAAAACGCAAATGCTAATACAAATTCTGAAAAACGAACTAGTATAAATAGATTAGTAATGAATTTACTTAATCATCAAATTGTATTGAAATTATTTCATTTTCAAACTGAAAAATATGGAGCACATAAAGCCAGTGATACCTATCTAGAAAAATATGCAAATACTATGGATAAATTTCTAGAAGTAGCTCAGGGTATTTATGGTAAAGTTACTTTAAAGAAATATACTTTATCTGGTTCTTCTCATACTGATGAAAATATTGTAAAACACCTTAATGGAATTATTACTTATATGAGAGAGAAGATTGATGATGTTCTAGATGAATATACGGAATTAATAAATATTCGTGATGAACTAGTAGGTGATGCAGAACAATTAAAATATCTACTTACTTTTAAGTAAAATAATAATAAAAATAGAATTTAAATATCTATATTGATGGATTAACATTTAGTCCTACAGAAAGCAAATCTTCAGCAAATTGTCGCCTATAAATTTCATCATCTTTAAAAACATAGTCAGGTGATTTATAATTTACTTTTCCACTTTTTATTTCTTCATCTTGCTTTCCACAACATTTGTCATTATTACCACCACCACCATCATAATTATTATTAATTAAATAATTAATATCTATAGATTCACAATTATAGCAATCTGGTTCTAGACGTCCATATTTTGTATAACCAATTGGGATAATTCCTAATGGCATTTCACATTGACCTGTTTCCTTATTACATTTTCCAAATTCATTAGGATAATTTTTATTTACCTTATAAAAAGGACAGTCACTATTAATTTGACAAGGAGCGTCCCAAATACCATTTTGACCTATTTCTGGATGAAATGAAGTACAAAATATAGGATTTTTATATTGTGGTAATTCTTGAGAAACACCATTGACTAATCCAAAACATCTATGATTTGTATATTGTTTGTCTCTAGCTACATTCATAATTCTATCTTCAACTTTTGAAGATAGACTACCTTGATCGAAAAACGTAGGATCCATATCACTTCTTTCAGTAAGGTCGATAAATTTCATATTCGGATTTTGAAATGTTTTACTTTTATCTCCAATTGGCATAACATCAAATAAAGTTGAATCACTAACCTGATCTTTATAAATATTATCTGTAGTACTTGAATTTAAAGAAATTATATCAGAGTTTCTATTTGTATCTATATTTGATAAATCTATATGTTCTAATTCTTCATTGGATAAATGATTATCATAATATGTTTTTAATAAACTTTCAAATGTAGATTGTGTTGGTTTAGTAGATGAATTTATATCTTCTTTATCTGTTGTTTTTTTATTTTCATGAAATTCAATAGTTTTTGGTATAGGAATTCCAATTAATTCTATTTTATTAATATTAATATAATATTCATTAGAATTAGTATTATTAGTATCAGTATTCTGAATTAAATCTAAATCGTAATAAATTACAAATTGTTGAAATTTATATTCTCTAGCAATAGTTAATGTAAATACATAATTGCTTACAGACTGAGAAATCATATTAGAATTTATAATTTTAAAGAATTGATAAGGATGATAAGGTGTATAATATCCAGTTTTTATAATTAGATTATTAAATGCTGAGATTAGCTCTAGCTTTATTGTTGTAAATAGTTCTAAATCAGTTTTATTAATTGCACCAGAATTTAAAGATATTAATTTTTCACTAGAAATAATATTACTTTTTTTTGTGACAGAACTTGGATCATAATTGATTGTATATTTATCAGTTTTCATTTGTTTTATTATATTATACATTTGATAAAAGTCTAGTTCATCTATTTTTGAAAAATTTGTTAATACTCTTACATTTCTTAATATATCACTATCAATAGCTTGTGATTGTAAATCAGTTAAATTATTTCCTGGTGAAGGTATTTGATATTGTATTTCAGTTGGTAATTCTTTATCTGTTGGTGGCATATATAAATTTGAATCATCTATGAATAAAAAAGGTTCTATTGTATTATTACTGTTACTTTTACTATTATTACTATTATTACTATTTTTGTAATTTTTATAATATACCAACACAAATGCTATGATAAGAATTATAATAAGTAATACACCTAGACAACCACATAACATTTTGATTTACTTTACTATCTATTAATATATTATCTATTAATATAAATAATTTTTATATAAAATATAAAATAACAATTTACAAAATACAAAATTATTATTTACTATTAAACATATATTACTAATCATCACCGTCACCGTCTCCTGCTGCTAAAAAGCCATAATCTTGGTATCCTTCATTATTTTCTTCATCATCAAAAACCTGTGCCATTTCAGCTTGTTCATATTTATCAAGTCCAAATTCATTATTTTTTCTTTCATAATCATTATTTTTTTCATTATCAACACCATCGTCACCACCATCAATACCACCTTCACCACCTATATCAATCAAATCATTATCTCCATCATATTCATCATTTTCATTAAATTTATCAACATCATCATAAATATCTCCATATTCATTTTGTAAATGTTCGGCTAAACCAGCATAATTAATTTTTTTTAGTTTATGCATCTTAAGAAAAACTAATTGTTTTTCACTTTCATGTCCTTCTTTAGATAACCATTCCATACCTTTCAATGTTTCTTCAATTAATTTTTGATTATGACTAGTTACAACTTCTTTAATATGTTTGTTTGTTAATTCATCATATGTATTTTGAATTTCACTTATATTATCCAAATATTTGGTGATAAATCCATTTATAATCTTCAAATTACTACTATTTTTTATTTCAAAACTTTCTATAAAATTTACATCATCATCATTATTGATATCATTTATTTCATTCAATTCATTATAGTTATTTCCATAGTTATTTTCATTATTATTTATAAAATCATTATCCAAATTTAATTCACGTTTATAATCGGTAAAGGCATCATCTGTTTTTTCAACTATTTTAAATTTATAGTCTACTATTTCCGATTCCTTTGCTGAAATTTTTCTTACATCTAAAATATCAAATAAATTTGTTAATGATATTATATTTAAATATTGTAGTAAACTTGAAACCATTTCTGGAAATAATATTTTAAATACATTTTTGCTTTTTAATAATCTTGAAAAATCATAAATTTCTCTAGTTGTAATACTTAACATTTTAAATAAATTTATATTTTCTCCAAAAGACAAAAAATCTCTAAATTGTGGGCGTATTCTCTCTTTATCTAAAGGATTTGAAAGCATATTATTTTTTAGTTGATTCATTACATCATTTAAAAATTTCAAAGTAGTTTGTATATGTTCCTCTTTTTTATTATATCTATATAAATTACTCTCATTAACAGTATGAACTTCTTTATATTCATTATATAAATTAGAAAAATCACCTAATCTCAATAATATTTTTTCATATTTATCAATAGTTTTTTCAATTGTTGTTAATTTTTTAATTAATCCATTTGTTTCAAATTCAATTTGAGAATTTAATTTACCTAAATGACGATAAATATCAAATATTTCTATACCTTTATTATTTTTTATATCTTCTTTCGCATCTGTTTTCACATCTGTCTTAACTTGTTTATTATTTTTTTCATTAACTTTTTTATCAAATATTTCATCAACTGATTCATTTATTTTAATTAAATAATCTTTAATATATTTCATAATTTCTAATTTAGGACATTTATCAATTATATCCTTTATTTTTTTAATTTCAAGTAATTTTATATCAGTTATTACTGTTTCACCTTCAAAATATTTTTTAACATCTATTTGATTACCTGTATTTATTGCTTTTTCAATTCGCTTATAATCTTGAGTAGAATAAGATTTATCAGATATTTCTTTCTTTTTTTCGTTAGATAATATACAACGCCCATATTTATCATATATATGAAGTTTACCTTTATTAAAACCATTATCAATAAATTTTAAATATATATCTTTTATTTCATCAGTTGATACATTGAAACTAATAGGAAATATTTTTTGTGATGGTTTATAAAGTGGTTCATATATAATATTTTGTATAGGATATCGTTTTTTTCCTTCTAATATATGTAATAAATTTTCAATCTCTTTAAAGGATTTCATATTTTTTGTAATATCACTATTTTGTCCTTTAAAAAAACTCATATAATTGTATGATTTTTCACTATTATACGAATCAGCACAACAATAATTTATTCCCCTTCCATTAGTTTTATCTAAATCCAGTTGATTCTCAATAGTACTATTTATTAAATCCATTAAAGATAGTGAATAATACATACAATTTTCTCGCCCGACTTCAATCATTTTACTCAAATTTTTAACTGTTACTTCTTTTAAGTTAGCAGAATTTAAAATTTTTTCTGATTGCCAGTTAAGATTAATATGTTCTAGTCGAGGTTTGAATGTTTTCCACCAATTAGTATAATAAGAATCAAATTTATTAATATTATTAATATTATTAGATTTTCGATTTAGTGCCTCCAAAATTTTATCTTTTACAAAACTATCATCATCAACCTGTTTTTTCAGTCGATCTATAAGCACTTTCTGTTGTAAATCTACCAAATAATTATAGTCTGGTATTATCGCTATTTGTGAAAGCAAACACATTATATAATTAATGCCATCCGCAGCAGTCAAATCATTTATTAATGGATAACCAATAAAATTTGTTCCACAATCACTATTATAAATATTATAATCTGTAATGCTAGTTTGAAGTGTAATTAAAAAGCGCGCACCTATATCTGATATCATATATTGTAAATAGAATTGTTCTACTTTCTTTTTCAATAATGCTGTATTACCTGTTCCTATTTTAGAAACTAAAAGAGCAAGAAAGCGATTTTTAGTTTCAAATGAAAAACTCTTTAAGAAATTTAGCATATCTATTTCATCTTTTATATTTAAAATATCTATATTTGAAAGCTTTTTTATAAGATTAAAAATAGTAATACGTTGTTCTAATTCTTCTTTTTGAATAGATGATTTTCCTTCTAATAAACCATCAATCATGTTATCAATATAGTCTTTTTGCTTTTCTATATAAGGAGTATTTGGTGATATTTCGCGAGTCTTAATAGCATAACCATTTTCACCGCCACCAAAATCATCTAAATCTAAAATTTCAGTTGTTCCTATAGATTCAGAACATACTTTACAATAATATGAACCATTTACTTCCGTTGCAAAAACTGATACAATCTTATTATAGTCAATTGGTTTATTCTCTTCCAGATAACTAACACCTAAACGAAAATGATTACAAAGAAGATGTTGATTACAAATATTACAAAATGTATAATTATTATCATCTATAGTTCTATCATATTTATGGAAATCATGTTCATACTCTATTTCATTATTTTGAAAATTCTTAAATATAGACTGAGCGAAACTATATCGATTATCATCAGAACCTTGTATTTTATAAAAATAATCAGTAACATTAAAATGAACGCACGGTTTCTTAGTAATAATAGTCTTTTTAATTTGTTCTTCTATTTTTTTTTCGTCTTCTTCTTTAAATTTCCAATAGTTTTTCATACTATTAAGCTTATTAACTAAATTTAATCGATCATCTGTTATATCCTTATTTAAAATAGCAATAGTACGAGGTATTTTTTTAATATAATCAATTTCTTTCTGTAGATCATTAATCTGTAATTCAATATCGAATACATTTTTTGTTTCGGTCATAATATCGGTAGGTTCGCAGTTCAAATTGTCTAAATCAAAAGCACATTTATTTGCGTTGTCTAACTTCATATCTGGATTAACTAAACATTTGCTTTTCTTATCTTGAATAATTTTATAAAGAACACCAATATCTTCCTTAATCCACATATCTATATTACCTATAATTTCACGTTTAAACAACTGTTTGCTATTATTAACATCTACTAAAGCATAATCTCCCATCATAATTACGTTTCCATCACTGTCTACAGCAACTTTACCATTATCCTTTTCTAATCTAGCTAAACTAGGATATTTTATAACACTTGGTCCAGTTATATTGCCTTCACAACTAGATATAAAACCATATGAATTATTTCCAGAACTATTTGTTGATCCATTTTGCTGTTGCATCTGAATATTAGTTTGAGTAATCGCGTGTTTTTCCTTTATAACCGACATTTCTGTTTCTAGATTTTCTAAATTTCTTGTTTCCTGATACATTTTTAAATAGTTCATAAAGAGAGTTTTAAAGAAATATCGACCATTATCAAAACTTTTTACAAACCATCTTAATCTTATATCATCTGAATCAATTGATATACCTTTGTTTTCATATGTTTCAAAATAGAATTTGCTAATTTCATCCATAATATCATCTGTAATGTATTTAAATTTGGCATCACCTTTCATATTTTTCTTTTCTTTTTTTGATTTTTCCTTTTCCTCTTTTTCTTTAATCCTTTGTGTTGTGTATTTTTCAAATTTTTCAGCAATATTCTTGTTAAATGTACTATATAATTCTGATAATTCCATATTTTTATCATTTATTTTATTATATATATCTAAAGTCATATCGCGATAGTCATAATCAAATTTATCTAAAACATCATATATATGTGTTATACTATTCTGTTTTTTATTATTCAAATAAATATTAATAAGATCATCAATTGAAGGTATTATTTTGCTAATCTCTTTTTCTATCTCTCTTATATTTATACCTTCTTGAGGTAATAGAAACAATACAAAATGATCCGGATTCTGTGTAATAGAAAATTGTTCTTCTAGATCCTCATCTATAATTTCTGGATTAATATCTGATAAATTTACAGTTACAACTTCATTATGTTTTTTTTGAATGTCATATAAATTGGCTAATAAAGAATCATTAGATCCATTAGTTCCATTAGATAAAGAATTGAAATATTTTAGAGGTGGTCTAACATAACCTATAATATTTATTAAATCACCTTCATAATATGTTTTAAAACGGGGTGTTGAATATAAAATATCTTTATCTGGTTTTTCTTCTCTTTCTTCTTCATCTAGATTCATATCTGTTTTAACATCTAAATTATATTCTTCTTCATCAATAAATCGCCCCATTGGACCAATATTAACTTGATAATCAAAATTCATAGGATTTAATGAGTATGATTGACATTTCATTGGTTTATCACAATATTTAATAGTAAGTGTATCTTGACAAAGCTTTGAATAATCATCTATTGGAATTTCACTTCCTAATCTAAATAATATACCTAATGTTTCATGTTCTGAAATAGATGTTGGATTTATTGATTTTATAATATTGTTTAAATATGTATCATTATTAAGACTTATATTCTTCTTATCTTGTAAATATATAGTATTCTTAATATTTTCATAATAATCTTCAATTACATCATGAGTTTGTGTGTCATATTCATCAATTTGCCCTTTTTTTGCCTTATCTAAATATATTTTCTTTTTATTTATAACTAAAGGAATTAGGAATTTATTAGTAAAATCCCCACTAATATATCTAGATACTAATGGTTTATAATCCTGAGGCACAAATTTAATATTATTATTATCATCTGTTAATTTATGTTTTAATAAGCTAATAATATTTATTTTTTTTTGTATTTTATTAATTCTGTCTGGATCATTACGAAGTAGGTATGGAATTTGTTCTAGTTTATATTTTTTTAAATCACCTTTTTGAATACTTTCTTTAAATACTTTTTCTAATGCTCCTACCTCAACTCTTTTTACCTTTTCAAAAGTATCTAATTCTTGAATTTCTGATTCATCTACAATTTCTACATTTTCTTCATCATATTCATCAGTTTCAATATCAGTTTCAATATCAGTTTCATTTTTATATTCATTTCCAATATCATCTTCAGATTTACCTTGACTATCAGGTGTTAATCTACCACTTATAAGTTCCCCAAATTCACCTTTTATATTACCACTTGTTTTTAACTCTTTTTTTTTTAAATCTAAATTTACATATAAGTTTGTATGAAAATCTTCATCTTCATCTAGAATAAAGTCTCTAGAGCGCTTAGAAATTTCTTCGTCATCTATTAAATCTTCAACATCAGCATCATCTATATCATCAATATTATGTTCTGATTTATAAGAATAGTTTTCATATTGAAATTTAGAGTCTAATTTTTCAGATTTATTTATTTCTTCTAATTCGCTATTAAAAACATTGGATAACTCATTAGATAATTCATTAGCATTTCCAGAGGCACTATCGTAAACTTTTTTCTTTCTACCACCACCATCTCCATAATATAATTCACCATCAGTTCCAATCTTAACTTCTTCCTCATATTTACTATTATTATTTAAATTTACGTATAAACTATTATTGTCGTCAGAATTAAATATTAATTCATTATCATTACTATTAAATTCAATCATATTACCTTTAGAGTCCTTACCACCAACCATTAGTTTTGAGCCTAATTTTGTTGCCATTGCTGAAGTAATAAGAGATTTATCAATAATAAATGAATCACTATTAGGATTATATGTCATATTTTGAAATACTTCTGGAAATATAACTTTGAAATTTTTTGGAATTACTCGTACTTTTTCACCATTAAACTCCATAAGTGTTGTTAATTCATCACGTTCTTTCATTCCTTTGAAAGCTTCAGCAATTGCTTCATTAATATGTGGTAGTTCATTTGTATTAATACCAATGGTAAGTTTATTTTTAAAATCACCATAACTAATAGGTGAAACGCGACTAATACCTCCAAATGTTGGTACCTCTTTATTTTTATAAAATAGAAAATATATTGAATTACCTAATTTTGTCATATCCGATTCTCCATTAGGTAAATAAACCCACACACCATTTTCAGCTTTTTCAATAACATCTACAGTTTTTCCATCTAAATGATTATAAGATGATTTTATAGGCGTATTTATAAATATTCTATTTCCAGCTGTTAATTTGCTGTGTAAATCCATTAATTGTATATCGCGTTCTGGAAGTTCTACATTTGGTTGATATTCTGGGATACCTATTGGAAATGCAAATTCCATAAGAGGTTTTAACATTTGTTTCTCTGATGGAGTAAGATTATAAGTACGATAATGTTTTAATAAAGCGCTTTTTAAAGATGCGTATTGATTTTCATTTATAATTCCTACTTTCGCAATATGTTGATGTATTTCAAATTTACTAAATATTGGATGTGTATTTTTATCTAATCTAAAAACTATTATTTTATTATTAGGTAGTATTGTAACTAATACTCCATATAATTTATTACTTGATGTATTAATTAATATACTACCTACTTTAAAATTTTCCATACTTATTATTTAATATTATTCAATATAAATTAATATACTTAATAAATGTTAAGATTAATTTTAAAAAATTATTAGGTTATTTATAAGATATTAATCAAATTAAAGTTTAATCCTATATTTTATATTAGTTTATAATAATATATATATAATAATTATAGAATTTATATTATAGAAATATAACACATATAAAATTATAACACAAATATCATATATAATATATAAAAATGACTTATTATAATTGGATTTATACTACATCAAACGAAAATTCTTACATTTTATTTTTAATAATTGTAATTCTAGGAGTTATAATTTTAAATTTTAATTTATTGAAGAAAAAAACTGATAGATTTAATGATATAACTAATAATACAACACCACAACGTACAGCTAATTTACATCTTACTGAAGAAGAAGTTATTGAAAGAAGAAAACAACTTCTGGATATAAGTAATAGTAATCCATATAATATTTCACATAATGCTACAGATTTTAATATAAATAATGATATAAATAATAATGATATAAATAATAATAATCTATATTATATTCCACCTAATGCTACAGAATTTAATATAGATAATAAACCTACATTTATTCATGTTACAGAACCACAATTATATCTTACTCGAGATCAAATTAATCCAAATTCATTATCATATGGAATAAGTAAATTAGATGGTGATCAGGAAAGTATAGATACATCAATATCTACTCAAAATGGTAATAATGGTAATAATGGTTTTAATGATATTATGCAATCAAATAGTAGTCTTTATACATCAATATTAACAGGTAAATCATCATTTCAATCAAGTAATTATGCGTCTATTGGTAACTATGCTACTTTAAATTCAGTAGGATCAACTATGACTGATACTTTAGGAGGAATTAAAAGTAGTTTAGGCTATGCTATTTTAGATGATCAATTGGGAACATTTACGCCTATACAACAAAATAATCCATATGCTTATGATAATACAGCAACTTATCAAACTGGGATGAATCCAGATACTGTTGATGGTAGTAATTATAAATGTAATGGGTACGGAAATAGTAGTAGTGGTTCGCCTATATTTTTACAAAAGGATTTTACAGGTGTAGCTAATATATTTGCTCCTAATATAATTATTGCAAATCCACCATTAACATCTGATGGTTTACCAGATATATCATTTAAAATGTAATTATTATAATTTATTACAAATTAATAAATAAACAAATATCAATATCAATTATCTATATACATAAAATCTATATATATATAAATAATAAAATACATATAAATAATACATATAAATATATATACATATACCTAATATAAAATATGAGTAATAATAATCAAACAATTAGAAAATCTACATATTCAAGTACTACTGTTTTTATAATAGTAGGTGTTTTAGCATTTGTATTTATAATAATTTATCTATACAATTATTATAAAGAGTTCGCAGCAAAATTATTAGCTACTAGCGCAACAAAAGCATATACAACTTGTCCTGACTATTGGGATTCAATTGGTAAGTCGAAATGTCAAAACACAAATTCTATAGGTAGTTGTAGTAAACAAGCAGGAGCAAATATAATGGATTTTAGTGGTGAAGTATTCACAAATACTAATACAGGTAATTATTCAAAATGTAAGTGGGCAAAAGCTTGTAATGTATCATGGAGTAATATAGATAGATTATGTTAAATGATTATGTTATTTTATTATTTTATTATGTTATTTTTGGTAATATTTTATAAAAAATTGAAATTTTATTTATTAAATAAAATATATTATATTCCATATATATAAGATATTTTATATCTTTTACACAACTATTTACAATATGTCTTGTTTGCATCGATTTATACAAATTGAAAATAGAAGTTATCCAAAAGAAATTGAAAATATTGTACATCAATGTAGTAAATGTGGACTTATAGATAAGACTATGCCTAATGAAATACATATTCATTCAGACAATAATATGTCATTTATAGGACAATCTATTGGATATTATATTTTACAATGTAAAGAAAGAAATTGCAATCACCAAATTAGAATACAAATTACTAAGTAATATTTAATAATTAATATTTAATATTATCTTTCATATATGTTTGTATTGTTTTTTATTTTTTTCTAATTAGGTTTGTTTAGATAAAAAGAGGTGTATTTTTTATAAATTATAATTGGGTTATTTTTAAATTTTATTTTATTATTTATAATATATATATAATTTTTTATAATATTTATTAATTTTTAAATTATAGTAATTTAAAAATAACATATTATGTAATATTAATATTAATAGTTATTATTAATATTTTAATATGGCTACAAAAAAGCCT